GCGCGTTGAGCCGCCCGTCTGGCTTTCATACTCAGCAACAAGTGCCTCCTTAATATCAAGAAGGAACTGACCGCTCTCCTTAGGGGCAATAATCGTATCCTCATATGCCTCACCGCGCTTTGCGCTAGGGGCACCAGCGAATAGACCGTTCTTTCCATTGACTACCTTCCATCCCTTGAGGATTAGATCGCCATCGTCAGTTACAAGGGTTACATCACCCATAGCAACAACAGGGCCAGTGGGATTGCTAAGGGGATTCACGCGAACTCTAATTTCCATAATTTACCTCTTTGGTTTTGCCAAGCTTTCGTTCATTGTGCTTGGCGAGCAAGTTTAGGCCAATCTCAAAAATGACTGGCGCTGCAATTACAATAGCCTGTTTAATGGCATATTTGTTTTTCAATAAGTAATAATACATAATCTCCTAATATAGATTATTGGTTCTAATAAATTTGTCTTTACTCTGCTTCGTTGCTCTCGTTGTCCTGATCTTCATCCATCAGGTGCTTAAAGTCTTCAGGATTAAGATTGTATTTCTCAGATCCAAAAGTATGACCTGCTTGGAACATAACAAAAAGTAGAACACCTAAAGCGTTTACTGTTGTTTGTCCGCCAAGAATAGCAAGAGACTTCAAAAAGGGGTCTTCTTGAGTCATTAGGTCATCCATAAAATGGGAGACAATAAATCTACCCTTTGACTGAGCAACTTTTTCAGAGTTACTAATCTCATTAACAATCTTCTGGAAAATAGCTCCAACTGGAACTTGTTCGCCATCTTGAGCTGTTGCATATATAACTTTCTTTTCAGTGCGCATAAAAATCCTTTACTCTTTGGTGTACGTTATAAATAAGTTTCCATTCTCATGTGTGAAATTATAGGGAATACCATGCTGATCCATAGGTTTCATTCCCATTGCTTGGAAGAAATATGGATTGTATCCGTATGGATCTTTAAATCTACTTAAGTGATTACGAAGCTCTCCGGCTACAAAAGGACTATTGGTATAGATTCTAAGCTTTGTTCCTATCATTAGGTTATTAAATCCTAAGCCAGCAGTATACTGTTTTAGTGCAAGACTTGCAAGTAAAAAAGTAGTTCTAGTGTAGATATCGTAACCTTCAGGCAACAGTTCTTTATACTTATAGACAAAGAAATCTGTCTTATCCATGTCTATATCTGGACCTTCGGTGGATCCATATCTATAAACAATCATCTGTTCTTCGTCGTCAAAAAATAGTCCAATATGAGTCCAAAGACCATGTCTATATGGGAATCCAATTTTAGGACTAAAGCTATATCCAAAGGAGAAAGCCATAGTCCACATATAAGTCCGAATTTTATCTAATACTTTATAATAAAAATTCTTCATAGTAGATTTTACTTCTTAGGTTCTCTTTCGCGGTGAAGATCAAGATGCAAACCAGTCATATAGATACTGGCAGTGCGACAGAGATTGATAAAAATATCCATCTCTCCTGACGTCATTGACGTAGAGATACTATCACCAGCTTCGTTACGCATCGTAAGCATGTAAGTGCCAAGATACTTATCTACGCCACTTTGGAATGTAAGTTTCTTGACATTATCCTCACTAGCTCCGGGTGGAACATGAATAAGGTTTAGAGTTTGACGCTGTGAGGTGTCAACCCAACCATTCATTACGCCGTTGTAAAAACTAAGGATCTGATAGATATCGTTAATGCCTACAGCAAAAACAATCTTGTTACCCCAATCAAAGGTGTTGTGTCCACCTTCATTCTTCCCACCAGTCGCACGAGCAAACTGGAGATATACTGCGCCTTCCTTCTCTACTTGCTTGCCATAATCACTATCCTTAGTGGTTACTGGAATATAAGAGATCTGGAGTGCACTACTCTTCTTGACAATCTGAAATTGCTTTGACATTTTTCCTCTTTTGTTCTAATTATTTCCTACAATATTAAATAATAAAATCTTCCCAAGTATCAAAACCTGGCTCTTGAGTTTGAAGTTTCCAATTAAATTTTTCAACTAATCTTGCAATATAAAAATTAACAACATTTTCATCTTCAAAAAGTTCTAAAAACTTAAAGTTGATTTCTTCAGTATAGACTAAATTTTTATAGTCTGGAACTGAGTTAGTCTTATAACTAACATTGAATAATTCTTTAAACAAAATAGTATTAACTATACCTAAAGGTTGTTCTTCGATTAGTGATTTGAATTCTTCATTCATTTCACTAAAGACTCCTTTGTGATAGCAAGTAAGCTTGAACGTGTCAAGGTCTAGTCTGTCCCAAACAAACCCAAAGCCTACTCCTTTGTAATCATTTTCTTCTTTTATAATAAAAAGCTGAGAATGATTTTTCATTTCTTCTATACTTGTTAGTTCAAAAGACTTTTTTGTAGCGGCAAATCTGTAAGGCATTTTATTGTTTTCCCTGAAAATTCTTTTCTATGTTTTTTGGGAACTAAAGCATTGGGGTCAAGTGACTTTAAATTCCTACCATTAAGAAGATTATTAAAGTTTTCCATTTTTGTTTTGTAAGTAATATGGGCAAGCCAATCGTCCATATTTAGTGAGTTCTCAGCTATTGTTTGTAGCATATCCTCTTGTTTAACTTCAGAAACAAGATGGATCAAAAACATAAGTTTAGGATCCAATGTGGAAATTATAATTTTATTTTCTTGAATAACTTCTTCTAAGGTAAGTTTCTTACCTGGAATCATTTCAAACTTAGAATTATTCTTCTCAGGGGTAAACTCAATCACTTCTTCCGCCTTGCTAAAAAATCTATTAAGAGTTCTTCTAATGATCCCCATTAGCAATCCTATTAAATTTCTCTTCAAACTCTAACAACTCGCCTTTGCTAAAGTTAGTTCCTTGAATAGCTGCATTGAAAGCTTCTTTACCAGTAAAGGGGATGAGATAACGTAAAGCGTCTAGTTCTACCTTACTAAAAGTAACTCCACCTTGCCAGTAGTCTTCGAATGCTTCCCAAGTCCAAGGACAATGTAGTTTTACAAACTCTGCAATTGCTTCTGCGAATACGCGGATCTCATACTGAGCATGAGAATCTAAGCGAAGTCTAAGCATTTTAAGAAGATTGAGTAAGTCACACTTCCAGACAACTCGGGTATAGAGATTGACAGGAAGTACCATGCGGGCCTGCTCACGACTAACACCAGTCTCAATCAACTGCTGATAAAGCTTATAGGCTTCATCAGTTTGATGATTCATAACTGCTGTTGCTGTCTCCTTGGGGCCAATGAAGGGATTGAAATCTCCTTCAGCACTTCCTTGCTTATTAGTAGTACTTTGAGCTCTAAGAGTATCAGGCTCATAGAATACATCTTCCATGACACTGTAGCGTGCGCTTTCCTCGTTAAGACTAGCAGTTCTATGACGAACTAGCTGGCGCATAACAAAGATAGGCAAACGCATCTCAAACTTAAACTCTACCATCTCGAAAGGGCTGGTGTGCCAGTGGCGCATAAGATAACGTAACAATTGCTTATCTGACTGCTTGCGCGTCGTACCTGACTGGTAGCTAACTCTAGCAGCATCAATAATTGCATAGTCAGCAATGTTAGTATTAAATGAAAGATCTTCTGCATCAGCATGAGGCATAACATCAATTAACTTAACATAGCCATGATCGAGACATGGAATTAAATCATTAGTTCTTTCCAACATCCTTCTTCTCCGACAAATGGGTAACATCCATTACTGGGGTTCTGTTTGATAAATCATTATAAGCTTGGCCAATATTAAAAATAGTGGTCAATTCACTTATAAGCTCACCATTTTCTTTTGTACCAACTTTCTTATAGACCATATAGTGTGTTCTATATGAAAGATTAGACTTATTGTCAATGACTTGTTTAACAAAAGCAGAGTAGTCGTTAGCAGATGAAATACGAATTTCTTTATCTTCTTCAAGATCCCATAAAGTATATTTTGTATACATGTTATAGGTATCAATTCCATTCATTACGCTAGGAAAGTCAAACTTCTTAGCGGTCTTAAACAGTTCTAGCTCTTCTGGGTCTTCGTTATATTCTTCTTCTGCATTCTGCAGCGCGCCGATTACATTTCTATAACCTAGAAAGATATCAACAATCCCCGCAAGTGTACTTGCATAGGGAACATAGACAGTTTCGTTCTCGCTAACTGCAAATTGGAATCTCTCATGAAGGTCATCTACTTCAATATCCTTTGAAAGAGTTTCACTAGTTAATGCCTCGTTTGGAAATTGAATATAAATTTCCTTAGGATTAACATAATCAGTAAAGATAATCTCTCGTTCCCAATAATAAATTGTTTTAATTATCTTATTAAGGCTAGATAGAAGAGTATACGTAAGACCACCAACACCTAGTAATGCAATTATTAGTGTTAGAGAAGCCATTACTTCTTCACATGCTCAAAGTATCCTGAGCCATTACAGATGTAACAAACTGTAGGAACCTCAGGAGGAGCATTTGGATCAATGCCGTCACCATAGCAACCATGGCATACGTTGTTATACTTACGATATAAGAACGCACACTCAGCCGCAGCTGGCGTCTTTTTTACCGTGTTATATACAAACTGCCAAAGCTGAAGACCCCATTCCCATGCCATATAAGCATGATCAGATTCTTCACGTGTCTCATAGGTTCCTTTCTCAAATACTTTACTAGAGAATGGAATTACTGCAACAACAATCCTATCAGGATCGTTGGGATTTGCCAATGACATACGCATTGTAAAGTCTGGGAATGAAAGCAATCTGCCCTCTTCCCACTCAGCAACAACAGGCATTGTAACTAAATGGGGTTCGTCTGCAGTAATAACTGTTTCATTCTTATAATGCCAATCGCCAGTTTCGGTCTCAACAAAAACTGACTTAGGATCAAATCTAATTTCAAAATTCTCAAACAACTCTTGTAGAGTATACTTCATATAACACCATGGTTATAGGTTGATAAATAAAACCCTCAGTAAGAGGGTATAGGGAATATATTAACAAACTAATCTATCGTTTGCAAGTTTAATTGCATTTGGGCTTGCATTAAATTTACTTACAAAACGAAATACATCACTAGGTTCTGTAAAATCGTATTCATAATGTAACTTAATAGCAAGATAGCTGCCCGATCTTAGCTCTTCTGAGCTAACAAGGCCTACATCATACAAAGATTTCCTGGCCTTTACATCTTCGGGTAGTGATCTGTTACGAACTTTATAAACAAAGCTTGCTGTTCCTAAAGTTGCAATCTGCTTTAAAGCGCTTTCAGGTACTAGGCCATTGATAATGTCTTGCTCTAGAACAGTCTTAAGGCGACCAAAGACCTGACGAATGATAGGAACCTTCTGCTGAGCAGAAACAATAGCTCTGCCATAAGCTTCAAGGCAATCATTCAAAATGTCAAACTCTTTACGAGTAAACGGCAGCTCGCCTAGTAGCCAGCCATACTCTTTCATTGTACGGCTGGTTACTGTCTTAACTCGTCTATTGCTATTGTATAGCTTAATTAGATTTTGAATTGTATCTTTGCGGTAATTTGACTTTGGACTGTTTAGATACTTGAATGCAGTGTCTTTCCAAGATGCATACTCTGCACTTTGATAGCCATACATCTCAATAGTCTTACTAAGATAGCCAAGCTTTTCTTGAAGATTCTTTGGCAACATAAAGTAGATAGCATCTTCTGCATTACCAGTCTTGAATACGTCTGCTGCTTCTTTACTTGAGGTAATGGCAAATGGTGTATTCTTACCAACAGTCAAAACATAATAACTAGTATTAATTCTTTCTGTAATCTTAGTTCTCAGTGTTAGATAATCATCAATCAATTCTTCTAAGCCGCTATGGCCAATAGCCCTAAGACAACTTGCACGCTTTTTATCTTTAGAAAGATCTGCGCTCCAATTCATAACGTCATTATAAGATCTATCAGATACTAGGTGTTGCTTAAGCTTATCCCAGTATAGATCTTCGGTCAGCAACTTAATGTGGCCGACAATAAATGCAGTAATGCCATTAGCTTCATTGATTGCATCAGCAAGATAAGAGTAGTTCTTCTTAGCTTCTAATAGATTATCTGGAGTAACAGGCAAATGATCAATGTAGTCAAGCTTGTTGTCTTGGTTATAGACTGGAAGGATTCCGCTTGCCTGTAGGACTTTATGCATTTCTTCTTGTCTAAATGCAGAAGTATTGCCTTGGAAAGAATTAGCACTCTTATAAAGCTTTAAAGCGCTGATTCTAGGACCATATGGACCAAAGACTTTCCTACCATCTCTAAGAGCAAAGCCGTATTGACGGCTTCCTTCAGGAAGTTTAATCTCGTATTCATCATGGATATCGCGCATCACTTTGACAGACTGAACATCTGCATAAGGTACACTCGAGATTACACGTCCAGCATTAGCTCCACTTGCAGTAAACTCCTCTACTAGTCGAGTAGCCTCAGCGTCATAAGCGTGTTCTTGTGCATAGATAATCGCGTCCATTGCCCACGAGGGAGCATGAATAAAGCCTTCCTCCTCAACTTGGCGAGCCTCGTATCCTCTGATCTCTGCTACCATACTAGCAAGGCCATTGTAGCGATCTGAGCCTACTTCACCTCTGGCCTCAAGTTTACTCATCTCAGTTAGTGTCCACTCAAGAGCAGGATCACTTTCAATCATCCGATTGACTGGTCCAGCATCTGACTGGTCAGCATCTGGATGTTCCCAAGGGTACTGGATAAAACTAATAGTTCTACTACCTGGATAAAAAGCATCTAATGCTTCATCTCCAAATGGTAGCCTCCGGGCGTCTCTCCATTCAGGATCTCCTACATCACCAATATTTAAAAAGTTGACAGCTGCATACTGAGCTTCTGCATTACCATAAGCACCTGTGTAATCCAGAGAAGCAGGAGTCCAGTGCTGGATGCTATACTCGTTTTCGTCAAAGCTAGCAAAATCAATATTCATTTTCTTACTCATATTGTCCTCCGTTGTTTTTATCTACAGAAAATTTAGCCGACGTAGGAGGCCATTTCAGAGACAAAGTAATCGTAGAATGAGACATTATATATTTAAGAATAGGAAATATAAGATTTAATCTTTAAAAATTTAGCATTATAATTAGACTCAAACGCAGCCCATTGGTCTTGCGTCAAAGCATTTTTCTGTCTTAAGTAATAGCTAGGATGATAAATCGGAATAACTGGGTAGCAAATATCTTGAAAGTTAAAATATGAAGAAACCTCTGAATTTTTCCAGTCAATTGTTTTAGGATTGACTATCTCACCTATAGTCTGAAGACCAGCCATAGCACTTTTACCAAGAGTAATAATTACCTTAGGAGCAAGAGCTTTAATTTGCTGCTCTAAATAGGGCGCGCAATTCTTAATCTCTTCTGTAGTTGGAGTCCGATTCTTCTCGGGTCTACACTTAACTATATTAGTAATGTAGCTATAAGATTGTAGCTCATGGGTTAATAGGTATTGGTCCAAGACCTTGCCGCTAACGCCCATGAATGGCATACCAACTTTATCTTCTGTCTCACCGGGAGCTTCGCCAATAATCATAATAGGCAAAGTCTTTTCTTCCCAAGGTGCAACAGTAGACTTAGTATACTTGTCAACTACAACCTGTGTTCTACTCGCACATAAGGCGTCGCACTTCACACATTCTTTAATTGTAGGTTTATTAATTAATGAATTAAAAACTTCTTTATTAAAAATCATTCGATAGCCGAAAGTAAAAGGTTTCCTTCTTTAATAATGCCCAAAGCGTTATCAGTCTGACAAGCATTGGCAGTTGCAATATCTTTTTTAAGTGTGTCTAAAGATAGTACTTGAAAACTAGGCTTTACTCTAGCTTTTCTAAAACTAAAACTTAACCAAAAGAAAACAAAATGTTTGCTTTGCTTATCAAATAAGATAAGGAATCTTTGTTTTTTATTTTTAGCTCGAAGTTCAGCAAGCTTATCTCGCCAGAGATAATGACAAACAATGGGCAAATAAGAAAATTCATATATACCAAGAATGCCAAAGTCATTCATTGTTCTATGAACATTCTTAATATCTTTTTCTGTAACAGCAAAAGACCCAGTGGGAAAGTTAGTACCTACTGTAGATATTAAACTATGAAGATAAGCAAAACAATAATAGCCGACTAAGCTTGTTGGCTTGTCAGCTATTAAGTTATATTTAACTTTTTCTTCTATATCAGTTCCAAATTTATCTTTAAACTTAAATAAGCTAAAGATGTTAGGCATTATAGAATTCGGTTAATTAGTGCAGAATAAATCTTACGATCATTCCTATGCTTAGAATCTTTAAGGGAATCAAATTGAAGAATATCAACTTGACCAAGAGACCAGTCTGAAAGATCAGTAATCTCTAAATAAAGATTAACTTCATTACAGTACTTCTTATCGTCAGCAGTATAGTAATCAAACCAGCTACCAATATAAGATAAAGTCTCTTGCTTTGGATTAGTCGTAGGATAGACAGCAATAGCAGCATCTCTAGTGATACGATCTTCTGTAAGATGAACAGCTGCTACTAGACTTAGAGTAGACCTATGTAACTCTTCATGTTGGTACTTACCAAGATCTTCTTCCTCTTCATCACTCTCAACCTTTAGCTCATCAGGGATAAAGATTGATAATGTATCAAGATCTTCGTCTGCATGTTCATCAATAAATGCATTGATATCAAAATCTTCTTCCATTTTTATCTCACTAGTGAAGTGTTATTTTCAGTTGTAATAGTAGGAGAACAAATAAGCTTTGTCGCACTTTGGAATTCCGCAAGCGTATGACTATTGGTATAGCTCATAGCACTCCGTAAATTCCCCTCTAGACCCTTAAGCATGGAGGTAACAGGCTCACCCATAGGAATAAGACCAGATTGACCCTCAATGCTGCTCTTATTGTTGTAAGAGGAGCTAGCTAGACCTGCATACTCTTTGTACCAGATTCCAGTTGCTTCATTGATTACTGGAGTGGCAGCACTTTCTGTAGTAGCAGCAAGCATCTTGCCAAGCATTACAAGATCAGCGCCTGACGCTAGAGCCTTGCAAACGTCACCGTTATTACGAATTCCGCCGTCAGCAACAATATAAGCAGGTGCAGCTACATCCTTAGGATAAGTATAAAGCAAACGCTTACGTTCTGCACTACAACGAGCTAGGGTAGTAACATTACCAGCGCCCACTCCTGTATTAATACGAGTAGTACATGCACTACCTCCGCCAATGCCGACACGAACATAGTCACACAGACTAGCAATGCGGCTATAAGCAAGCTCATTTGTTACGTTACCGGCCCAGATAAAGACACCTTCGTCAAAGCGAAGATCTTGAAGCTTGATTAGATAATCATAGAGACTATCAAGATTACCATTAGCAATGTCAACTAAGACATGCGCAATTTCATACTCGCTTACTTTGTGAAGTAGCTTATCGATAGGATAGTCAAGGCCAATGCTAATGCCACAGCCTCGCATATACATTTCATCTAGCTCATGTTCAGGCCTGAACCTATCAGCGAAGATAGCAAATGGCTTATAGCTGGAGTCAGTAATTGCATCCATAAAGGCATGACAAGCAATGCTTGGCATAGGACTAGCAACAATTGGCAAAGCATCAAAAGGTTTCTGATAGTAACCATTTTCATTCCTATGATATGGATTAATATTAGCTCCATATCGGCTATTAATGTCGGACACTGGCGCTTGATTAAGCAAAACGTCATCATAGGTAAGCTGATAATTAGCAGCTACCGCATCCTCAAACTTAAAAAACATTTTTACTCCGCGAAACGAGACAGGTCCAAAGTTCTACGGACCATATGAACACTCTTCTCAATATCTTGTTTTCCAGGAAAGAACATCCTGTCAAATATTTCTTCAACAAGCTTTGCATCAAAATCTTTACAAGAGTAAACATCTGCTGTGACAAAGCCTTGCTCAGGGAATGTATGAAATGCAATATGCGATTCTGCAATCATTGCAATTGTACTATATCCATATGTTTGTTCAGCACGCTCTCTCAGAGCATTTGCAATAAACTGAGCAGTGGCAGAGTCAGCAAGACCCTCAGCATCTAAACGCTGAAGGACTCGCTCAAGTTCACACTTGTTATGTGGGAATTCTATAGTAAGTGGAGGAACAATTAATGTCATGTCTATAGCATCTACAAGGGCTGATACAACTTTATGACCCATACTAGGATCATTAAGAGGATTTAATCTATCGGTTGATGGTACTGACTTTGCGCCAGCATCATAAATTAAATGTAAACCATTGTATTTGTAGTCAGACATAATTAATCGGATCCTTTCTTTTTCTTATCAGTTGCAGAATTCTTCTTTGATTTACCCTTAGACTTCTTAGGCGAAGCTAGCTTTGGAGTTGATTTTGTTTTAGGACTATGGACTTTGCCATATTGAACAAACTGGTCATCAGTATCATAAATAATAGATAGCTTGTGGGGGAAAGGCTTAGTGAAAATAGTATCTACTTCACTGTAAGTTTCCTTTACAACATAAATTGTCTCTTTTGTTTCAGTATTATATACTTGTTCGACCATACAGAATGGACCAGCTACACCCATATGAATATCACAAACTGAATCCATAACAGTATCTAGTAGTTGCTCACCGTCAAGATGGATAGAATCATCATCTGTAGGATCAAGAAGACCTAGACGACGAGCTAACGCATAGGCGCCAAGCGCAGTAGGTTGGCCACTCCCTGTAGCCTGAAAAGGCTCAGCAAGTAGTGTAACGCAAAGGAATGCATCTACATGATAAAGGTTACCGCGATAGCCAACCAGTAGGTTAAGATTGCTTGCTGGCAATGGATCCATGTCATCTGTTCCACGGCCTTTACTAACCATCTTACTCTGCATACTTGCAGGAATAATCTCGTTAAGTACGTTGTGAATATAAGCAATATCGCTTACATCCTCAGGCCGAACAAGCTCGTAATAAGTATGTTGGAACAGCTGGGCATCCTTAAGAACGCCAGCGTAACCAAACATAATGTCATCACGAATAAAAATCTTAGGCTGCTTAAGCATAAAGCCGTAATCAGCATAACTTACTCGACTGTCTGCCTTTAGTAAAACTGACTTAAGCAATGGATCAAGATCCATGTTAGTAGGCATGCCAGTAGTAGTATCAATACCTGTATTTGAATATCCTAGAATGCAAGTCATAGGACCTCCTTATCGTTTAAAGCACACAATAATTTGTCCTGAATCTTTATCATAAAGATATTCGGTAACAGAACACTCTAATAGATCTGCAAGTGATCTTAAAGTAAGATCAAGTTCTTTAGACCAGACAGAGCGACGGAAATAAAGAGTTGCCTCATTTACTCCGTCGTCTATCTGACTAAGGATAGGTCCATGTGCAATATAGATATTTTGCATCTCCAATACTGCACGTTGGACTTTGGAATTACTAGCAATCAGCAATCTAGTCATTGACTTCGATTTCTGTGCTACAGCTATAACATTTAGTGTTACGAGCCAAGTAAATATAAGTTAAAAACTTTTTGCACTTAGGGCAACTAACTCCGTCTTCTTCAGACACAGTTATAAAAGTTTTAAGTTCTCTTGTATTGCTTCTCTGTGCATTAAAAGCTTTAACCTCATGCTCAGTGTAATCATCTCTATAGCTTCTGCCCATAATTACTAGTAATCCTCTAATTTATTGGTAATTAACAATAGAAAAATAATTCTTCTTATTGATTGTTTTCATTAATATTCTAGCTAACTCTATGTCTGTCATGAATAACCTTTAATAAGATAACAGATTTATTTAATTGTATTTACTTTGTCGTAAGCTGTCATTAGTAAACCATAGCCAGCAACATCCTGCCAGGGACTTTCACCAAAGGCATCTTTTCGATTAGCAATGCGAAATAACTTATCTACGATACGGACAGTAACCAAAAGGTCAACGTATTGCTCTGGCTTGACGCCATCCGGGTACAAGACCCGAATGACATCACCAGCCTGAGAAAATGCATCACCATATGCAGCATTCTTCTGTGAAACGAGGGTTCCTAAAGTCTGCGCTACTGTAAGGATAGTTTCTGAATTCAAGGAGTCGGCGCTCATAATCTCTCCAACTAAAAAGGGAAGGACTCCAAGGAACATCTCTAAGAGTACTAAGTGTCTGATAGATGATCTTGGTAATTGATCTTATATTAGGGCACTCAGCCGTACCATAGGTAAGATCTGCAATCGGAAGAATAACTTCATCTACATATCGAAGATTGTTTTCTGCACGTGAGTAAACTTTAACTGATCTATCAGTGTCAGTTTCCTTAATATCAACATGCCAACAAAACGGCGAAGAAGAATCTTCTAATCTAATAGCAGCAAGGTTTCTACCAAGATACTTATTGTACTGATCCTCAGGAGATGTAATAGCAATCCCAAAGTCATAGGAATAAAGTCCAACTTCCTTATAGGCAATGCTAATACATCTAGCATCATAAGCCTCAGTAGTAGAGAAACGCATATAGCTATCTAGAAGAATGTCGATTAGTTCCAAGTCGGAGTCACTAAGATCTCTGTCGTAACGGTCTTCATTGGCAATTTTAAGCAAAGACAAAGCCCTTTGCTTATCACGTGCAAAAGCTGCAAGAGCCTTAATATGCTTTTCAACAGGCATATCAACGAAGTCTTTGGGCTCAAGCACTGTAATGTTCCGATGTCTATCAAACTCTCTAATAGCTAGTAGACTAGCAAACTTAACATCACTCAAAGTAATTCTCCATAATTAAGGTAATTATAATAGTCGCTATGCGGACATTAATTGTCGTTTACGATTTGCAAATAAAGCTAGACAAGTAAATTCGCTAACTACACCTGCAGCTACTGCCATAAATGACATTGAAATGCCAGTTATAAACAGTAGATTTGCAATTGTAACTGCAGCATCAAAAAAGAATTCGTGTTTAAAGCAAAACATTTGAATCTTCATTGGTAATTTTGTAAATGTATGGTAGGTTGAATAACCTAGTAATATTCCAAAAAATATAGCAGCTAAAATAAGTCCCATAATTTAAACCTCTAGTTTACTTTCTAGTATTTGTAACTTGGAAAGTGGAAGAACCAATGCTAGAAAGGTCAGTGAGAAACGACTCGGCAAAGCGACGAGAAATCTCCTTACGCTCCTGCTGAGTCCAAACGCTAGCAGTGCTAGGTGAGATACCAGCCAATGCAGCAGCAATACGCGTTGAATACTTGGTTGATACAGCATGGACAAGTGAACGATGCATAGGATGCACCTTACCTGTGCGGGTACGGTACTCACGAGCCTGTACAAGCGTCGTAATGACGTTGTCAAAGCGACCGTCAGTCTTATTGCGATTACGAATAAGATTGGTAAGAGTAGTCGTAGAGATATTCAGGTCCTTACTAACCTGAGTAGTTGAAATACCGCATGAACGGCCGATATCACGAGCACGAACAGCAAAGTTCTCATTGCGAGTCGTGTTGTAAGTATCAATGCTACGCCAGTAAGCAGTAACATTGTACTCGGAAGTGTAACGAATAGTAGGCTGAGTCTCTGAATTATTAGTATTTGACATTCTATATCCTTATGTTGTAAGATTTCCAATATTAGACAATATTTCTAATGAATTAAAACTTGCTTCAATATCAAGATTACTAAATGACTTCTTAAAGTTAAACAAAAAGTCTTCAACTGTTTGGTCTGTAAAAAAGTTTGCATCTCGTTTCTTATAAATATAAGGAACAAGAACACTATGTTGATTAAGAATAAAAGAGTAATCAAATATATTCTTTTGAATTAGGGAACTATAATCAACTAGCCGACCATCTAAATAAAACAATTCTCCATAATTGGTAGATTGAATATTTACATTAGTCTTATTAATTGCTTCAATAGTTATAAGGTAGGTATACAAATCCAAATCAATCATATGAAATTGGTTAGAGATAAAAGTCTCATCTCCAATCTTAGTAAAAGCTTCAGGATATGCAATCAATGCAAAATCCTTAGGAATAGATTTCCTAAAACGTTTATACGATTGAATGACTAGAGGAGCTAAATCTAAATCCATAAGATCTCCAGTTTCAAGAAACACGTCGTCTAACGGTCTTTCTTTTACTCCAAATACTCCTAAAAAATTACCTGTTGGCTTGGCCTTATAAAGGACACTGCCTATATTAGATTTTCTAATAGTAGCAATAACTTTTTCAATCTGCATCTTACTCCTCAAGATGTTTTGTCATTTTATTTAAATCTTTCAAACTAGAAAGATCAAAAACAAAACGTTTAAACATCTTAGTTTTTTTAAAGTCTTTATCTAAAGTTAATATTTTGTACTTGCATATCTTATGCTTCTTACTAAGATCAAGAACAATATTCCTTATAGAATCATAGGTTGCATCGTCCCCATATTTAATATAGTAGACGGTGTTTTCCTCCTCTATAAAGAATACGTTCTTCTTCCTAAAACTTTCACTAGGATAAAACACTATGTTATGACCTAATTTAGCATGCAGATAAAAGAATATAGCTAACTCAAATACAAAGAACGCTCTAGAGTCGGGATGTTGTTTGAATTTTTTTGTATAGTCTTCTATAGCTGTATAACTATTTAAATCATAATAGTATTTATCTAAGTCTAAAGTATTTAGAGTTTCTGGAAAGGTAATATCTTTTACATCAACTAAAAGTGTATCACTGAAATAATCAGTAATATCTAATACTTGAGTATAGAACCATATTACTATTTGCCAGATAATCTGATCATTAGTTAAGCTGGGCGTATCTATCTTGCTGACGCTCAAACTGTCTCCTCAATCGATAATGATTCTTCAAATAGGCATAGCCTCTAGCTCCGCAAACAATGCCTTGATTATAATGGCAAGGCCAGTCTTGTTTATAGCGTTTCTCAAGGTGCCTATAGGTATTTATGAACTCTTTAGTTCCACTATATGGGTTCTTTAGCAGATCACAAGCATCATCGTATTTCATTTTACGCAATTCTTTATTAGGTAGCCATTTAGGTATCTGTTGATACAGACCACATTCGCCAGAAGAGCCCATTGCCTCTTTAGTAAATCTGCTTTCTTGGAATGCGACGGCTAGAACAATTGCTTTTTCTTCCTTGGATAATTCTTTGTCAATTGAAGTTTTTTCAATTGCATCAGAGATTAAGTATTTATCTGAATCAGAGATGTATTCATATTTATCCAAGATCCGATATGTGTCTGTTGCTTTGATTGCGTCATACTCAATGAAATTCTTCATTGGCGTACTCCACATCCACAACAACATTAGTATTTTCGTAAGCATTTTCTCCTTGTATTACAATGCGCTAAACAACCCTCCTCCATTAGAATAGATTACCTTTTTCAAAGGGTACCAGCTAATGAGCTCTTCGCAGAGCGCACAAGGCTTACTATTCTTAAGTTCAAGAGTGTTAGGTTGAACCCTAACTACATACAAGCTAGCACCACTAAGGTCGCTAGTAGGGAATCCATGTAGACATGTCATCTCAGCGTGCATTGTATCTCTTAAACTATTCGGGAAGTTATGCTTTAGGAAGGGTGAACCTTTGACCGTGTTAAAACCGGTACTAATGATTGTACCACCCTTAATTAGGACTGCGCCATGGCAGAACCTTTCATAACTGGATCGTCTAGCTTGTTTAATAGCAACTCGAATATATCCTAGTTCTTTCTTACTCAGGTTATACTCCATAAATTATTTCCTTTATTCGTAGTCTCTTAATGCTTTCGCATATGGAAACCTAGGTACCCCATCAGGGGTTAGATTGAAATATTGAATAGTTACCTGCTTACCTATAAGTGAATCCTTGCTCTCCCATAGTCTTACAAGATACTCGTGGGGGCCCATAATATTACTATTAAAGTGGCGGCCGTCTGACATGACTAGGGTAAATGCCCCAGCCATGCCAGACTTGTTCCCCTCGCCCTCAACAACGTTAACAATCTCATACTCGCTATCGATAAACTTCTTAAGCTTTAGAAGATTCTTACTTCGCTTATTCTCATAAGCAGTATTTCTTCTAAGCATAAGACCTTCATATCCTTCCTTAAGATATGCACTAAGCTTAGCCTGGACTTCTTCCTGGCTGTTTACAGTGTGTGTTTCAACTGTTGTGACATATTTCATGTCGATCAGCTTCATACCAAACGTATTGTATTGCTTAAAGAACTTAAGGCGGTCAATGAAGTTACCACTTACCATATTGTCGTAGCACCAGAACTGAATATACTTCTTGCTTTCAGCAAGCTGAGCATCGTCAATTTTTTGGCGCTTAACAAGTTCTACAATCCTATTAAAGTTATCCTTAAATTCATGATTGTAAAGTTCACCATCTAGCTGGACATCTGGACACTTCTCAAAGAATGGCTCAAGAGCTGAGTTAATGTGAGGACACGATACAATCTTTTCATTGTTTCTAGTCCACATACCATCCTTATTGATCCGGCATCGAATACCATCTAGCTTAGGCTGAGTGTAGGCAGGCCAAGTAATGTCATCTGCGTAGTCATCGTAGCTCTTAGCGAGCATTACCTGATAAGGTAGAGCCTCATCTACGCTTTCGACAGTCTCAGTATAACCCTTCTTGATCTGCTTATCCCACTTAGCTTTTGCTTCCTTTGCAGCTTGGTCAGCCGCAGTAGTCGCATTCTTCTTGCCAACATTCATTGGCTCGCAAACAGTAGGCTTACTGGTAGTCTTAATACCATCAATATGCCCACTGGTTGTATAAAATGAACCATTACCTAAAACGGCAATGGTCCATTCCTCAATCTTATTGCCATTTACTTTCTTATAAAGTGTAGGCAAAAAGTAATTAGTTACACTATCATCAACAGTTTCTAGCTCTGCCATGCAAAGTAGTCCTCCCAATTAACAAATTCTGGATGATCAGAGAAAATAACATCTTCCTCAAGAAGATTAGAGCATTCGCCCTCGATGATCTCTGCAATAGTAGTCTGCATTTCTTTGAGTGTTTTACATGTAACAAGTTCGTCACGGTAGCGGAACTTGAATGGGTTACCTTCTTCTATCTTAGTTAGAATGTCACCCTTATTAAGTACAACGCAAGTAACACCAGACAAGCGAATTGCAGCAATCATTTTATCAAGATTAAGATAATTAATAATTCTTTGACGTCCGGTCGTAGTACCTTGCTCCTTGCCAATTCTGCCAATCTCAGCAAGAACTGGATCTTCCATTAGGCTAATAGGGAACATAGGATCAGCGCCGCTCTTAGTGTCGTACATCTTACCAATGCCAATAATACGAGTAATGTCCATAGGCGAGAAGCCTAGTGAACAAGCATTATAAGGCAAAGTAGAACTACTAGTAACGTAGGGGTATGATCCATGGTCGATATCTAGCCAAACACTCTGCGCTCCTTCGGCTAGGATACAACCAAAAAGTTTTTCATCCCAGATCCACTTAGGATCAAGGATTTCAGCTGCACGAATTCCTTTACGCAACATTTTGTCCGAGTAACATGGAGCAATACCTTGTCCGGTAGTACCAAGATGCGAAAGATAATTAGTGTCATAGCTAATGTGATCCTGAGTAATTACATGAGCCTTAGGTGAAACCTTAACAAGACTTGTATCAAACCCATTAGCTTCTAGATAGGCAATCTCTGCCATGAACTTGCTAACGTTAATTACGCAAGCAGGACCGATAATGCTAGGAACGCCATGGAATACACCACTAGGAATAAGATGAGTCTTGTACTGCTTACCATCCAAGTAAACAGTATGACCTGCATTAGGGCCGCCGTTAAAGCGACAGACAAAGTCATAGTGCTGGTAATTAACCAATGAACTAACGACCTTGCCTTTGCCTTCGTCACCCCAAGCAAGTCCAACGACTACATCTACTGTATCAATCTCACGAGAATTAGCAAACTGCATAAATTTCCTTAAAAGGCATAGCGAACTTCACACCAGGGAATAAATTTCTTAATACCAGCAGAAAAAGCTTTAACATTTTCACCTTTAAGTCCATACTGATAGCATAGAACGTCAGGCTTATTAGCTTTAGTTTGCTGAATCTCAGGAGTCCAAAGAAATTCTTCACCCTTAGGATTCCATTGCATGTTAATATCATGTAAATCAGTACTGTGAGTTAGGAAAATAACCTCAGATTTCATCTGAAGCTTGGCTTTGTCTGTCAGCTTACTATCCATAAGTCGCCACAACTCAACCCAATCTTTCTTCCACTGCTTATCTCCGTACATAATGACAGGAGAAAAGTTGGCATGGACCTCATAGCCTGCTTCAACAAGTTCGTTCATCGCATCAATGCGATCTTCGATCGGCGAAGTTCTAATGTCAACATACTTAGACACTGCCTGAGGCATCAAACTGTAACGAATTCTAGTTCTACTCTTAGGATTGAACTTTAAGAATGGATCAATATTAACAGTTTTAGTTGCAAAAGTCAACTTACCATGCTTAGTACTCTTGATAGCTTCCATTAGTACAAATGGATTGTCACTAATCATTGCGTCAATACTAACGTCATTGTTGTTGCCAATGTCATAGATCCAGTATTCGGGATCACATTGATTAGGCTCGTTCTTAGGACCAAGCTCATTGCAGTGGTCTACAATGCTTTCAGCAACCTTCTCACTATTAAGAAATACTGTCAAAGGATTACTGCCACCCTTGCGGCGAGCAACGTAGCAATACTGGCATGCACTTAGGCATCCGTTGCTATGAGATGGAGCAATAAAGTCAGAACTTCTACCGTTGACTGTGCTTGCAAGAATCTTAAGCTTACCAAGAACCAAGATGTGCTTCTTAGCCTTAATCCAATCAACAGGATCCATATCTACTAGATCTGGAATCTTCCAATGGCTAGCAACTTTTTTAACCTGAGCATCAGGAAATCTATTTAGAACAGAATCAAGTCTGTTTTGCTCAGACTGTGAATAGTTATTATTCTCTACATAGATAGTCTTAAAGTCTAACTTCAAGGTTTACTCCACGGTTGTAAACTCTACAAGTAACTGTAGGAATATTATGGCTTAAATAAGACATTTTAAACCTTAGGGAGCGCCTTCCAGCGCATCAATAAGAGCTAGCCCTTCAAGGGGATAACCCCAAGCATTACAAGCTCTACCCTTGACTTCCCATCTGGGAATCGCATAAAGATCTTCTGCGGCTTTGCCTTCAGCAAGGCGGACATAAATACTGTTGTCTTTGTAAGCTAGGCGAACAAGACTAAGTAAACATCCTACTGTTGCAGGATCGTTAAAGTCTGGTAGTCCACCAGGCAGATCTTCGTACTCCCCGTCGGGAATGCGGATATAAGATTTAGTCTCAGGAAAATAGACGCGCATACCTCCGGTCCATTTCCAGTACTTAGACTCAATAGCCTTCTCAAGTGTATCTCGAACTGCAATTATATTCATTAGTATTCCTCTCTGTCACCAGAAGGTGGCTCAAGATCATAACAATCATTAACACCAGCAATACCATGAAGCATTGCTGTTTCCCAATAAGTTTCACTCTCTTCTAGATCGTAATCTTCCATAAAAGTCTCCAGTTATTATTTAGATCTTCAATAGGGAGTAATAGATATTTATGGCGCGGATTGTAGTGAGGCAGCCTCAAGAGCTTCTACTAAAGCCTCGGCTTCGGTGTCTCCATCATAGTCGTGGTCAACTCTTGGTATGTGCACATGCCACCCACTTTGATGCCCAAGAAGCATGGCAAACGGATCGCCCCAGGCAGCGCGCACCAAAACCAAGAGGCAACCAAGCGTTGCAGAGTCTGAGAGATCTGGAATTGTATCTTGAGTTACCTGTGTTAGATAATTAATGTAGCTTTGATAACCTAGAACATATCCATCAGAATCAATGCGAATAACACGTTGATTACTACTAGTAGACATGCCAATTTTCCATTGCCAATGTTTGCAAGCAATAGCCCGCTGGCCTAACTTCTCAAAATAATCTAAGAGTTCATTTAGTTCATCTTTCATTCTAGTAGAATCTCCAGTGATAAAGTAAATAAATAAGTGGGAGTAGATGGACTCGAACCAACGTAGACCGAAGTCGGGGGATTTACAGTCCCCTGCAATTGCCACTATGCGATACTCCCAATATAAGTGCTCAGGACGGGACTTGAACCCGTAATTCCGAGGAAGGCAGATTTTCTTACCACTATAGTTTTCACTACCAGCATATGCCGTTTGTGGTCTGGACTATACCTTTACCATAGTATTTCTACATTAGGTAACAACCGTCTAGTCTCTACACTTTCCTTAAATGGTTTGCTTTTCTCCAAGAGTCTGTCATAGAATGACAGTTTGGACAAAGCAACTGCAAGTTTTCTTCTACATTATTTGTCCTGTCTCCATCAATGTGATGTATTTCCAATTTTATCTGCTCAGAAAGCCATTCTGAAAGATTACATTGTTCGCATTGATGAGTACGCTTTTTTATTAAATGAGGTTTTAGATTAGCAGCTTTAGAATAAGAACCCCAGTCTTTCAACTGTTGATCTTTATTCCAACCCTTGCCAGTAAAGTGAGAGGTGTCACACAATAGTCTTTGGATATTCCGTTGGACATTTGCGTAATTACCTCCAGCTTGCTTTAACCCAAGAATTTTAAGTACTTGGGAAATGCTTTTACTAGCCTTAACAGCATCTATTATTTGCTGATCTGTATAATCTTTATATTTTCTCATAGTAATATTATAGCATAGGTAATGGAGAATAAACTGTGCGTTTGCCATTTAAGGCTTAGCTCGGTATTAGCATGCTAGTAAACTAGTTTAGCCTTCACCGAATTTGATTGTGTTCACCTATAAGGTTTCCCCTATAGGGCTCAAATTTTCTATAAGTCTGCTGCGTATGCCGATTTCGCCACCTGAGCAAAGGCATTACGCCACAAGTTCTTTATACTTGTCACGCAATGCAAAATAAGCTAAATCTTTAGCCTTAGCTTCAACCTCAAGACTAATATCAAAAGGTGCATAAAGTAATAGCTCAGGAATCTCATTTACATAATCATGATGAGATCTATCGTATTCTTTATCTCTACCTTCTGAAATATGCATTAAAGGACTATATGTCTTAGAACGCCAATAGTAGAAGTCTGTATATCGTCTAATATCCAGCTGAGAATAAGTATTATTAATCTCAGAAGGATGATCTATTACAAACTGAATATTCTTAACATAAGGAGTACGTGTTTTCCACGTAGCGGCACATGCTTCAAGAGCTTCAGTGAGCGATTCTCCTTCATTGTTAATCTTCCAGTGATGAACATCTAATGTAATAGGCATGCCAGGAAAATGTTTAATAAGTTTTTGCCATGTCCAGCAACCTTTATCCTCTGTTTCAAGAACAATTCGCTTAAAGGCACTAGGAAAAATCTTAAGGATATGTAGTAACCCAACATTAACATTATTTCCAGTAATAGCTGGGTCTTGAGCGCCTCTGCTAACATGAATATTCAAAGGGCAAGAGTAGTCTTCAGGAGCGCCAATCCAGTCAAGAAACATAGCATGAGCAATGAGCTCTGACTGAGATGCTAACTGAACAACAGGTGAAGCACCAAGACTAACAAACTCTGGAGGATGCATGCTTAATCGCCCGCCTCCTTCTAGATATTTTTGAACAGTCTTCTTCAGCTTAAGCTCAAGGCCATTAAAGGCACCGTCAAACCTACCTTTGATCATAGAGATAAAGACTTTAGATGGTTTAAAGTGGTGTATGCTAACGTTATAACTCCATAACGGGAAAAGGCTACTGCTAATTCTATACAACTTAATATTGTTAGCAATGTTGTAATCTAGAACAGCAATTAGCTCTTTAATATTATGAACATAGATATTGAAAAGAACTTTAGCGCCGCTTTCCATATGATCATAGTGCGCATACCAGTCATCAAGATGACGCCAACTGCCATCAAACGGAACTGGCCAAAAGTCAAGAGTCTTAATTTTCTTAAGAGTAATAGTCTTAAAGTTAGTTTTATGCGTCCCTATGCTATTACAACAATAGCCAAGTGTGATCATAGTTCCTTAACAGGCCAGCTGTCTACCATGCCAGTAAGAAGGAATTCACGCTCCTCTGACCTAAGCATAGGGAATGCGTCTTGTACCATCTTGCCACCATTCCATTCTGCAACAGACATCATGAATGTGCTACCAGACATTTGAGGATCAAGAACATAATACACTTGGCTAAACGGATCGCGCCGAATAAGTCTAATCTCATCAGTCTGTTCTACAATATAAGCCGTAAGCGGCCCTCTTGGAGTCTGAACTGTATGATAATCACCAGCAAGACTAGGAATCCAAAAAGTATCAGCATGAGGATACAACATAATATATCTCCTTTGTTACAGATTAATTTTCAAATAACTAATTATAAGTGCTTCAAGTAGGACTCGAACCTACGACCACTGGTTTACAAAACCAGGGCTCTACCAACTGAGCTATTGAAGCATGGTCGGGATGACAGGGATCGAACCTGCGACATCTTGCTCCCAAAGCAAGCGCGCTACCACTGCGCTACATCCCGATTAACAATAAGATACCGTACAAGTACACGTACAAGTACCGTACAAGTACGACGGGAGGGGCTCGAACCCTCGACTGACGGATTAAAAGTCCGCTACTCTACCAACTGAGTTACCGTCGCAAAAATTAGATTAATATCCAACAGATCATTATCAAATTCCCAATGGCAATTTGGACAAAGATAAATTAAATTAGAAATATTATTAATCTCTGCGATTTTAGTATCCAGAGGGAAAGATGATATAGATTTAATATGACAAACTTCAACATGTTTATTATAATTGCAATTATTACAACAGGTTGGAATGCCTGAAGCAATAAGTTTATTTCTTGCAGAATCCCTAATAGACCTATATCTATTAGCAGTCTTACCAACAGAATCAATAGATTCTTGCAATGTCTTAGTCTCTATGGGATATCTAATCCTTTTTGAGTCACAAACCATGCAATATGTCTTATTATGTGAGATTGATAAACTACAAGATTTGCATTTATTAGATGAAATTCTCTTTGGCTTTATTTTATTATTAAATTTAGCCGCACAAGATCTTGCGCAAAACTTTGGATTTGTAGTTTGGTTTCCGCAAGAAATACAATTCATAATATCCTCATTTATTTTTATAAAGTAGACTGGGTGGGGGTCGAACCCACATAGCTTGCGCGTTCCGTTATGAGCGGAATTCCGTAACCAATTCGGAGGCCAGTCCAAAAGAGGGGATATCCCATCCCCAAGAAAAGCAAATTGCACCATAGTACAATTACTTTTCTAAATGTATTCAAATAGTACTTTATTATTTGGTGGATAAAGAATCTTTTCCACTACAGTATATAGACCAGCATTTACGAATAGTGCTTGAGGCACAATGTTCTTCCTAATGTAAGATCTCATGTTTGAGCCATCAAAATTAGTTGGATCAACATAATAGCAAAGATTATTTTCCTTGCAATACATTAGTAAAGATTCTTTTTTGTTTCTAATGAAAGGTCTAACTACAAAGACATCTGAATCTTCTTTTAAACGACGACTGACTGGCATAGTATAAGCTTTGCCATTCAACGTATTAAAAAGGTATGTTTCGACAGCATCATCTAAGTGATGAGCTGTAATAATTTCACAAGCGCTAAAACTCGCTGCTACTTGACCAAAAAGTCTGTATCTCTCGTCGCGCCAGTACTCTTCTTGACTGGAAGCCATTGGTCTATCTGGATTGATAGCCAAGGACTTAAACTGCCAAGAATGAGCCTTACAATAATCTCTAACAATCTTTTCAGAAAGATCGGAGGTTATTGTGCCATGATGGATAAATACCACCATGCCATGCTGACTATGCTTACCCTTTGTTAAGAAGTGCAAGCAAGCCATACTATCCGGCCCACCTGAGCAGGCAAAAATAAATGGTTTGTCTTTTGAGAGTAATCTTTTGTCGTACTTAAGATACATACTTTCCTTTAAAGATTAGCGATATAGTAGTCAAATACGTCTAGAATTTCAGTAGACTGTACTGTAATATCAGGACGACCTTGAGTAATGATATTCTTAGGAAATCCTAAAAGAAATGACTGATTAGCATAATCAGCAATTAACTCAGATCTATATCCAGAAAGACTATGAATATACTTTACTCGATAGTCTGTCTCGTTCTTGATTAGAATTTCCATGTACTTGACAGGATTGGCAAGAGCCTTAGCCTTAGCTTGAATAAACTTCTTCTTATACTCACCAAAAATTGAGTTCATAAGCTTAGCATCGGCAACAGCTGGGATATCGGCACCACATTTGACATTCAAATCATAGCCAATATTATTGCTCTGACCAAGGTAGTATCTTGTAAATGTATACTCGACGTAATGTCTCATAAACAATTGAAGATATCCAAGATTAATCTTTTCCTCTTGGGTAAGACTGTCTTCCCTGCTAGTAAGATCCACATACATTGCAGTGTATGCTTCAAAGGTCTTATTCTTTACAATAGAAATTGTAAAAGTATTAAAGTACTTAGGCATATGCTTTGTCTGCTCGTCAAAGTAAGCAGGAATAAGTTCATTAATAGCATTTACGATCTCGTACCACTTAGCCCTATCATCATAGGGCATTGCTGGATGAGCATCCTTCTCATTGAAACCACAGAATGTGCGTCTATAATTATTTACGCCATACTGATAAGGAGTCGATGCATATCCATGTCTGGTTCTGCTACGACTATTGACCAGACTAGTAAGAGTCTCGCCAACCTTCTTTTGAACCCACTTGTTGAGGCTTGCGCCTGTAACATTAGAGTTAGCCACAAGATCCATAGCCATATGAAGAGCATAAGACTTAGGCTCTTCGGAATTTTGCCAAATAGATCCATTATAGTTTTGATCTGGAGCAAGTTCAGGCAAGTCAAAAGACTGAAGCATTTTACTTGCAGTCTTTCTAGTGTTCTGATCTTCGCTTCGGAACATTCCATACAAGGAATCATATGTTGTAAGATTCAAAGTAGGATTACTTTGCTTTAACTGAGAGACAAACGTACTTTCACTTACAACCGTAATGTCAGGATTCTCAGAAAGAAATCCAAACAAACGGTCTAGTGAATCAAAATGAGTTTCCAGTGCAATATATCTATCAGTATTTATAACTTCGTAGTGCTCAGTATCTAAAAGATCAATCTCTAGCTTTGCAGGAATAACTTCAGAAGAAAATGATCCACTGTTAAGACCATAGCTATTGCCATAGTATTGTCCAGTAGTCTTTCTTTCCCACCTAGCCTGCCACTCATTCCATTGAGCCAAAGGCATTTCAAGCTTAGGGCCATTCTTAAGATCTAAGATGTCTGCATCAGACATAAAAGACATATAAAGCATGGGAACATTATATATATGTGCAAATCCAGTAGTAGATTTTGGGATATCTAGTCCTCTGAGGATGCGATTTTGCCATCCCCAGTCAAAGGTAAAATGAGGAGAGCTGAGTACACGGCCTCTGCCTGGAATTTCCTCTATCTTCAAATCAGAGTAAGGACTGCTATAAACAGGGCCAAGATAACCATACTTAATAGCTTCAAGTATTCCTTCGTAAGGACTATGTTGATAATTGCCGCGACTAGTAGCACCGCTAGAGTCCATTGAACGAGTACCAACAAGTAACTTAACAATGTTATCCTTGATTTCTAATTGATTGTCTAGAAAATGCCGCTCAAGAGCATTCTTAATAGCATGTGGTGTTGCAATAACTGCCTTAATAGGAGCAGCCTTCATCATACCCTGAGGATACTTTACAATATGATTAAGAGAGCGCTCTTCATCGCTAGACAAAACATAATACTGTGTCTTGCTAGGAGCCTTTGCAATGCTACAATCATACTTTAAGGCAAAAGCTTTTTGCTCGTCATTGGAGTAATAGCCAGAGCCAAAAGCAATTGTAGAGTCATTAGGAATTGGCTTGGTTGAGATATCAACATACTGCATTCCAAGACGACGCACTGCTTCTTCCTGAGTAACAACAAGATCACAAGATGAGCCTTCGTTGTAAAAAGGAATAGGCAATCTACCACGACCATTATAATGATGCCGGGTACCCTGGTTGGGAATACAACAAACTGTATCCCACTCGGACACCAAAATGTTATCTAGATTATACTTAATATTATTAAGAAGATAAGTACTAGAATCATTTGGTTTAGTTGCAACAATATCGAGAACAATAGACTTTATATTAGACTTTCTCCCAATCATTGTTATCCTTACCCTTACGCCCCAAGGACGTAGCTAGAAAACTCTTGCTGCATTGCAAGACTTGCGAACTTATCATTATTCGCAATAAGAGACTGACAAATATGACGGGTCAGATCTTCCATAAAGATCTTTTCCTTCACAATATGCGTAAGCCGATCCTTGGTTCCCTTATCAACAGGCTTCTTAGAGTGAAGCTGATTAAGGAAAATTACAAGTCGAGTAGCAAGAATGCTTGCGATTGCTGCCTTGTAGGTACCGTCAGTATTCGTAGCACTGCGGATCTGATTGCCAAGGAAATCAACATCCTTGTGATCGTAAGCAGCACGAATATCAGGAAGCTTATCTAGCTCATCATTAATGAAGTTGATAAAGAGACTGGTAGTCTCAGGACCACAGCTGGCATCACCGACAAGTCGAATAAACTTAAGCTGCTTCTTGAAGTCCTTGAAGTCGCTAATCTGATTAAAGAAATGCACGATTGAACGCGGATTAATCTTCTCAGGAGACATAATCTCAGGATGCTTAAGAACAAAGTTGATACAACGCTGGTCTAGCGCATTCTGCTCTGCCCAGGTAGCCCAAGTCTCTGCATCGAAGCCATACTGAATCGTAATGAAACGAGTCTTCATGGCATTGTCGATCTCCTGAACCATGTAATTATCATTAGCAGGGTTACTAGTCAGGACAATCGTCCAGCCCTTCGGGAGCTTGAAGCTAATGTACTCCTGACGGTCAATAAGCTCCATGACAGCCTGCATATAGCGGGGGTCTGCACGAGTATAGTCATCCAAGAGAAGGATGCCACCCTTATCACTCCGGCCCTGAATCCATGAAGGAACGGCATAGCCCATACGAGCCTGACCAGTCAAGGGATTGCTATCAAGATGGTCACCAGTAAGGACACTAAGGTGGTCACTGGTAATCCAAGTACCATTCTCGCGTTCATATTCCTTAACAGGAAAGCCTACGATATCGCCAAGCTCCTCACACTGTGCAAGATTAATCTTGACCATGTGAAGATCATTGCGCTGAGCAACCTGAAGGACAGTAGAAGTCTTACCAAGACCAGCATGACCCTCGATGTTAACAGCAGTAGGCATCATCCCACGGTCTTGAAGATTCCTATTGGTACGAATTACATGCTCGAGAAACGTAACAATTTCACGAGAGTTGAGAATTAGACTATCATCAATCTTAATTTGAGACATTTATTTATCCTTGGTTATAAGGTATTAGGATAAATAGTAAAGAATACTTTAATCTGTTTTACTTTAATTAATAATCAAAAAGTTCTAAAGAACTTCCTTCATAATAACAACATCGCCAGGAAACTTTTGGTCCTTGTATTGCTCACGTTCACCGCGAGTCATAACCCAAAGAATAGGCTTAGTCGTCTTAATAGACGGAGGAGTACATGCTCCATCACTAAAATAAACAAGACAAGTATACTTGCTCTTATTCCTATTCATATACTGAACAGGAGGATCAAAATCAGTACCACCACGGCCATAGATTTTAACAGTATTCTGCTTAGAATATTCTTCAACCTTAGCAATCGCAGCATCGCAATGAAGAAGCGTCATCTTTGCACCAGTCTTAGAGATAAACTCTAGTTCTGCCATAAAGTTTGCCAACTCCTGATCACTAACGCTACCGCTAGTGTCAATTGCAATAAGCAACTTATGCTTAGGATTGAACTTGAGACCAGGCTGACCAAGAAAACGAATAGATTCCTTACGCTTAGTCTTCTTTACAATTACGCTAGTACTCGCAGCAATGAATCTTCTGAAGTAAGCTTTCCAGTTAGTAACTGGATCCTTCTTTTCAAGAAGACGATCAATCTCTGAAAGTAGGTTACCAGGGATATAGCCGCGAGCAGTAGATCCAGACTGACGAATAGTCTCATGGTAAGCTCTACGAACCTGCTGACGACGGATCTCATCGACCGCTTCCCAGTAGCCCGTAGAATCTTCACCAGGCTCAAGGTCTGGCTTGTCCCACTGGCTATGACTAGGATCGCCCTGGCCATACATATCCATTAGATTCTGATCTGCCTTGGATGGACCTTTGCCAGACTGACTTTCAGAGTCACCATCTTTATCTCCTGATGGAGCAGGAGAAGATCCTTCTTGCCCATCCTGACCGCCATCAGGACTATCACCAGGATTCTTAGGGCCCTGGTCTGGTCCATCACCAGGACAGGGATCTCCATAGAATTCCTCAGGATACTCTCCTTTCAAGTCTTCAATCTTCTGCTTTAGAAAATCATAGTAGAAGACAGTACCTGCCTTCTCAGGCAAGTCATAATCTGGGAAGGTATCCATGTGGATACAGCCTTCTGGGAGCTCGGATCTTTCAATGTACTGATTGATCTCAAGATCAGCAGCAATATTAAAGATCTTATGATCAGGACAACGGTTACGATAGTAAGGACTCAAGTGGCCAAGTGAGATATGAAGAATCTCATGCTTTAGTACACCAACCTGATGCTCAGCGGGCATATCAAGATACGCACCTTTTCTAAGCAACAACTTAAAGTTGTATCCTTCCATCGCAACTGCCGCGATAGGAATCGAATGATCGACCTCATACTTATTGACACCCAATAGATACAATCCAAAGAAAGGATTGTCGTTCATCAATAGCCGAAACGGCTTAGTATATTGCTGCATTCTTACCTTATTTTATATTTAACTTATCGGCGAAATCCCTTAAAGATTGCCTCAAGTTCCTTAGTCAACTTGTCAATATCATTAATATCGCCATCAAACGCATAGCCTACACCAAAAGGTAGCTTAGTTGTTATCCAACCTGTAGGCTTCTGCTTGCAACATGGGTCTTGCTGCTTACAGCAGACATCCTTATTGCGCATCTCATTTGTCTTATCACCTTCGTAATCTGAAGATTGCTTAGTCCAGATAGGAGAACGAAGGCCAGGAAACGCAGACTTTGCAGCAGGTGCCTTAGGCTTACGCTCTCTATCCTCGACAATCCAGAAATACTTATCAGCAGTATTAAATGCGGAGACAATCTTAGCTACAAGCTCAGAGTACTGAGGAGCACGCTTCTCGTCTTCCGCTAGAATAAGTTCTCTGCGAACTTCATGACAGGCAGTCTCTAGAATGGCAAGACCATTGCTAATTAGTGCATGCTCACTAGCATCACGAGACTGAACAGCACGATCAACCTTAACGTCATAAACATAAGAAGGATCCTTCTGGTAGATAAACTGGTACTGAGGAAAAAGTGCAGTAAGTTGCTTGGCAACGGAAATGCCATTAAAACCAGCAACGGTCACAGGACCCTCAGCCTCAGGGAGATCAGCAGTGTAGTATCCCTTGGTAGGGGCATCAAAAACGATAATCTGACGAAAATTAGACTTTACTTCCATATTCATTCTCCTTTAAAAACAATTAGTTACAAAACAACAACAGGAAATAAACAAAATGTTCCTGCGTTATTTGAATATTTAGACACAAGTATAATTGTGTCAAGTAATTTTATCCAAGCATTTTAACTGCGTCTTCAGTCTGACTAGCAGTAAAAGTTTGGGTCTTAGCTGACTGATTCTGCATACTAGGACAAATAATGTCCTCAACATGCACAATATGATTATAGGTTACTCTAATAGCTTCTGTCTCGCCCTTGGGTACAAAAGGTTTAGTAATGTACGGATCGCCCAACTTACAGTTATGCAATCCAATTACACTACCAGCGGGCACTCCCATAATCTTATTAGTAAGTGGCCCCTTCTGAAGTCTAACCATAAAAGTTGTGTACTTCTTATTAGCCTCTGAGCTTGTTACTTTAATATACATATAGTCAGAACTATCAGCATTATAATTACCAAGAATACCAGAAAGGTACATAGAATGAGACATTATTCCTCTATTAATTCAACGTAAATTGTAGATGCAATCACTTCATTAAAAAGATAAACTGCATTATTAATACGTACTTGGATACCAAGAGCATTATTTGCAAAGATATAAATAGTTCTATTAGTAAGAAAACCAATTTCTTGTAATCTTACTGACCAGGGATCAATAGCTTTAATTGTATAAAAACCTGGTTTTGCAAGATTTAACTTAAGTATCATTTAAATAGTAAATATTTAGCCGACGCAGGAGGCAAGTGCATCAAAAATTTTCTGTTCCATCGATGGCGTATTCAACCTTAAATTGATGAATAGCCTTAAGTAATGAAACAAATGCATTTAGAATACAAAGACATGAAGTATCATTAACTTGCTCTGCCATCTGATTAGACAAGTACCACATTGTTGATAGTAGGTGCCCAGGAATCTGGCCATTCAAGTCATGAATAATCATGTCATACAATTCACTCTTGCTAATCTGATCAATTTGCTGAAGCCTATAGACTTGAAAAATAAGATCTGAATTAATTGATGGACCAGTCATTGTTAACTCCTTAAGCTAAAGCTTTTTCCATTTGATTACCATGTGCAATAAATGCAATAATAGGTGCAGCTTTCTTGCTACCATTACAAAGCCTACACTGATTACAAGTAATACTGCTTTTGGTTTGTGCTGGACAGACAACTACTTTATTACCAGCTGGACTAGTAAATGCATGAGGGCTATCTTCACCTACAATTGTAGTAGCTCTCCATCCCTGAGCAACAGCAAGATCTGCGTCATTAATCTTTTCGCAGCTTGCCATAAGAGAACCGCGCCAATTCTTAGCTACTTTCTCTTCTCTCCAGTGATGGGTATACCCTACTAACTCAAGTTTTGTTTTGCCAATAGTTTCTTTGATCTGAGATGCTTGTGTTGAGGGACATCTGCCAATGTCTCCAATGGCGGATACACGAACCATTCTAGCGGTTTTGTGTCTATTGTTAAGGGCGTAAGATAAAGTCTTATCAGCTCCTTTTGCAAGGGCACGCCTAGTCGAACTAGCTCCAATATTGACACTGCCACTCCAAGCGTAGCAGCCGTTACCTCTGAGGCTACATCCATTGCAACTCTCCCATGCTTCTTGCTTAGTATGACCAATATATAAAGTAGGAACATTGCCAGTCTTGACATTAACAGCCTGAGCATTCCAAATAAGGTTAAAGTCTACTTCTTGCGAAGGGGACTGTAGTGATTCTAAAATATTATCGTAATTCATATAAATATCCTAATATGAATAATTAAAAATCAAATATCAAAGAATACATTGTAAACAAATACAGATAAACAAAAAGTCCCAAGTATTTCTACTTGGAACTTCTTTATTACTTACATTTGAATATTACTATTCTAAAGTTTTCTTAGCTATTTTCTTTGGAGCATAACTAACTTTATGTTTGCCATGTTTAATTCCAGCTTCTCCACCAAAAGTAGAGACTCCTTGGTAAACATACCAAGCTCTAATCGCCCACATTCCATCTTCTTTGCACATTTGCTGAAGAAGACGATCTGCTTTGTCTCTGTAAGAGAGAGGAAGATGCTTTTCTCTAATAAGCTGATAAAGAGCATCATGAACTAAAGATCCACGCATAAAATTCTTGCTGTCAACGGTTGGACCTGAAGGCCCATCCCATGCATAGCCATGACGAATCGTCAATGTGCCATCACCAAGAAGTTCTATATATTCGGTCTTGACATTCAAAGGAGGAATTACATTTATTTTACAAGTGTAATCTTCCGCCAATTGATATTTCCAACCGTCTGTATATGTAATGTAACCTTCAGTCATGATATTCCTTTAAGCGTGAGTTGCTGCCAGTGCCATCTTGGTACCATGACCATCATACCAAGCCCTATTCATCTTATCAAACGCAGCAACAGTTTCCTGTTGCTTAATAGGATCAGGTCCAGCCCTAAATAATCTCTTAGCCCCAGTCTCTGTACAATGAGACTGTGAAGTTATAGTAAGAGCTTGAAGCTCACTGAAACCTGCAGCAAGACACGCAAGATAAATCTGTCTATATCTATTCAGAGTTAAAGTGATCTCTTGAGTTGAAGTCATACTCCAAGGTTTTGAATCTTTAGGAATAGTAACTTCTGTCTCAGGCTTATAGCCAGGAACCCAGTTAAGCTTACGCCTTAGATCCTGATAAGCAGGGTCATTAAATTGATAACAACCCCAAGCAGTAATCTTAGCCTTACCATTCCTTTGTTCCTTGGGAAGGTAATTAAAGGTATTGGCAGGCAAAGAAAGAGTAGCTGAGCTCTCATGCTTGGCAAGTAGAATTGCCCATCTCTGGAATTCCACAGAATCATTTGCAGTTACAGACTGAATTAGCTCAATCGCATCTCCCATTTCAACCACTGTCTTAGCAGTAGCTGGCATACCAGGAGGAACTTTATTCTTCCAATACCTACCGTAGTAAGGTAATGTGCTCATTACTGAGCATCAGCCTCAGCAGCAGTAGCTGCATCGGCAGGATGAGCAGGATGAATAACTTCACCAGTACCACCAAGAGGACCGACAACAGCCTCTGCTGCCACACTCTTAGCATCGTAAGGAACAGTCCGAACCTCAGGAGTAGCTGCACTGCCAGAACCAGAGCCAACACCTGAACCAGCTGGAGTCTCAACTGCAGCAGGAGCAGTAGTAGCACGGCCAGTCACAAAACCGACAACGCCACCCAGAAGAGGAAGGACCAATGCAAGAACTGCAGCAGCTACACGAGACAGGAACCAGCCAGCTCTAGGAGCAGCGGCAGCAATCGCAGCCTCAGCGATAACCTTTGCACTATCACCAGTAATCTTTGAAAGATCAGTACCATCAACACTCATAATTATTCTCCTTTGTCAAAATTTGAGGCCTGAGCTACCTCGTTTAGAATTGTTATAATCTCAGCGTAAACAGTATAAACATCGCAATCATCTAGATTGTAAGCTTTAGCTACAAATCTAGCATTAAGCATTTGCGCAATTGAACTAGTTGCTTGAATATCTGGATAGAAACCAGCGCCTCTGCTCATAAGCAAAGCAAACTGACCTTCTGTCGTGTCAATATCAAATCCAGTATTAAGATTATCCATTAAATCTCCTAGGTAGGTTCATGATTCTTAAGCTTAAACTTAAGATCTTTGCTTTGTGGTTGAGGAACATCAGCAGCAATACTGTGAAATTTCTCTAATGCAAGAGCAAATGAAGTTACAGGATGTAGACTATAAGCTGTGCCAAGTAAAGTGCCACGATCATCTGCATGCATAAAACATGTAGCCCATCGCCCTTCACTATTTAGCCACATCTCAAATCTAAATCTGCCAAACCTACAATACCAAACACCATCTTTAGCTTTATCAAAAAGTATTTTATACGTAGCTTCTAGATGTTCTCGATATGTAAGAAACTCTTCATCGCCCTTATTCATTAGTTATCCTCTCTTTGCATACTTAATAGATGTTGAATATCTTCGCGGATATCTTCAACTTTTGTAATTAAATCCTCAACTTGTCTTTCAAGCTGAGTAATCTTAAATTCCAGATCATACTCATCAGGCATTGTCGTCTTCCTCATCTTCTTCAAGGTCAGTAAAATCCTCTAGAACAAGAACAGGCTTACTCAATGCATCTTGCATCTGATTAAGGGTTTTCTGTAGCTGATCTAGGGACTCTGCACTTGTAAAAGGCTCACAGTAAGTCGAAATTAGTCCATTTCTATACTGTACTTCTACAATGCGAAAATCCTCATAAACGGATCCTTCAAGTTCACTAGTAGTTTTAAGGACTCTATGATTCCATGTAAAGCTATAATCAAGGTCGTATTGGTAATCACTCATCTAAATTCCTATAAAGTAGTATTGCTGTATACGTAAATAGTGTAATCATAAATAGACAAAGTAAAACATCACTCAGCATCTGGTTCGTCTTGCTCTTCGTCTTCCTCATAGTCAAGCTCTACAAGCTTATTACCAGTTTCTGCAATATGCTCATCGCTATGAGTCTTACACAAAGTCATCCACCATCCCCTGTATGAGCCGCAATGTCCGGGCTCACCACAAACATCGCAAGTCTTAGCACTAAGAGCTACTGCTTCTGAGATAAACTTATCAATAGCAGGATGGCTATAGTCCAGAGAGACACGCAATGTACCAAACTTCTCTTTTACTTGAACAAACTCAATATTGTACTTAGGGTACTTAAGCTTAGTCTCATCAACATGAGCCTTAATCTTAGCACAAAGATCATCAATAATCTGATACCAGCCATCACCAGTATCAATGCCCCAACACATACATGTCTGGTTCATAGGAAGATCTTTCTGAGCAAAGATATCAGGATATTTTGCATAAAGCTGGTCTTGTAGCTCTTGTTTCATTAGTCATTCTCTTCTGTAAAAAGATAATCGTCTTCAACATACCAAGACTCTTCGTCTTCTAGATATTCATCAGAGGACTCATCAGCAAGCTTATTAAGCTCATCAATAGCAAGGTCTTTCATTCTTCCCATGTTACCACCAACAGATATAGTAAACTTTCTTTCCAAGAATAACTTCTACACAAGCCTTAGCTACGGCTTCAAGATCATATGCAAGCCTATCTAGATTAGACACATTAGCAGTATGAAAAGGTCCACTAGCATCTGGCAATTCTTGCGCAATCAAATCATCAAAAAGTTCCTGAAGATCCTGTAAATCTAGATAAACTTTTTCAATATTAAATGCACTAACGTCAAAATAGTCGTCGCCAAATTTAATCGTACGAGTAGTTTCTTCTGGCATATACTTAGTAAGCCATAGTCTCTCAAACCAGGCATTAAGATCGCCATGTTTACGCCAAGCGGCAATCTCCTCATCGTTTTCCTCAGGATTGTCTGTATTCTCAATCCTAAGATACATATCAAGTCCCATATTATCACCTCTTATTAAGTGTTACTTAATAGGTAAAAATATTATTTAAACTGCAATATTAAGCCATTAGAAGTTGCATAATCTGCAAGCTCTTGACCATCATTAAACTGCTTAAACTTAGAGAGATCAGGACCAAAAAGTATATACTGTTTAATCCCATCTTTCATAAAAGTATAAACAATACAATAATTAAGATCTGTTACGTTATATCTTTGCAAGATTTAACTTTCAGGGCTTTGACTAGGAGGATTCTGTACAACTTTATTTTTATCAAATAAAGTCTGTGAAGCTATTTTCACTATCAAAGCAAGTTCTTTAAGCTTTCTTTTGAGACTCTCAGGAGTTTCCATAAATGTCCTTAATCAATATAATTTTTGAAATTTGAATAATCAATTAGAGTTTTGCCAAGTTTGCTAAGAATTCCGTCTTTCCAAGCGATTGAATCGTACATAGCTTGGGTAACTTCATTGTCTGTCATAGATGATGCGTCTGGCTCATCTTCGCTGTCGTCAGTCTTATAAATAATTCCCCTGCCATTAGAAATAGCAATTGCATCAAGAATATCTTCAGATTCAACAATCTGACAAGTCTTATTCATTGGATCAGCATAAACGTACATATATTATCTCCTCATTATTAATTACTAAAAATAACTAATAATAAGAAATAATCAAAAAGTACTTAAATAATAGAGAAGACTTTCTTATAAAGTTCAGAGTCTTCTATATACTCTTGTTCTTTGTAATAAAATCCAGTATCTCTATCTTGTATTTGTTGCTGTTGCACTGCTTTTGCTACTTCATTTTTAAATAAGCTTGCAAAGCCAAGAGCTAAGCCGCCAAAAAGCAAACCAATTATTGTTCTAACTATAGTTCTAGTTAGCCATTCACGGTTTTCTGATTCTTTTTTCTCTTTTTCTGTGCGAATATCGGCTTTTACACGCTCAATTTCTTTAGCTATACGGTCATTTTGATCAATCGTAAATCGCGTAAGTAATTTTTCATTCTCAGTTCTATTTAACTCTATAGTTTTATTAATTGCTTCTATCTGCTGACGCTGAAGTTCAGCAAGCGAATCAAGATCTTTTTCTACGTCTCTAAGACGCATATTTATTCCGGGATTCCCATCATAAGATCCAAGGACTATTGTCTTTAGATCATCGATTGCTTTATCATGTTTTTCATGACTTTTCTTTAGATCATCAAGCTTACTGTTGATGGAATCAAGTAAAGAATTAGGGCAATCGGTTGAGTTTGACATTAGAAAATCCTCTATAAATAAATAGTATTGTTAAAACATTTTCACCACCTGTATAGAGGGAACTAAACAGTTATGTTTAGCCCTAAATCATAGTGTAATTATACTAGACTTTACAGTATGTTATACTTTTGATGTATTTTTTAGAAACAAAAAACCCTAGGTTCTATGCGGTATTCCAGACTATCTATTTTACTAGTTAAAAGTAAAATAAAAATAGTTAAAATTAGCATAAAACCTAAGGTTTTCTTTCTTTTTAGCCTAAATTGGCAAACAAATTAAAATAAAAGCAACGATCAAAAACACAATCACAGCTGTCTCAATTTCCATTTAGTATCCATATTGTGTGATATCGCCAATCTTATCGTTGTTCTCATCGTAAAGCCGCCAAGACTTCCAACCATTTCCACGGTCGTTAAGAGAGCTATGAGCTACCTTAAGCTTAACAGCTCTACTGAGTTGATGTTCATAGAATTTCAATTCGTATTTACCATCTATGAGATAAGTACGAATGTTCCCATTGCCAGTAATGATAGTTCCGTTAAAAGGCATTTAATATCCAGAACGAGTTATGTGCGCAATCTCGTAGTGATCTTTATCATAAAGACGCCAAGAATTCCAATCATCTCCAGGATCACTAAAAGAACTATGAACTAGATGAAATGTTTCAGCTTGCTGAAGTGCAATTTCATCAAAGTTCAATTCATTGCGTTCATTCTTAAGATACTCACGAATATTCTCATTACCAGTAACAGTAGCTCCAATGTAGGACATTTAGTTCTCCTTTTTAGTAGGGTGGATCAATCATTTCGTAACCATATGCAGGAATAGCAAATTTAACTTTCTTCGGAGCAGGAGCAGGATATTCCAACTTAGCCTTCTTAATCTCAGCGTTGAGATAAGAAGAGAAGTTCTTACTAGCTGGAGTGCTCTTATTATTCCGGTCAAAGCACTGAATAATCTGACCATTAGTCATGCTGACCATAGCACATACATTTCCTTTACGGAAAAACATATGGCTCCTATCATCATAGTAGCTGCCAATACAGTGTGCACAGTCACTGCCAGCAATTCTCATTTCATTAGAGGTCTTGATCCGAATCGTCTCAAGATGCTCAGGCAAAGTAAGAGTAGGCATCTCACGGTCAGGAACATTAACATCATACTTAAGCAAGGCAAGACGATTCTGTTCCGCCGCAATTCTATGATTATTAACACTAGCATTGATCATTTCAAGAACACTCATATTCTCGTAATCAATAGCACTAAGACGCTCATCTCTGGCTCGAAGACCAGGAAGGCCCATACGGTATCCATCCTTGATAAACTTCTCTACAGCCTCTGCAAGACCAGTACCAACATTAACAGGATGAAGATCCTTCATAGCCTTTACCCAGCCATCAAGAATCTTAACGTCATTAACTCGGCTCATCTTTGTATAAAGAGTAGCCTGGTTCTTATCAATCTCAGCGAGTAGCTTAGGAAGAGTATCACTACTAGTACGTTCAGCATGATTAATAGGAATCAGCTGGACATACTCTGCAGCAAGACCAGAATGGAACCAACTAAGCCGCCGATTACTAAAGGTACGGTACTTGTAAGCTTGAATGAATTCTGCATTAACAGGATGATTCTGAATTAGAGACAAAGTAGTATCGTCATCAATACTGCCAGTAGGCCAAACTGTAACAGAATCCCAAGCCTTTATAGTCCTAATAGACTGGGGAATCTTATTAAGAACTAGCCGTCTATCAGTATACTTTAAGCAGGAATACCCATGGTTAAAAGCGCGCTTTACAGTGAACTTTTCCCAGGATCCCTTAGCATTATGAAGATCCTTAAGAGCCCAAGTAAGATCAACAAGATCATTAGACTCCCTAGGAAGGGCACGACGACCCTTACTCATCTCAGTAGTCTGATAGCAAGCAGAGATAGTGCTGATAGCAGCATCAAGTCTATCGTCAATATTCTTATGCCAGTAGCCCAACTTGGCAACCAAGTTAATAAGAGACGAATGACGGGACATCATAGGCTTAATATAGTGATACTTATTACTTAGTCTACGAGCTCCGTCTTTTGACTTGCTACTGACTCTGGGCGGCATATTCTTCATCTTGATATCAAGACGATCAATCATATTAGTCCACAGGTAGTGCTTATCCTCAACAAACGCATTAAAGTCATACATAGGTAAGTCTCCATTAAAGATTAGTTAAAGATCTTCGTAAACAAGATCAAAAAGTAAATACAAGCAATTTAGCCGACGCAGGAGGCCGCCTAAAATAAACTAGTGTTTTAAAGAGTAAATAGCATAAAGCATATAAGAGTATATAGAGGATACAGTATTAGACTATGCTATGACCTGCTAGTTCCCTGCATATTCCCTGCAAACCCTGCGTTATACCTTGCAGATTCCCTGCATATTCCCTGCAGATTCCCTGCATATTCCCTGCTATACCTACCCCGCTCCTACAAACTATACCAATATACCTTGTCCTCGCGTAAGCCCGTCTTATACCTCTATATACCCCTATATGCCAAAAGCCATATAAAGCTATTCTCTCGACTCTTTTTGACCAGTCTATATACCTCTATACTATATACTGTATATACCCCTATAGGGTAAAAGCTGCCTTCGTAACTCTGGACTCTTTTTGTCCATTTTATTTCTAGTAAAGTTTTATCTTTTTGACTGTTAATCTCTCGACTCTTTTTGGCTAGTAACTCTTGTCCTTGCCCTGGTCTCGGAACGGAGCTGGGAGCTGGAATCCTGTTACCGGTCTATTGAAGCACCGGCCTCCCTGATCTCCCTGATTTGGAAAAGAAAAAACCCCCATCTTGCGATGAGGGTCTTCTTTAGATAGACTGGGCGCTAGCGTTACGTCCGCTGCTCTTTGTCTTCCGACGAGAAGAAAGTCGTGCCAGTTCCTGACGCAACTTCTGCTCCTCAAGGTCGGCATTAATCTCAGCAAGACGAGCCTGATGTTCACGCTCTACCTTACTCATCTTCTTGCCTGCCATCTGTACTGTGGTTTTGCCTTGCCCAACCTTAGTCTCATCCAACTTTCGTGTGATAGTCGAATGAGTCTTCTTTAGCGCTGGTGCGAATAGCGAACCAAAGATTGCTGGAATGACAAGGAAGGCACTAGCGAAGATACCCCACAGGGCACCTGCCATGCCAGCGCTTGCCGCCTTTGCCATAACTCCTGCCTCAACTGCTCCTTCAGCCATAACTTAACCCTCCACTCGATAGAATGCACCTGCATTAGGTGCGTGAATCTGAATAGCGCGATAACCTGGATGAAGCGGCTTACCCGTCGCATCCTTCTTGTGTCGCTTTAGAAATAGAGGAAGGTTCTTGAAGCCCAAGGTGAATCCCTCGGCACCAATCTCCCCATTGCTCCATACCTCGATATCATCACCACCCATCTTGCAACGGGTTACGACAAAGGACCCAGCCTCTGTACGAACTCGTGCTACAGTAGGAACTGCAGGGTTAGAAGAACCAACTCGAATCACACCACTCGCGGTCAAAACATCACTCATCATATACCTCTCATGTTGTACTCTAGAATATAGAGCGTTTGGGGAAAGTGTGCCCGACTGGACTTGAACCAGTGACCTACGGCTTAGAAGGCCGTTGCAACTATCCAACTGTGCTACGGGCACGCAGCCTAGGTTTTACCCTAGTAGTTGACTAGAACGGAATCTCGTCATCAGACTGAAAGTTACTAGAAGCAGTAACCTCATTCTCTCGGCGACGAACCGTAGTACGCTGAACAGGACTGGCCTGAGCAGCTGGGGCCGCTTCCTCTGCAGTCTTAGCAGTAGGACGACGACCATAGTTGATCTCGTTCGCCACGATCTCCGTAGTGTAACGCTCAACTCCCGCCTTGTCCGTGTACTTACGGGACTGAAGACGACCCTCGACCTCTGCTTCACTACCCTTTGACAGGTACTTGACTGCGTTCTCGGCAGCCTTACCCCAGACAACGATAGTGTGCCACTCGGAGTTCTTTACTTCCGTACCATCAGCAGTCTTATACTCGTAATTAGTACAGAGACGAAGGCTAGTCCGACTACGTCCGGTCTCCGTAGTAGAGAGAATAGGATCTGCACCAAGACGACCACGAAGTTCAACACGATTCTTATCTTTCATGACAACTCTCACTTACCCTTCTTATCGAAGGAAACTTATTGAATAGGACACAATAGCACGACATCTAGCCGACGCAGGAGGCTACTCCTTTATCTAGTTAATCATAACTATTGCGATGTCTTTGATTGCGATCAAGACTTCAAAGCACAGAAGCACTATAAGAAATGCACCTGCGAGACCTGCGGCTCCTAATAGAAGTTGTTTGATTTCATTGATCATTGTTTTCTCTATCTTAGGTTTACTCTCCAATAGGGAAGAACTAGCCGACGAAGGAGGCTACCCTCTATTTACGAGGGCCAAGATAGCAATGGCTGGCCAGATCAAACTAGCCGCAGTATAGAGAAACACAAACCACACAGGGACTACAATGTTTGCAGTTCCATTGATATGCTCCATAGTAAAGGATACAGTACTCATAAGGATGCTTCTCATTAGATCTCCTGGTGGTTTTCTTGACTGATACGAATGTCCCGCACAGCAAGCATTAGTGTATTGATACGGTCAACTCCCCAGACTGTTTCCAGCATTGCTACTAGGTAGGCAATGTTTTCGGCGTTTCGGTAGTTGATTTGAAAGAGGCGCGAGTCGACATTGTCCATAGGATCTACGTTTTCCATGTTCTTCTCCTACTTGATGTTTTCAGCGCGGGCGATTGCCTCTGCTACAAGGATGATACACTCAAGATTCTCGAAGTGCTTTTCGAGATAGTCCATACGGTAACGCGCCTTCCGGGATCCTTCTTTGATGTCAAAGTGTTCATCCCAAAGAGGAGCGGTATCCTGAAGCAAATTGAATGCTGTCCGGTACTCTCGAAGTTGTTCCTTTCGACCATCACGTGTGCTAGCGGTAAGGCTAACGTAAGTAAGGTGACGGAACCCATCAATGATCAGACTCTTTGTCTCGTACATCTATTCCTCCGAGGAATTGTTGTTGAACTTGAACTTGCGGCAACCATTCTTGGATTCCTCCTTGCGGGGATCTCCATGGTTACCGTTCTTGAAACCACCGCAAGCAAGCGTCATTGCGGCGACATCACGGCGGGGAACCTTTTCAAACTTCTTTGTCTTGCTCATGACTAACTCCAGTAAGTAGGATCAAGGATCTGAATGATCTTGATCACAGTAATAAGTAAGGTGATTGCCAGGATATACAGAAACGTCATCTTCATTATATGTCCTATACGTAACTGGAATCAAAGAACATCACTGCTGCGATGATCCAGTAAGAGATGCCAGAGATGAGACTGGCAAAAAGAAGGCAAGTTGTTGCGAAGCCAAGGCTATGAACCTCAGCGAAGGACTCGTTAACATTGAATGTAATCTTCATTGCATACTCCAACGGATGATGTCGATGATAACCATGAGAACCATGGAGAGAGCGCCAAGCCCCGACAAACAAAAGAAGAACAAAGTACCGAACTGCCAGTTATTGAGCTGGACAACATGATCATCAATCTTAATTTCGTGCATTATAACCTCACAGGTAAAGTTGCCAAAAGGCAAGGAAGAAACGAAATTGCCAAGTATACCAGACCATTAGATCTTGACCTGGTTAGCATTGAAGGTCATAGTCCAAGAACCGCCCAAGGCCTTAGACAGAATTTCTCCCCTACACATCGCAGTATCAATGTCGTCATGAGACTCACTGATTACGATGTTGGACGTAGGAACGCGGACAGTCACATTGATAAACTTATTCACAGTACACCTCTTACTTCTTAAGGGATTCACAGTATTCATTGTGTTTACTTGCAGCGAACTGGCCAAAGTCTTTACTTGATCCATCCTTTCCATAGATCTCAACGAACTCCTTATCAAGAAGATCGTAGTTTTCGTCTAGCCATCCATCAAAGTTCATCCAAAGATCAACAGGTATCATTTTCATTGTTTTTCCTGTTAGAGGGTTTGAAGGTAAGTTTCATATTCCCTGTTGATGTACCACTCAAAGTTGCGATCATCATCGCCGAGGTACTGGCGGGAACTTTCGAATTCTGTCACAAGACGGTCCTCATTGGCATCCCACCAGATTTCCTCAACTACTTTGTTGAGGTATCTGTTCAGGGTCTCTTTGCCAACAGGGCTCAACTCATGGGTAGTATAACCGTTCAATCCCGTCTGTATCCAGCGCTTGTGGTTCTGTGCCCACTCCTGCATCTGAACGGCATTGAAGTAGGCATTGATTACCTTCCTCTCTCTTGCAAGAAGAGCAACATACTCTTCATGGTCTTCGGCCAGGGCACGATACTCCGCCGCTGTTCTCTCTGGAATCACATCAAAAGGAATCTTCCTCTTTGCTACTTCGGCATCCAGGATTCTCAAGATCTTGTGCATATCCTCAACGGTATTCATATTCATGATTATTCCTCGTTGTCGTATTGATAGATCCTAATACGGAATGTAGTAGGATGAAGTTTTGCTACCTCTTGGGAAAACCTAATTGCCTGTCCGGGACTACCAGAGAACTGGAATACCCTATAGTCCTCGCAGCACCCCTTGTCACAATCTTTCCACGTAACGATAATGTTATGCTTTATTCGCATGGTGTCCTCCTAAGGACGTTAGAGGTCGGAATCGGGGAAGTGTCCATTATCCATTGCCTTCTCGGCATACTTCTGCATCTCTACCAGTGCATCCCTATACTCTTGGAGCTGGGGATATAAATGTAGTACTGCATTTGCTCTCTCAAGAAGAAACTTCCCATGAGAGATTACAGTCTCCATAGCCTGCTCATCCATCGAACTATGTCCGGGCACATGTTTCATCTTGTCACCTATATAAGGGGGTAAAGTCTTCCTGATAGGATTCGAACCTATCTATTACCATAAGGAAGTGATGCAGCCTTTGTGGCTACCAGACATGACATCTGATAGGTTAGCCTACCAACGGGCAGGTTGCAGGCTGTGGACCTATTGGACTACTAGGACGAGACAGAATCGCCCAACTCAACCAGGAGGTTGTTGAACTCTTCGATTGCACAGTCGGGGTCTTCAATCTTGCTGAGGAGGCCCTTCTGTCCCCAGAACAGATCGATGAGGCCATCCATGTCACCCTTGACGTTCTTGACCGTGAAGTCGAAGTGTTTCGTCAAGGTGGGGATTGCACTGTAGAAAGCATACGTCCCTCCAAACCGCTCCGAGTAAACTTCCAGAGTCGGAACGGAGTACAGGGTCTCGTTGATCTCCAAGCAGTCACGGAGGCGGATCCTGTTGATCTTGGCCTTCACCCACTCGGAGATGTACTCACCCTCTGCGCTGGGGAGGCCAATCGTGAAATTGACCTCGAAGCCTTTGTGCGCATCATGGAACATCCCGTGCTCCACAATGTACCACCCTTCTTTCTCGGTGTTGCCCCTGATGGCAGCCGAGATGGTCGGGCCACTGAACTCGGTCATAGAGACGCTGTAGGTCGTATCGTATCCCAGGAAGTTCATCCTCTTGGCGATCTCGGTCGCAAACAAGACAACGGTATTGAAATTGAAGATCATGCTCTTATCCATGTTGTCCTCCTTAGGACGGTGTAAAGTAATTCAATCATATGGGACTCGAACCCATAGCCATACATTGCGCTGATACTGAACCCTACATGGCATGTGGCCGATGAAAAAGGGGATTGAACCCTTCTCGTAGGAATCCTAATTGCTGAGCCTTGCACTCAACTGTGGGCGTGGTCACCCGTTCAGTATCTGTATAGCGAACACCCGACTGATCAAAGGCCCGCTGCAGCAGACCACCCCATGTTCATATAACTACCAGGGCAGGGTCCCATAATAGTCAGCCTATTTGTTATAGCCAGGTTTGCAACCCTGACTCTCACTAGGTTCCCATAAGCGGCAGGCGCACTTATGATTTTACTAGTAAACTCTCAAAGGATGACGTCTTGCAGTACGAGCAATAGGGTTTACATCCCCTATTATTCGCAATGTAACCTACTCGACGCCGTAAACTGTAGAGCCGAGACTCAAGACATATGGCCGACGCAGGAGGCCCCTTTGTCTTAGAAAAGAAAAGACCCTTTCGGGCCATCTCTTCAACCTTCGCTGTAGTCGAAGTCATCCAACTCATCGTGGTTGTACACGTACTCATTGGCCTCGTCGATGCGGGCGATCATCTCGTCCTCACCACCCACAGCGATACCGTAACAGTCTTCAAGCGACACTTTCTCAAACATGACAGACTCCTGGCAACGAGGACAAACCCTCACTGTACCTAGGCGACGCAGGAGCCCATTTATTTTCGCCTCTTTTTGATGATGGTCTTCTCCCTGACAGCCGCCAGACGTCTCGGAGCTGGAACTGCACCGGCCCATAGCGGAGTCAAGAAAAAGAACCCCCAGCCGAAGCCAGGGGTTAGTTACGCCCACGGAACGTCGTCAGGATCGACATTCGCGGGAGGAGCAGCCTTTGTGGCCTTTGCAGCCTTGGGAGCCTTTGCAGCCTTGACAGGTGCAGCAGCCACGACAGGTGCCGCAACAGGAGCAGCAGCCTTAGCCACAGTCTCCTGCTTGTCCAAGAAACGGCTGTAGGCGCAGGCGATGAAGGAGTCCTTCACCTTGCCATTCACCTCCGTTCCGAAGCTGCCACTGATGCTCACAAGACGTCCGGGGGTGCCCCACTTCTTGAGAGCCTCACGCTGCTTGCCCGTGAAACGCACAGTGGGAGCACTGTTCCCATCGACACTCTTCACGACGACACAGAGGACATCGCCCACTTCCTTATGGGTGGAAGTAAGAAACCCGACAAAATTGACACTGTTCATCTTCGACTCCGTAAAGGAAGGGTGACATTACCCATTTTCCTTGGGCGACGAAGGAGCCTGAAAAAAGAAACCCCAGCCGAAGCCAGGGTCTCTCTTAGACGAGTTCTCCAACGATGGAGTAGCCCGTGAACTCCTCGTCACCCGTTGCCGCCTCGAGAGACCCGTCCTTGGGGTCGATGCTCAGGATGCACTTGCAATCACCGGTCTCTTTGCTGTATACCCGAAAGTATACGAGTCCGCTGGGGCTTTGTGTCACTGTAAGATCGTACTGCATGTTCTCTTCTCCGTTTGGGGCGAAAGTTGCCCACTTTCTCTGGACGACGCAGGAGGCCAAAAGAAAAACCCTCCGACCGAAGCCAGAGGGTTAAAATTGGGGCAGTTTTGTGACATGCGCAGGTCATCCCCTCTTCTGTTTAAACATGTGCCTCCTTAGGAGATCCAGCACATGAGTTCCATCCCGAGTCCCGCGTACAGGTGCTCTTAACTTCGGCGGATGGACACCTACTCCCTTTGTTCGTTTTGCCTTGTCTAACTAGGCTCATCATGCTCCCCAGGGTTGGAACATGACTAAGAGGTCCGCGATTACCTCACAACACTTAGGCGACGCAGGAGCTCTCAACACTACTAGTTGATATAACCTTTCCGGCCTATAGCGGAGTCTATATTTTTTCGCCTCTTTTTGCTATTGGGTTCCTACCTGCTGACCGCCGAAGAGTCCGGGAGCTGGAGCCACCCCACTGTGTAGCGGAGTGAGAAAAGAAAAACCCCCAACCGAAGCCGAGGGTCTATCTTTAGCCGATCTTGAATGTGCTAGGCGGAAGCCGCCGAGTCCGCCCGTCTGGCCATTCGTTCCACCAGTGGCAACTGCCGTCATCCAGGATGATGGCGAACTGCGGCACGACCCCAGGGAACTTGGCTTTCCAGGCCTGGACGAAGACGCTCCTATCAGCATCCGCATCCCGCTCGGTTCGCCAGTCGTACGAGTGATACTTACCTGCCTTCATGGTGTCCTCCTAAGGACCGAGAGGCGAAAGTGCCTCATAATCTCTGGCCGACGAAGGAGGCCAAAAAAAGAAACCCACTACCGGCCTAGTAGTGGGAATCTGTCCTTCTGCCAATAGTCTTATCCAAGCCCGTAAGGCCGACCTGGGACTCCCCGTGTTTTAAAGCTAGTCTCTACCAACGGAGATGGCAGAGCGTCAACGCCCAGTGCTTTGGGCGACGTAGGAGCCGCCAACAAACCACTATATAGTTACTAGTAATCTACTTATATAGCGGAGTAACAAAAATAAAACCCCAACACATCCTACTGTGCTGGGGCTTTACCTCTCTATCCTGGTACGCAGTAAGTAGGATTACCACTACCAGGAACCCGTCCAAGAGGGGACGTAAACATGCCATCCTAAAGGGGATGACGGCCAGTTTTTCTGTTAGGCGGACTGGCAACCGCCCCTGTCTGATACATACCAGAGACCGACAGGCCTTCTCTGATACGGGTAGCGGCAGCCACCATCCGATGCTTTGGGCGACGAAGGAGCCTCGTAAGACCCCTGGTTGCCACAAGTTATCTGGTTATTCAGCGGAGTGGAAAAAAAAGAACCCCCAGCCGTGAGGCCAGAGGTTCTTTCCTTGTCAGCGTTTTCGGCCTTCCCACACCCGACAAGGTAGACGTTTGGGAGGTACCTATCCGTTATCTCTCGCATCTACTGGGACGGATCCGCCAGTATAGCAAGCGTGAACGCTCACTATATCTGGCCGACGCAGGAGGCCCACCAGACCTCTCGTTGGTCTAGCTTTGTTGCCAGGGAGCGAAGCCTACAATGCTCTGGGCGACGCAGGAGCCTCTCCAAGGGGGTGCAGAAATTACAAAATACACACAGGCTTTCGAGGGGGAGCGGAGTAGCGGAGTCGTTTGGCCTCTGTAAGTAAGTAGTAAAAAAAAGCTCACAAAGTGAGCTCTTTTGAAAAGGGTTGTAGAATAGGGCTTTAGTTCAAACTGTCAGTTCTCTAGCCGAACAACGAAAGTTGCTTTGGCTTAGCGACTTCCACAACCTTCACTTCCTTTACAGGAGCAGGTTGAGGAGCCACAATGGCCTTGGGCTTGTTGAAGCGGGCATCCCATTCTTCACAGCAATCTGTGCAGATTGTGACCCACTTCGCTGCCTTATATCGGTCATCTCGGAAGAGCCGCAGTGTATCACAACCACAGTAGCGGCTGCAATTGCGGCAAGGACCAGGATACTTAGCACCACCCATGTACTTCATGAGGATCTCCTTCATAGTAACCTCAGAGCTTAAGGCTACCACAAAGGGCAGCAAAGTGCGCAAGGAGGGCATTAGCCGGAGCCTTCTGTTCATCGGTCGCGTCGTACGACTCCAGCCAGGCAAGCCCCTCGCATGCACGCTCGATTTCGTCACGCTGGTAGTTGAACGTCTCCAAGGTAGTGGGCGTCTTGCCAAGGAACAGATCGAAGCGGGCGTACCCGTTTTCCCATCCCGTGACAATGGCCCACGCCTTCACGCCGATGTCCATCCGAGGAGCCAGCCTTGCAGCGGCTTCCTTAGGAACATACCCGAAGCGGTAACCATTCACATGGACCTCAACGGCATTTGCATCCTTGGGGTGAGCCACATTGCGGATGAGAGTAATCTTTACGCCCTCAACAAGCTCACGCTCAGCAACATTGACGTTACTAGAGTGCTGAAGGCCAGCCAATGCGAAGTTACCAACGCAACGGCTAGTAGGCTTAGTACCAGCAGTCTCTGCGACAACAACAGGAGTAGCAGGAGTTGCCTCGGCCACGGGCTCTTCCTTCTTGTTGTGCTCTGCAATCAGGTCAACAAGCGGACGCTGAGCCTGAGTTGCACGGTCAAAGAGCCAGTTCGAGAACTGGACTTCGTCAAGAAGGTTGCGTCCAACCTTAGCAGCCTGGGTGTTTGCAATTGCCCTTTGCAACGCTATGACCTGAGTCTGTCCGCGGCCAATGACAAAACCAAAGCGGGTGTCTGCAATGACCCACTTGTCTCCATCGCCCTCGCAGAAGCAGAAGTTCCAGCCAGCAGCAAAGACTTCCTTGACTTTGGTCTTGCTGAAAGTGCGGCGCACAAGCTTTCCTTCGCTGGTCTGGGACCATCCTTCTTTCGCAAAGGCAGGCTCAGAAATGCTCAGGATCTTGAGCTCCTCTTGTCCAGTAGCAGCCGCAACAACAGCAGCAGGCACGACTTCGATAGGAGCAGGGGGCTTAACAGCCTCCTTCTTGCCGAAGATGCGGTTGAGCTTATCGCTTATGCTGTCTTTTTTTGCTTCTGCAGTCTTTTCAACCACAGGAGCAGAGGCCTCGATCGTAATGTTCTCCTTGGTGTCAGGAGCAGCCTCAATCACTTCGTCAGCAAGGAAGATGGTAATATCATCCTCTTCCATCTCCTCAGTCACAGGATCTGCTTCATTCCCGAAGCGAACAATGACAAAGGTGTTTGGGTACGTACGACCCGCATGCTTCTTGTCCATCCACTTGAACGCCTCGATCTTTTCGACCTTGGCAGTGCCAGTGACGGACTCTGCGACGACCGTTACGTTGAACTCCTGAAGAAGCTCTCCGAAAGTCTTGCCGCGAAGCAATGCTTCTGCTGCTTTGTTCTCCGCCTTCAGCTTGCGAAGAATGTCGTTGCGACGTTGCGTGACCGTGTCTGCTACACTTGCAAGCCAGGTGCTCTGATCAACGTGGCTTTCTTCACGCTGATTGCCAGCAAGAGCAACGCCAGGCATACAGAGGATCTCCGTGATGGATTTGCCATCAAAGTCAGCCTCGCTGTACCTGAGGTCACGACCGCCGTCAATCATCTCTCCAAAGGCTTCACCCTTCATGGAGAGAACGACGTACTTGAAGTCGCCAGCCTTGGCTTTGATCTCAGCAACAAGTGCGAGTGTAGCAGGATTCATCATCCACTCAAGGAGGATCTCGCTGCTACCTGCAAAGTTGCCGATAAAGGTGCAGTTGCCGCTGACAGGGATGATGTAGGTAGGAACGCCGCCAGAAGCGCCGAACTCTCCCTCTTCATCCATAAGGATCTTGACGCAGTTCTCTTCGTAGCCAACAGTCTTGAAAGCATACGAGTAGACCATGCCAAGCTTGCAAAGCTTGAACATAGCTGCAATCTCCTCACTAGTAGCGTTAGGATCAGCTTTCACAAGGCGACCCATGACAATACGGTCAAACTCAGCATGTGCTGCGTAGACGGTTGCATTGTTGAGTTCTGCCATGTAACGCTGCTCTGCCCGAATGTCTTCGAACCTCATAGCAGACTTCTGCTTGAGACCATCCAGGTAGATCTTCTTGCGGCCGCTTGCAGTCCAGACTTCAGCCCAGACTTCCGAGCCCATACCCTGAGCAGAAGCAGCCCCAGGCACAGGAACGCTAACAGTCTGAAGCATCGCAGTTACCGTAGCCGAGAACTCAGCACGGTTGTGCTCTTCGCGGATCATAGCCTCGACCGTCTCGCCAAGCTCTCTATGGTTCTCATAGAGATTGTTGAGAAGCTTGCCCGGCTGAACAACTTTGCCATCAACAGTCATCTTATTAGCATGACGTGCGTTGAACAGCTCTTTGGCAGCAGGAGGCACAGATACTAGATACTGCGCAGGGCAGATAACCTTAGCATCTGGATTGCTAGCAATACGATAGCACAGCCAGCCCCATGCCCAGTTAAGGTACATGAGTGCAGCACCAGCCTCTGCGTACTTCTTGCCCTTGTTGCAAGCGTCTACCATATCCGACAGCAGAATGGTAGCAAGAACAAAGAGTGCCCAGATCTTATCCAGAGCACCGATACTGTTCGTCAGCACAACGTTTCCAGTCAAGATGCCAGTGGCAAACTTGTGGCTCTGCGCAACAGTGCCAATGGCGCTGGTGAACGGGCTGTCGTTGTTTGCTGTCATTACCTCAGCAAAGAGGCGAGCCTGGGTGGCGATATCTTCACGGGACTCCTCGGTCATCACGATGATATCTTCAACAGCTTCCGTGTGACGGATCTGCCATCCACCTGGTGCCATGGTAACACCCAAGAGAGACGGCCAGCCTGCCCTGACCTTGCCATTTGCCGTGAAGACTTTTGCATAAGGCATCTCCATCAGCTTTGCAAGAAGCTTACGGTCTTCTTTGAATGCTGCCACCTGACGAGCAAAGCGAACTTTGATTTCGTCCATGGCCTTTTGCGTATCGGCACTCACATCGAGGATCTTTGCCCGCCACTCAAGGCCAAGGCGAGCCAGCTTGTGCAGAATTCCCAGGAGGAACTCGTACAGGTCGTCGTCGTCGCCGCCCTCAGAAGCAACCTTGAAGGCCGTGGTCTCCTCGCAAGGGAAGAGCCAGAACTCAATGTCGTTCTTCTTACGGCCAACGATCTCAGGCAGTAGATCTGCCCCATACTCTTCTGCGTCGAAGAGCATAACCTCGATACCGCTGGTCTTGCCAGTCGGGATGCGAGTCGCAATAGCAGCAATAGCCATGCGACGAATGCCTGCAACCTTAGCCGCATCAAGGCGGTGCATGTTGTGCACAAGCACTGGAATTGCGCCGTTCGCAAGCTTAAAGAGCCGCAGACGAAGCTTTTCGGTATCTTCAACCTTCTTAGCAAGCTCTTCTGGCACTTTGCCCGTGACCTTGAGCCACAGCTCTGCCAGCGCAAGCCAAGGCAGCATCATCGGATAGCCGTTTGGCACAAGGCTTCTGCCCTTCTCGTCAACAGGTGCAATGTTCACCTTGTTGGGATTGAAGGACTTCGTGAGCCCGTTTGCCATGCTGGTCGCAAAAGACCTGAATACAGCAATTGGATTGAACCCGTGCAGGCGGCTAGCCTCAGCCATCAAGGCATCGCGGCCTTCTTCTTCTTCCTCTGCAGGAGCAAGAAGACGCTCATTAGCCTTGTTCAGGTTCGACATTGCATAGCCGTACGCTCCCTTCGCTAGATTGGCAAAACCAACACTAGCAATCCAGGGGCCCAACAGCATGGACCAAAGCTGCATGCCTAGAGTCCTAGCCACATCACTGTGACCGTTAGCCTGAGGCTGCAGTGCAAGTGCACGACCGCTATCCCGACGCAGACGAAGGTGCTTCTTCACCTCACTGCCGAATAGCTTGACCCCAGACGGGAAGTACCCAGCAGGAAGGATAATGAACATACCCTTGAACAAGCCGAGTACCGTAAGCAGTCGACGAATTGCATAGCCAACCCAGTCGATAGTCGATGCAAGCTCATCGCTCATCAGGTTGGTACCGTCGTACATGGCGGCAAGCCCATCACTCATGACCTTGGCTTCGCTAGCCTGGAAGGAAACAATCTCAGCAGGAGCCCAAAGCAAGCTGCCGAAATACTTATTCACTTCCTGCTGGCTGACCTTCTTGTCGACAGCGTGACCTGCAATCACAATCTCAGACACCAGCTTCTCCATTGCCCAGTTCGGGAAGTGGAACTTCTGAGAGTCGCGGACAATGATCCAGGTGTCACCATCACGGCGGATGAAGTCTTTGATCTCACGCAGCTCTTCACTGCTGAGTTCGGTGACTTGCATCTCACGGATCTTACCACCGCAGATACGGGTAAGTGCCGTGTGCTCAACCTTGCTGGCAGCAAGGATAGAGCCGTACGTGGCAGGTGCCTTGGTCTTCACGTCAGTACCAATTCTCTCACGGCCGGTGAGCTCGTTCCAGACATTTCGGATGGTCTGGTTCATCTTGTCAAGGAAGCTCATGGGCTTCTCCTTCTGGCTTTCGCCAGCTTCGACTGGGGCGGATTCCCCAGTGTTGTTGTCTTTGACTGCAGTCCACTTGCCTGTTGTGTGACGGACAATTGGTGTACTGTACAGGCAGAACTCTGCATTGTCAGCGAGGATCTCCTCACCTTCAACGTCAGAGTTTTCCATCTTCATGAAAGCAGCCAGTGCCGTCAGTGCAAGCGGCAACACTACCACGAAGGCAGGAAGCCCAGCTGCAAGAGCCAATGCCGAAAGAACGGCACCTGCTTTACAGAACGGGATTTCATCCCATCCTTCCTGCTCCTTAACGCGCTGCTCATACTCCTGACATTCCTTATGGGTTTTCTCGTAACGCGCTTGGATTTTCGCTTGCTCATTCTCGTACTCCGCTTGCTCTTTCTCGTACTCCGCATAGTACGCTGCAAGAAGCAAGGCAATCTCAGGATTGCTGGGGTCTGTCTTTTTCGCATGTTCTGCTTTATTGTATGCAGCCATGAGACAATCCTCACCATTGACCTTGCAGCTGTACCCAGGAAGCAGAAGCTGAAGTGCTTCTTCGTACCTGCGCACAATCTTCGCACCCTCTGCGCGAAGAGAGTCTGCCTGAACGTCAATGGCAGTCTTGATCCACGCATCCAGCACAGCAGCAAGAGCTTCGCCCTTGAGAATCTTCTCTGGGTTTGCTGCAGCTTTTCTTGCGCTAACCAACTGATAGCCACCAGGAGTCTTCATCCATTGGTAACCTTCTTTGAAGGCCTCAATCAAATCAGAAGACAGTTCTTGAGACGTATAAGCACTCGTCTCAATCGTATGCCTAATGGCTGCAATACCAGCGCGGCTAGTTTCCAACTCAGTTTGAGCCAAGAAGTAATTACCCTGCAGCTTTGCAAGGGCCTTATTCTGCTTGTTGAGCTGGCTGAGCGTCAAAGGCTGCCGAGTCTTGATGTGATAAACAACCGATGATTGCTTATTCTGCACATACTCAGTAGCCCAAGCCTCAAACCGTGCATTGTTCACGCGGCTAAGAACTACAACGTCTAGCCGATGATTGCGATCAGCAGAGATTGCTTTACGGCATGCCTGGTATTGGTCATACGACTCATTGCCAAACTTTGTTGCCAGCTCATCTCGGCTTTCGACAACTTCCCAAGGAAGAACCTTGAGATCACGAATACCAGAGTGTTTCAAGAAGAACTTCCTGATAGTCGTCCGCGCACTGCTGAACTTGTGAGCAAAGCCTTTCGAATTTGCATCAAGAGTCTTGCGCGTCATTACCGTGGTCACGCTACCATCGTTGAAGAAAGTATGGACCGTGCTGGCTGTTGTGCCATTGTCAGTTACAGACTTACTGTAACTGGTGCCGTTCTTGGCGACATGCCTGGTATCCATTGTCGTTGGGTTAATGAATAACATGTTGCCATTGGCAAAGGCTGTCTTAATGAAAGTCTTCCAGTCGTTAAGGCTGGGCTTCTTCATCAAGGTCCAGTTCTTGTGGAACATCTCGATGTACGCACGTTCTGGCTTGTACTGATCAAGCTGGACAATTCCACCAAGCATTTCTGTGGCAGTCTTCAGCTCAACACTGCTATTGTTGCGGTTTTCACGGCCAAAGCCCCAGTCTGCAACACCAGCGCTGGTGGTGAGAACAAAGCCAAACTCCAGCCAGTTGCCTTCCCCGTCAGCCTTATCAACAACCCAGGGCAGGTGAGAGCCGCTAAGCATTTGCTCTTGGTAGACACCACGAGCCACACAGAAGCCACCTTTGTGCTTTGCGTTAATGCGCTTGCAGGCTTCCATCGCTTCCTGCGCACCAACTGCACGGTAGCGGAAGGTGTCTTTGGTTACAAGACAAGAGACTTCACTTGCCATGAACTTTGGCTTGCTCTTCGACTGACCGAGGAACTCGATGCAGAGGTCGTTAACGACCAAGACAGCCGCTTCGTACCTGGCTCGAAGGATACGCCAATCCTGGGCAGTCCAAGCCTGCTTCTTGTCCTTCATAAGGGACTCGATGCCAACCCAGAACTGCTCCCAAGAGGGATCGTGACTTGCTTCCGCAAACCACGTTGCCATCTCCTTGTCCTGACGCAGGATGCTGGCAAACCGGACAATAACGTCCTTGCGCAGAGTCTTTGTCTTACTGGTACGCCTATCCCCGTCTTTGTCTTTGCGGGTGAACGTACGAGTAGTGCCGAAATGGCGGAAACGGAACAGGTCAATCTTGCGCTGATACATCTCAATCAAGATGTTCATTGCAGCATTAGCCGAGTAGTTCCTAGGGGATACCGTCAGCTCATTGCAGATTTCTGCCCAGACCTGCTCAGGGGTCTTTTCCTCTTCCATCTCTTCCTCCTTGGCCTTCTCCACTAGAAGATCTAGCGGATCAATGTCCTGTTCTGCTTCCTGGTCGAGGTCTGCAAGAGCAGCTTCTGCCGCAAGAACCTGCAGGTGCTCTTCCAAGTCTGCCGCATCGCGTTGCGCGGCTTCACGGTCAGCCGCCATGAGCTGAGCCGCATACACGTCATCGATTGCCCCGCCATCCCAGTCACCAGGATCGGTGAAGGGAAACTCTTCGACCGCATTTTCGAGGGCATTTGCCATACCAGCAGCATACTCATTGAGTACGCAGGTATCGCAGACGTAGCCTTCTTCCTGCGGTATTCCGCAAGCGCAGGTGGCAGGCTCAGTAGCACGCGCCTCAGCCTCAGGCAGAAGCTCAATAAGACGCCCAAGAAGAGATTGCGGCTCTGGCTCGGCAGGTACAGTAACTGGTGCAGGAGCAGGTTCATATGCAACAACCTCCCGCGCAGGAGACTCTTGGCCCAAGAGCTCTGTCAGACGCAGCAACAGGGACTGGGGCTGTGGCTCAGCAGGAGCTTCAAGCAGATCGCCCCAATCTGCGTCGACCGTTTCTTCTTTGCAGTCTTCGGCACGATTCTTGCGAATAGCGAAGAAGGCAATTGCAGCAAGGGCAATGACGGCAACGGCCACCATGCCAGTCGCAAGCCCAAGACCTGCGACAACGGCGAGAACGGGGCTGTTTGCCTGGACTTCCCGCAGCTTAGCCACGGGAGACACAGGAGTAACATCCACCTTGGTGGTCTTGCCCTTCTTGGCCTCACGGGCCTTGAGGGCTTCAACCAGGCGCTCCGCCTTTGCCATTTCCCGCTTCCTGCGCTCTTCGGCCTTTACGGCCTTGGCGGCTTCACGTTCGGCCCGCTCTGCGTCGACCTTCGCCCTGTGAGTGGCAATGCGCTCTTCACGCTCTGCCTTCCTCTTGGCCCGCGCCTTAGCGTTCGCTTGCTTGATCTCGGCAAGGACTTTCTTGTCGTTGGCCTCGATGAGCGCCCATGCTGCGTCGACCTCTGCGTTCTCAACCTCCCGCTTAATCTCGAAGGGGATGTTGCGGACGGCTGCCTCATACTGCCAGGCCACGTCGTCATCTTGATCGAACGTTTGGATCTCGGCCTGGGCGGCAACCCAAGCCATGTTGTCCGCCAGCAGCATGCATGCACCTCGAAGGGTCCAGCCTGCTTTGAATGCCGTTCCCTCAACGACCATGTTGAGGAGGGCAGCATATGCCCTATTAAGGAGCGTGAGGTGCCGAGCCTCGCGTGCAAGGCGACGCTCTTCCCGCTTTTCGCGTGAGGTGATGATCTCCTGTCGGCTTTGTGCGGCAGGGTTGTATCCCTGGACTTTGCTGCGGCGGGGGTGGAAGGTGGGACGACCTGCACCCTCGGCCCTGACAATGATCTTCTTGGCGGCGGGCTTAGCAGTGGCCTTGCGAGCCACCTTGCGCTTCGACCGCGCAGCCGACACTTCCATGCGCCGTTGGTGACGGGCCACGCGGGCAATGAGCCCGAGGAAGGCAATCGCAGCCTCCAGCTTGGCGATTGCGTCGTTCGTTGCCTTGGCTTCTGCGCGGCGCTTAACGCCACGAGCCTTGGTTTCTGCCTTCGTTGCTGCAACCTTGGCCTTATGGGCCTTTGCGCGACGCTGACGGCGGGTCATACCCGCACGGTCAAACTTGACAACGGCCTTTGCGACCGCCTTCTTGGCCTTCTTGGCCTTGGCCTTGTAACCGTTTGCAACGAGCCAGCGGTTCAAGCGACGCACGGTCCACCGCTTCTTCTTGGCCATCCGCATGCCGTACGCCAGGCGCTTCTTCAAGCGCTGGACAATCTTGGCAATGGCCTCAGGGTCGATGCCCGTCTCGATGGTCGGGCTGTTGTTCGAAGAGACCAGCGGGGTCACGCCGGGTGCTGCCAGCAGGCAGACACCAAGGAGGAGGATGACGATTACGCTCGTCAGGCGGGCCACGAAGGCCAAAATGGGGGACATGTGTCCCTTACTGGGGTTCTTAGCCCCAATGAGGCCAGCAGAATTGCCGGCGTTGGTTTCGTCGTGCGTGCGGAACTTGGCCCGGACTCGGGCCAGAAGGAAGGCCAGCGCCAGGATTGCTCCTGCAATGGCAAGGTCCGTGAAGACCTGGGTCAAAGTGACAGCGAGGCTGTCAGTCATTTCGATGGACTTCATGCGGAAGCCCTTACCCCCTTGCGGGGAAGACGTGGAGAGATTTCCCCACATTGGTTGTTTTTCCAGTCGGCCGAAGCAGGCCATGCCCCAAGGCAGGTTGCTGCTCCAGGAGACGCTGCCCACCGGCTCATCACCGGCGAGAAGGGGTCCTCCGCTATCTCCGTCGGAGAAGCGGTTGTGCAGGGTCTGGGTGAAGCAGGCCTGTGCTCCAGGAGTCCATGGAGGAACTTGTTCGCCAAGGTCCCAGACGTTTTGCCCACGCTTTACAGCGTAGAATTTGACGTCCTCCACAGGCAGAGTCCGACCAGTGGTGGCACCCCACCAACGCAGGTCGGGGCTACACTCTTGGCCGATATCTGCCAAGTCTTCTGGGATAGCATGCTTTCCTTGCTGCTGGTGAAGAACGGCTGTTGCGTTGTCCCGCCAATCGGTGCTGGCATAGGTGCAGTGAGCCGCCGTCCTGATCTGGCCCTGCCAGTGGAAGGCGCTGCATTCGCCGTTGTGAGCGGCGACGATTTCGCCCATACCAGCAGGAGCCTGCTGGATGGTATCGCCGCACCCACCAAGAACCATGGCGAGAAGAGCCATACCGCCAAAGAGCAGCTTGTGCAGCTTCTGGTGGGCGATGAGCTTCTTGGTCACGATAGAAAGCTCACGCACATGGTAGTGGTACTCCACATGCAGAATGAGGTCAATAGCCGTGAATGCAAGGGGGCCAAGGCCCAAGATACACACGAAGGCCTCTCGGAAGGTGGCGATAAGCGCCATGGGGACGAAGATGGCGATTGTGAGGATGATTGCAATGTACAGGCGAATAGGCATGACAGACTCCTTGGCCTTATTGGCCGTGATGGTGGCAAGGTTGGGGGTGATGGCGAGGATAGGCTTAACCATCCACTTTGGGCAGCTCATCTCAGAGATAAGCGTTGCCATGGCGAGAACAGCCGCAATTGCAGCCATTTCAACGACGATGCTAACCAGGGCACCGTTCATAAAGTTGACACTGAACCATGCGTCCGTGACAGGACAAACCGTGAGGGCGTGGTTCCACGCCAGAACGATCGGGACCACAAGGCCCAGGACAATCAGGAAACCAATGACGATGGTGCGAAGGTTGGACATGAGAAACTCCTTGACCTTGATGGTCGTGGTGGCGGCAGCGAGGATGAGGCCGAGGATGGCGAGGATGAGGTAAGGCATGAAATTCTCCTTGCCCTGATGGGCGTTGGTGGTTTCGGTGTTGAGGCTACGGAAAATCCGCCCCTGCATACCCGAGTGGGAAGCAGCGGTCTTGAACTTCCCAGTCAGGTCCATGGTGGTCGAAGAGAGTTCCCGGAACTCAAAGTCCTGGTAGGACTTCTCCTGCGACAACGCAATTGCGCTGAAGCAGTTGCGGGTCTCAGACCCGTTGCTGTAGCTAACAGCGCCGATGGGCTCATCCCCTGCGAGAAGGACACCACCGCTATCGCCACTACGGAACCAGCCACCATGGCCAACCACATCATCCTGGCTGTCGTAGCAGTAGCGCTGACCCTTGCTAAGGATCTCCCACTCACCCTGCTGGAACAGGGCGGTGTTGGTGTACAGGCTAGCGCTGTACTCGTTCTGCTGAGCCAGTGCGTCCTGTGCTCGGTTTACGCTACCATGCCAGCGCTCAAGCATGAGGCTAGCAGCGCGGTTGTTAGGGCTGAATGTCTCAACGTCGATGTCGCTCCAATCGAGGTTACGCCACTCACCAGTGGTAGCACCCCACCAGCGAAGGTCAGGGCTGCATTCCATGCCAACGGTGTAGAGGTCATTGCCCAATACAGGGACACTGACAACGTGATCCGTGTTGATACGGACCACTGGATCAGGGGTCTCACCCGTCTCCTTGCCAATGATGTATGTGTCGACATCACAATGGGTAATGCCGTACATGTGGCCCTTCCAGGCCCAGCCCGTGCAATTGGTACCCTCATCAGGCGAGTACTGGCCAACACCAGGGTGGGGGAAGCTGGTAATGCGCAGGGCAACCTGCTCATACTCAGCGACAGCGTAGGGGTCAACGAGATCCTCGAAGGAGGGCTGAGCCCACAGGCCAGCAGTCTTGCCGATGCCGAAGGTGACAAGGCCACCAATGACAACCAGGGTGACGATGGCCAGGACGATGAGGGGGTGGTTGTTGTTGTTCATACGAACCTCGGCGGGGGTGATGGGCGCGGTCTTGTTGGCGGTCATGAGATAGCTCACCGTGTTGGAAAGGATGACAATGCAGACGAAGATGGCGAGGACGATAAGGGCAATAGTCATGGCAGACTCCTAGACGCGTGCCTGCTCAATTGCAGGGCTTTTTGGAACCCAATGTCCCACCCTAACGGTCAGAGTTTTACGTTTAAAGGGGGTGGGCTAAAACGAATAGGGGTATGGGTTGTTTAAGGGTCCCAGTATATAAAGTACCCACTCTTTTCCATAAAAATAAAAATATAAATATATAAACCTATATAGAGTTCTTTAGGCAAGTCTACGTCTTTCCCAGACCTATACCCCTTTCCCCCTAGCTTTTCCCCTAGATTTTTTCCCCAAATATATATAGAGGTTTTGTCCTTATACATATATAAGGCTCCTTATGGTATCAAGTTAATAAAGTTTAAACTTTAGTTTGATTACTAGTAAGAAGTACTCTGTTTTGGCTCATTACAATGATATAAACAAGGCTAATGGTAAGAAGCCTAGATCTTCCCACGACAACAGTGCAGGGCGTGGAGCCGATAATCTATATAAGAATGCGGCGCGGCTTTCTCAGCCTACTTATACTGGAACGTTATCTGGACAAGTTATTGACCCATACACCTTGGGGAACTCGTTAGAGTTTTCCCCTAAGGAAGACGGTATGCCTTTTGACTTACAGGCTTTAGAGGATACTAACATTAGCGTAGCTGAGACAGCAAAGGGCCTTCCTACTAGGGAGATGTCTATCAGTGAGGATAAGTCCTTTACTAAGACTAGCCCCCTGTTAAAGGACTCTAGTATGGTCTCTGGGAACCGTAATACTAATGGTCTTGGCGGCGTGGAGGCCAGTACACAAGTGCTACTTGATAGGGTGGGGGAGATACTAGATAGTGACTTAGATTTACTAGAGAGGGCTGAGCCTCTTGATCAAAGTAGTGCTACGAGTATCAGTCTTAAGGAAGCTTTTCAGAGTGCCTTAGACGCCAGTGATCCTAATACTATAGATGTTAATGCTTTCTTCTCTAACAGTAGTCTTGGGACTTTTCTTGGTAGTGATCCTGACTTATATAAGGACTTACATATAACACCTCAGAGTGCTGCTAGAATGAGGTCGCACCTTGCTGCTGTTAAGCATGGTACTTATGCTAGTGTGCCCTTAATATGTAAAGGATATGAGAGTTGCCCTATTCGCAGCTCATGCTGGTTTGCTGTTAAGAGAGACAATGGAAGTGTTGATCTTGCCTCTAGTAAATTCCCAGTACTGCAACCTTGCCCCGTAGAAGCAAGTATTCTCCAGGTTAAGGTTAAGCAATACTGTAGTGAGAACTTTAGAGATATGAATAATATTACTCCTAGTGTTATTAGCTTGGCGACTAAGCTTGCCGAACTGGATATCTATGAGATCCGGGTTAATATGCTATTAAGTCAAGGAGATAGCCTTGGCGAGGGTAGAGACTTGATGCAGGAGGCTGTACTAAGTAGCGACTTACACGGCAATCCTGTTAAGACTGCGATGAAGGAACATCCTGCTTTTGCGTTAAAGGAACGTTTCCAAAAGATGCGCAGTCAGCTAATGAAGGAACTGTTAAGCACCCCAGAAGCCAAGTTAAATGCTAAGGCTAAGATGGAGTCTACTAAGGTTGAGAGTGTTAGTTCAACTATGACAAAAATGTCTGCTGCATTAAGTAAGATTAATAGTCTAATAAGAGATAATAAAGATGATCCCTTTGACTATGATGAATAAGTAAGAAGATAGATGGCCTCTGCATACACATTAAAAGATTATCTTTTAAATCCAGATGCAGATCCTATAAAAGGAATCACTGCTTTGGCAGGCAAGTACAGAGGTAGTAACTATCTTTCTGAAGTTGATGCTAGTGCACGTGGTACTTTTACTCTTGTTAAAAGTATTGCTAAAGGAACATTCAGATTTGGATCTGAGGTTGTTAAAGCGCTAAACGATAAGACTAATTTCAAGCAGTACTTGATGACTGCTACAGATACTGCGATAGGCAAGGGCGCACAGTTAATTGGTGCTGCTCCTGGTAAAAACTTTATTAACTTTACAGAGACTGTACTTGCAGAAAAGACAGCATTATTTAAAGATGTAACTGCGAAATTAGCATCTTATGCTGCAGCAGGCCAAGGCGATACTTTTGGACAAATACTGAGTGGAGCTTCAAGTCAAGGCATTAGGGATTTAAAATTAAAACTTTCGGCAATGTCAGTCTTTAACTTTAAGACACCTGACATTATTAGAAATGCTATGATTGTGGACATTGAGACTGGTGGTCTTGGAAGAAATGCTCCAATACTTCAGCTTGCCATGATTGATATGGAAAATCTAAATCAGATCGACAAGTTAATTTCAACCCAAGAAGGTAGAACTTCGATTACTCGGATGTCACCTTCTGAGCAAATGGAAAAAGGATTTCTTGCTTTAGATATGATGCCTACTGCTTTGCTTACTGACACTGCAGCGGAGAATGCCGCAGGTGAAGCAAGAGAAAGAACATATAGAGTTGTTGAGCACACCCCTGAAAGCTTAGATAGTTTCAGAACACTCTTTGGAGGATGGGCAGAAAGTAAATATGATTTCCTTAAAAAGTTCTATGAAGAAAATGCAGGTGCTGATGGTGCCATAGATGATGAGAAGATTACAGGCATCTTTAAAAAACTAGAAGAGCAAGGGTTTGTTGAACTTGCAGACGGCCAGCGTATTTATAGCCAAAGAGAAGCTGCTAAGTGGTCTATGATATTTGCGAAGCAAGGAAGTGACAATAATAAAGCATTAATTGCTGCAAATATGACCTTTGAATCCTTCAGACTTGGCAAACTTTGGGAATACTTTACCCAGAATGTTTCTGATAAAAGCAAATTACCAAACAAGAATAAATTCTTTACCGCTATTGTTCCTTCTGTGGATGACGCAGGAGAAAGACAGATATCTGTTATTCGACCAGCAGATGACGGAATAGGAGCGCATGTCAGGGATTTCAAAGGCAATTACAATGTAGCAATGTTCCCAGAGGACCGTGTTCCTTTAAATCAAGATCCTGATATTATGAAAGCTTTCAGGACTGGACCAGAAGGAATTCAAGATCTATCAGAAATTAGACAAATGTTTGATGCATACTGGAAGTCACAGTATAAAAGAAACATTATGGATCCTACCAACTATCACTATACACAAGGTGTGGATAGATTAAGAATGGAAGGGAAAACCAATGAAATGATTAGTCTTTTCCCAATGTGGGAAAAAAATATAGGACAAGGACTTCATAACAAAGATCAGCTTGAACTTACTAAGATGTTATTTTCTGGTCTTATGCAAACTGGATATATTCCAACAGGGCCAGATGTATTTTCTGGTACAAAAATTGACTGGGCATCTAGGGCCTTCTATGGAGCAAAGGAAGAGCATTTAGCTTTGATGGACACAGTTCTTCAGGGAAAACTTTTAACAGATGCAAAACTGTATGAAACAGTTAAAGATGTCTATACCGTAAACCAAGGAAAAGAAACCGCGTCAATTGGTGGACAGATGAAGTCCCTTATTGCGGCAACAAGTATACTGTTTGACAGCAAGAAAAGAGGATGGCTAAGTCTTACTTCATACTTGAAAGATACGGAACTTGAGCCTATAACAACAGATGCACAAGGTAGAGTTCTTTTTGATGTAGATGAAAGCAGTGCAAATCCTCTTCTTGCCAGATGGAATCAGGGAACAATAGGTGATGTAACAAAAAATTACAACATTGACAAGGAACTTCTTAGGATTCATGAGACTGCTAATCTGGTATCTGGACAAGCATCTTTGTTTGATGCAAAAAAGGAATTAACTGTTGATGCTTTAAAATTGGACGAAGAAGGTAATCCTATTATCAAAAGAGAATTGCCTTATCCAGATGAAAAGCCAGGAAAGGTTATTAAATTAGAAAACGCGGAAGGCATAGTAGATGAAGTTATAGTTAATAGGCCTATGCCAGTTGCTGATTTGAGTGGTGAAATTCAATATCACACTGAACCAATCAATATTCAGACTGATGCCTACGAGCCATTTAACCTTGGAACTCGACAAGGCCAAGTCCGGCATGAAAAAGTTACAAAGGATGGAGCAACATACTCTTTCTTTAATAAGACGCATGACTATCATCTAGTAGACGATATGAAGAAAATGCACGCAGACTTGATTGCAGGCGGTGCAAGTGCGGAAACAGCGCATAGGCGTGTTTTTGAACATATGGTTGGGCAGTATGCTGAGAGTGAAAGCATTGCGAGTAGGGGATTAACTCCAGAAAGTTTGATGGAAAGGTTTGAGACTTTAACAGGAAGACTTCGGGAACCAAATGGAAGTCTTGGACAGAAATTGACTGATGAATTAAAGTTGAGATTTGATCAAGGTGATGGAGCTCTTACCCGGCAAATAATAGAACAGACTAAAGGAACTCTAGATCAAATTTTTAAGAATGTTTCCTCTAAGGGATATGGTCTGACTATAGGAGGTCTAGGTAGAGGACTACATGAATTGAGTAGTTCTTTAAGTGCTGTTAAATTTGCAAGACCTCAAAGTGTTGGTCACTTTAAGGCGATGGCTAGCCTGACAATGCAAGGATTAGGAAAAATAAAACTACAGAGAGAAACCGCAGATAGGTTTCTTGCGAATGCTGTTTCTCCTGCGGGTGCGGGAGGAAAGATTGCGGTATCTGCGCTGAAAGACGCAAGTTGGTTTGTTTCTAATGTAGGAAGAACTGCTGGTGCTATAGGTGGAATAGTTGGTGCTGGGCTTGCTCTTGCAGCCGATTACATGATTGATCAACCTAGTTGGAAACCAACAACTGAAGCAATTTTAAAAAAGAGTGGTGATGAGAAACAAATCTTAGAAGGCGGTAACTATGCCGCTGGCGGAGATATTAAGAGTGCTTTGACTTCATACACTGCACCAATTGACAAAACAAATGATGCTGGTGTTGCACTCCAGGCAGTTGATGGTGCAAAGGTTGACTACGCGGTTGGTGACGGTGATACAGTTGAATTGATTAGCAAAGGCTTTCTTGGCATGGGCAGAAGAAAGCTAGGTAGTGTGCGCGTATCTGGCATTGACACCCCTGAAACAGCTCACGAAGGAGTAGGTACTGGGCCAGGAGAAATGGCATATGCTCAACCTGGTAAAAATTACTTAACAAATGTTTTATCTGCAAGAACAGGATCTCAAGTTGTAGTTGGCGGAAGACAAACTTTTGGTCGTTCAGTTGGTCTTATAACAGACCAAGAAGGAACAAACTATTCATATGAAATGGTTAAGCAGGGACTTGGTTCAGTTCTTTTTAGAGAAAAATCTACGGAAGATTTAGTTAGCCAAACAGCTTATATGCAAGCTGAATACTCTGCAAAAAGCAAAGGCAAGGGCATGTGGAGTCAGCCTTTCTATTTTGGAGCTCAAAGCGGAATGGGTGGAGCTGAAAGAAAAGGATGGAATACTTTAAGTGCTTTTAGTTATAATCGTTTTCATTTTGATAAAAGCCCAGGCACATCTGAGTCTCAAATGATTGAAAGATATGATCAATCTCCAGAGTTAAATAGTATAAATAACTTAACCAGTTCTAGTTCTCAGCTCAACTCAATTACACCTATTACTTCTTCTGAGTCTGGTAATAGTAGAAAATTAATGATGGCAGAGATGCAACAGGCTGCATTAATGGGCAGCATGCAAAGAAACCGAGGCCGTGGTAAGGAAAGACGATAATGGCAAATTTTGTTACAGAAACATTGACATTCATTGGAGCATTGCTGTCTAGCACACGTGCAGCAAAACATGAAATTGGAAATACTCTTTATGAAGCTCTTCTAAAACAACAAGGAACAGCAGCTCTTGGCATAAAAGAAAGTTCTGGTTTTAAGAAATTTATAAATCAGAGAGTCCAAGAAGCTGCTAGCGCCAGTCCTACATTTAGTAAGAAAGGAGTGGCGGGCGGTTCGGCAATTCTTGCAGGTACTGCGATAGGAGCATTTGCTGGCTTAGGAGCTTCAATCCTTTCAGGAGATCCAGGAAATCTTAGTACAACAATGACTGTTGGAGCAACACTTGGTGCATTTGCAGGTCGACGTGCCGGAAGAATAGGCTCATTACTTGAGAAAGCTTTACCTAAAGGGGAAGACATAGCTCAAGACTTTGCAAAATTTTCTACTAATGAAGAAAAAATAGCAGCACAAGAAGCAAGTAAAGTAACTCCTCCTCGACAAATGGCAGAGCCTGCTCCACCTAGAAAGGTAATGGAGGATGATCCAAGCAATTATAGTCCTGCACAAAAACGCGCAGTACAACAGTTTGAAGAGCAAGAGGCTGAGATTAGCAAACCTAAGCCACCGCCTGAAAAAGTAGACGAAGCAGCATTATATGCAGACGATGTTGAGAGTGAAGGACAAAAAATTGCTGATATGAAGCGGCAAGAAAGAACCGCTCCTGAGACAGATCCAAAGAAGAGAAAAGAAAATAGGAAGGCATACCAAGAAGCAAAAAGAGAACAACAAGAGAGCAGAGAAACAACTCAGCAAGAGGAAAAAACACAAAAGTCAACTCAAAGAAAAACAGCTGCTGGTCAGACAATTGAGCAGGAAGCAGAGACTCAGACTGACTACAATGAACTAGGCCAAAAAGCAAATTCAATTGCAAGCCCAAATCAAGGTATGAATAAAGACTTTGGACCTTTAAGTAAACAAGGGACAGGAGCTAGTCATCTTGCAGACTTTGCAGCAGCACCAGTTATAGGTGCAGCGGTTGGTGGCGTCCAAGGGGCAATGGCATATGACAACTCAAAAGATCAAGAATTTCAAGGACTTAAGGCTACGGGTACTGCAAAGGCTTTTACTCAAGGAGCAATGAAGGGAGCGGCAGTAGGCGCAGTAGGTATTGCTGCAGTTAAAGGCGGACAAAGAATGTTTGGTGGCTCTGGCACTAAGTCGTTGACTAGTAGTTTTCTTCAAGGAATGAAAGTAGGAGACAGAGTTGAAAGTCAAGGATGGGCGGAAAGTTCACAGCTAGGTACAAGAGCTTTGAGTGAGACTGCTAATGAAAGTGGCTTAAAGGCAAGTCTTGACACAATGGAAGATGCAAGCCGTCAACGTACAGGTCTAGAAGAGCAAATTACGAAAGCTGGGGCTTACACTCCTGATAATGCAAGAGCATTCCACTCTCAGACAACAGACGACATATCAGGCATGTCTAAAAGTGAATCAAATCAAAGACTTAGAGATATGTCACCTGCAGATAAAACTCGATATACTCAAGGTGGAGAATTAAATTCATTAGACAATAAAGTACAACAAAGCGCAAACGACTTTGTTAACTACAACACTGGTGCAGATTTAAATCAAAATCGGCCTGGTAAAACTATTTCAGAGCTTCCAAACTTAGCAGCATTCTATGGTGGCCAGGCAGCAGCCGGTGTACAGAAAAGCATGAGTGCAACGAGAAGTTTCTACAAAGAAAACGTTGCACCTGAAGCAAAAGCGGAAAGTTCCTCATTTTTTCGCAGAAGAAATCCAAACTATCTGGGTATGGCAGATGAGACTGAAGCTTCAATACTTGATGTGCCGCAGCATCATGGACCTGCAATGTCAGGTTTTAAAAGCGGTATGTCTGGTCTGGGTGGTGCTGCAGTCTTTGCGGGTGCCGCTGGTGTGGCTGCCTATACTGGAGCAATGAGCAGTGCAACAAATGGAGGCCTTGACCATCCAGCAAATGTACTGACAGGGGCAAGAGATAAATACATGAGTGCTCAAGCTCAGATGCAAGCCGATTCAAGTGAAAGAGTAAGAATGACAAACCCAGGAGCCATTGGCTTGAATGATATAGAAGAAAATTACTTTACAAATCCTTCTATGAGCCCAACAAGAGGACGGCATACTCCGGGTAAGTATAACGACACTGGAAACCTTACACTAGCTCTTTCAGCTTTAAGAAGAGGTTAAGATGGCAAGAAGATTTGAAACGCAAAGGCAGTGGATTAATGATAATTTCAACTCTCGTGCTAGCTTTATTGAAAATGAACTAGAACTTACAACAAAAGGATTGGCAGGAGCAATGTCTTCTGTCATTAATGATTGGGGTTTTAATCGTCGTATGGGCGCAGATGGTAGTCATTTTAATGCCCATTTTGGTAGAAGATGGTCAAGAAATGGAGGTTTTCGCCAAAATAATTATGTTGCTCCTGTAGTGCAACAAGGATCAGAAACAGTTTGGAGACGAGGTTTAAGTAAGAAAGAACTTTACACGGCCTGGGACGATTATATTATGAATAGTCAAGGATTTGGAACTGGCACCAGACGAGTCGCTTATAGGGCCTTAGGTGGCAAAGGTTCTAGTGTAAATAAATTCCTTGCAATTGGTGGAGGTTTCTCAACAATACTTCCTCCTGCCGTATCTTTGTATTTTGCATCGCAAGATGCTATGGAAGGTTACAAGAAGGATGGAATTGTTGGTGGATTAATAGGGGCTGCAAAAGGTTATGTTAGTATGGCAATTGTTAATAGAATTATTGGCAGTGCTCTTATGAATCCTTTGCGGGCCACAGTAGCAGGTGGTTTACTTATTGGAGCAGGATATGCAGGCAATAGAGTTCTTGGTGTCTTGAATGATGGCAATGACTATTTAAAAATGGGAAAAATGAATTTAGTCAGTTGGAAGCGCGGACCAGGATCAGCCATGATTAGTTCTAATGCCCAAATGCAGAAACAAAGAAGTATAGCTGCAGTAGAAAACTCAAGATACTCTTCTATGAGAGGTCTAGGAAATGAGGCTTATATGGCTACTGCTCCAAGAGGTAGGTATGGAAACAATACTATACTAAGCAATACTCACTCTATGATTTCTTACTAATAGGAGATTAGATGAGTCAAATAAAAAAAGGTCCAAGGATGTTGAGTCCTGAGACGATTGCCCAATTGCAGGGCCATCTACCTAAATTCAACTTATATAAGCGTTCGTTTACCAGTAATCTTGGTGATTTCTCGTCACTTGATTCAAGTAGTGTGCACAGAGGAATTGATATTCCTTATGCATCAAGATACGATGAAGGCAGAGAGGGATTTGCGGCGGCGTTTGCAAAGACAGAGCGTGAATTAGAAGCTGCATATGGAAAACCTCTCTTTGGAACAAACCAAGCTTTAAGCGAGTATAATCTTGGCTTACGTCGAGGCGGAGACCTTGCTCTAGGGGGTGAAAGATTACCTGATAATCTTTTATATACTCCAGAAAGACATTATGCCTATGCTCATCAAGGTTTTCTTGACTCTATGATAGAAAATTCAGGAGAGTTGAATTTTCGAGATCCACGTGTCCAAGAAATCATGGCTACTGTATCAAAAGGTAAGCCAATTGCTAGTGAGGCACTTTTAGCAGACCCAACATATGGTTCAGCTCTTATTCAGTTTGACACGCCAGGCATAGAAGATATTAAACTTCGAACAGCAGGGATTGATCCAAATACCGCCAATGTTCCATCTCCTGGATTTGCTCTTTTTGGTAGAGGTGAAAATAACAGATGGCAAGGCATACTTCATAGGTTTACTGATAAGAGACAGGAAACTTTTCCTGAGTTTTTGAATAGCCAAATCTTTGCAGAGCATTTGTCAGAATGGACAAAAGCTGAACCTCAAATTACTAGCATTGGCCCCGCTAATAGCCAATATACTAACCTTACTAGAATTGCTAAGACTAATCAAAGAATATACTCGGCTGCGGCCGCTGGAGCAGCCCATGGCACGTCTGCTCCACTAGCTGATTTTGATATTTTATTTCGAGAAGACAGAGCTTATCGATTTACTGATGAGCATGGGGCTCAAGATTTACTTGAGGATATTAAAGCTGTTAAGGCTGGGAAATTAAGTCCAGAGAAAGCAACTATTATTGGCGTTGATCCTCTTGCTGGGGGCAGTGGCGTTCAGGGATTAATGGCAGAGCGTGATTCTTTTGGACCAAGATCAGTAACCTTGAAGGGGGGAATTGCACCAGATCCTTATTTTGCAAAAGGAACTCCCGAATTTGGCTATGGGCCGAGTGGAACTGCGCCAAGAAATTTTAAAAGCCCAGGTGCAAGGCTGTCTCCATATATTCGTGACCAGTTTACTTCTAGCGACCCAGATCATAGGATTGCAAAAGGAAATATTTTAATTGAGTCAGCGTACGACGAAAGTACGTGGCTTAGTATGCACCAAAAAGAAGTTCCGAATCCCGACTCAATGGTGCCTCCAAGAACGCCTACTCTTGCTGATCCAGTTAGAATATGGAAACATAATCCTGAGACTGAGACATGGGATATTCTATATGACAATATTGGCGATCAAGCCAGACTAAGTCCTGAGATATTTGAAGCAGACCCTGTAGGTTGGAAAGAACTTGAAGAAACTTTGCACGATTACTATGCTGGTAAAGTTAAGCATCCTGAAGACTATATACCAGGCACTGATGAGGCTATACTGGATAATCCTATAAAATGGAAAGAGTCAGAGCTAGCAAATGATGAAGAAGTCATAGCTTTTAAAAAAGAATTTGAAAAATTACTGTATGGTGCGGAGTTACCCACTCAGCCTGTTGCTCCTACAGAAGCAATAAAAGAAGCACAGGCTAGAGGAGATTTTGGACAAACAGAAGCTTTAAAAGCGCAATACGCAGATGAAATGAAAGTTTATCGCCGAGCCTCGAATAATTTACAGTTTTCTGGAGACGAGCAAAGGCTTATATCTACTTTTCAGGGCTCATTCAGAGATAGCCGCGAGTACGATGAATTCGTAGACTCTTTACGTACTATGGACACCAGGATAGAAGAATCAACTTCGCTTCGCCGAGCTGCCTCTGGCGAAACTGGCCCTCAGGTCTTAAAAATAGGTGACACTGCCAAGGCTGTAAGAAGGTCCTATTCAGAAGCAGTTAGAAATTTTGTTAAAAGAAAGGGCGCAAAGAAATTAGCTGGAGAAATAAGAGAAAAACTTTCTAACAAAGGAATACTTGGAGCTTTACTTGCCGTAGGCGTTGGCGTTGGTTTGCCTTCTGTTGCAAGTGCAAGTACTTTAGGCGCAGCAGCAGGTTCTTCCTCAGGAGCAGGAGGACTTGCAGTCCTAGGAGGAATAGCAGCTGTTGGTGCTCTTGCATTTGGTTACTCTAGAATTAATCCAGCAACAAGATCTAGGTTAACTTCTTCAGTTGGTTCTGCGTTAGGAAAAATTCCAAGTATTATGAGCGTAGCCTCTAGTCGAGGTGGCTTTATTGAACGCGAGCTAGAGCTTACGACCAAAGGACTTGCAGGTAGCATGTCATCCATTATTAACGAATGGGGCTTTAATCGTCGAGAGTCTGCAACAGGTGGAACCATTGATACAAGATGGGGCAGAGCATGGACTACAAAGGGATTGGGCAGATACGTTGCTCCTTCAGAAGAAGGATGGATGAGAGTTTCCGGCAAAAGAGAACTTTATTCGCAATGGGACGATTATATAACTAATAGCAAAGGATTGGGATCTGGTACTAGAAGATTTGCCTATGGTCTTTTAGGCGGTAAAAATTCAAGTGCAAATAGATGGCTTGCTAGAATGGGCGGATTTGGTACTGTTCTTCCTACAGGTATTGCTTTGTATTTTGCAGGTAAAGATGCGGTAGAAGGCTATGATAAAAATGGCATTATGGGAGGGATAACGGGAGCAGCACAGGGATACTTAAAGGCAGCTATAACTAATAGAATAATAGGAAGCGCATTACTTAATCCTATTGCTGGGACGGCAGCCTTGGGCGTTCTTGGTGCTGTTGGGTACGCAAGTAAAAGAATGTTTGAGGTAATGACAGAGGGCAATCTATATTTGCAAAACAACAGACAACGTACAAGTTGGACAACAAATGTTAGTATGTCTATTGCTAGTTCAACTGTTGCAACAATGAGACAACGCGCAATTGCGGCAATAGAAAATTCAAAGTACTCCTCTATGAAGAGCTTAGGCAATGAAGCCTATATGATTACCTCACCTAGAAGTAGATACGCAAGTAATACTATAATGGGTAATAGTTCCCCAATGATGTCTTACTAAGGAAACTAAAATGAAAACACGCCCTATAGGACGAAAAGAAGCTGTAGAGCAAAAAAAAGTACTTAGCGTTTTAAGCCCAGACTATATGAAGGGCATTGATACAGTGAGTCCTTCAAGCTGGCGACAACAGTTGAAGTCTGGTCCAGTCGGACCTGAAGTTCAACCGCGCAGCGAAGCCGCCATGAAACGTCATGAAGTTGCAATGAGAAGATATGCTGGCTGGACTGAAGATCAAATGGTTGGTGAAGATGTTCCTGGCTGGGGAAGAGCAAAGGATCATTATCGTTTAACAAGAGAAGATGTAAGAGCAAATCCACAAGAAAGTTTTCCTCCAACTATTGAAAAATATTGGGAAGAAACACCTGTGTTCCATGGTCAAAGAAGACCCGGTGGAAATATAGCAAATGCAGCGGGATTTGACACAGGCGGCGCGCGAACAGCAAATGCAGTCTTTGTCAGTCATAGCGAATTTACATCGCAGAGTTTTTTACGGTCGGAGACCATGGAAAATCTTCATACAAAATGGATGTATGAAGGACGAGTTAGTCCAAAAAAAGTCTTCAACCACCATGACCCAACGCATGTTGCAGAGTTAAGTGATAGACTTCACGCTGTATTAAGAGGAGAAGTTTATACCAAAGAAGAAACTGCAGAAATGAGGCGCGCCACTGCTGGTGGCCAGTCGGCAGAAGGATCCGCTGCTGAATTTTTACGTGATGGAGAATGGGGATCAACAAATCCTGCACTTGGGGAAAGAGCTGTCAATAGCCTTCAAGAGAAAATACAGCAAGGTAAATGGTATGCTCTTGAAAATAAAGTTACCCAAGATGCAATAAGAGATCTTGGTTATGATTTCTTTACAGTTGATGGCCTAGGCCATCATAGAGGTGGGACTGTTGGTGCCGTACTTGACAGGTCAGCTTTAAAATTTGACAGAAAAAAAGCTTTACACGCTCTCGACAAAGAAGGTGTTGATCAGCCTTTTGATACTAAAAAACATACTGATTGGATGCCTATAAATAAAAAAGCCCACAGTAAGTACTTAGAAGAACAAACACTCAGATATGAGAATGACAGGATTAATAATAGCGGACTTTCATCTCAAGAACGTAGGTTAGAGCTTCGTGATCTTGAGCGACGAAAGAAAAAAATGGCCAAAGCAAAGGTACAAAGCGAGGCAATAGAGAGAAAAAGAAAACTTCGAAGGAAATACCCTAGACAAACAAAAGAAAAACAACTTGAGATACGAGAAAAAAGAAAGAAAGAAAGAGCTCAAAGGCTAAAGAAAGAAAGAAAAGAGAAATTTAAATCTTTCAGAAAAACCAGAGAAGGAAGGTATCCTGAACGTGACAGACTTCGCAAGGCAAAGTATGGTCCCATTCGTGAGTCTTCAGTTCGTTTACCTATAAAAGAATTTGAAGATAGATTAAAATTATCAAGAATTAATAAAAGATTTAATAAAAGAGGAATGTTAATGCCTGCACCACGCGGGTTTCAGCGTTTAACCTTTTTTTATAGGCCTAATGAAACAAATGCTGGACGATTAGCGTTTACAAGACAATCTCAATCAATGCATGGATGGGAAAAGATTCTTATGACGGCACCCGCAGAGAGGTCACCAAGACAGCAAAAGCTGGTAGAGCAAGTAGAGCATGTAAGAATGTTGTTGGGAGGAAGACCAAATCCAACAACAGGAAAACCCACAGCAGCTAATTTTATGAATTCTGAGGAGACTTATAATTTTGTGAGGAGCGATGAGGGTAGACACATAAGCTCGGAAATTTTTCATCAAAATGCGAATACTGATCTTGGCATTGAACTTATAAAAACAAGTGAAGAAAAAACCCTTTATGAACATATGGCCGATATAGAAGCAAAGGTTAATAAAGTTTTTGAGCGCTATGGACATCTTCGGTTGACGAACCAACTTGACGACCCAGATATTATGAAAGCGAGGGGCCTCCAAGAGTTAAAATGGATGTTGACTGGTGCATACATTGACAAAGGCAAACTTACAAGAGATGCTCAGGAAGTTTTAAGAGTTCTTATGGTGACATCTATAGATGATATAGATCTCATTGCAGGCCATCCCATCTATCAACACTATTTCAATATAAACCCTGGCCACAAGATGAATGACAGTACGCACGCGATTGCTAATGGGACAGGACTTTATGCAGTAGATGAAAAAGGTGCACTTGTTCTTGCTCAGGCTATAGATCCAACTATAAATCCGGCATTGAATATCAATCCAGATAGTTATGATAAGAATTCAATTGTTAATACAATGACGGCTCCTGATTATGTTGAAGAATTACTTCCAAAAGAAGCAAATGCTAAGAAATCTTTTTTTGCCAGCGGTAGAGACGCTGTTGAGAACTTTAAGAAAAGAGTTAGAGCTGGTAAAGTAAAAAGAACTGTTCCCAAAGGCGCAATAGAATCAGCAATTGAAGAGACTGTTGAGGTTGCTGGCAAAAAAGGTTTCTTTGGTAAATTCTTAAAAATCTTTGGCGCAGGAGGTGCGGTTGCTCTTCTGGTAGGTTTACCCGCAACTGCAAAAGCTGCAGAATTAGGAGGGGCCGCAGGAGGCAGTAATATTATGCCAGTAATTGCAGCGGTTGCTGGTACTGGTATTGCTATCGCTGGCTGGAAAGCTTGGTCTTCTAGGGTAGCTAAATCGGAAAAGAAGATAGGAGAGTTTGCTGAGGAAGCTTTAGGAGACAAAGCACCTCGATTTAGAATTCCAACCGGAAGGGATCTCATAGGAGGAAGAGCTTCTCTTATTGAGAATGAACTTGAATTAACTACTAGAGGACTTGCTGGCAGTATGTCATCAGTCATTAACGACTGGGGATATGTTAGACGACAAAGTACTACTGGCGGTGTCATCGATACTAAATGGGGTAGAGTATGGAACGCAAATGGCACAGGAAAGTATGCGGCCCCTGGCATTGCAAGAAATGGGGGAATAGAAGGTTGGGCTACTGTTAGGAGTGAGAAGGAGTTATACCAAGCTTGGGATCACTACATAATGAACTCACAAGGACTTGGCAGTGGCACTAGACGAACTGCCTATAGAGCTTTAGGCGGAAAAGGTTCAAGTGTAAATAAATTCTTGGCAAGATGGGGTGGTGTTGGCACTTTGTTTCCGGGTGCTATGTCTTTATATTTTGCAGCAAAAGATGCTATACACGGTTACCAAAAAGAAGGATTGATTGGAGGAATAAAAGGAGCAATTACTGGCTATCTTTCGGCAGCCATATTTAATAAAGTTGCAGGAACTCTACTTCTTAATGGCGCGGCAGGGGTAATGGGCGCAGGGGCGCTAGTTGGTATAGGATATGCTGCTTTTAAGATTTTTGATGTCAGAAACGAAGGGAATCAATACTTACAGTCTATGAGATCACAGAAAACAAGTTGGGCAAAAGGAGTCTCAAGTTTTTCTGGCAGTGTTCCTGCTACAATGAGAGGCCGGAGTTTGAAAGCAATGGAGCAGTCTCAATTCTCGACTTTAAGACATCTAGGAAGTGAAGCATCAATGTTAAGTGCTCCAAGATCAAGATATGCAACAACAACAAAGGTTTGGGGAAGTAGACAAATGCTATCATTTTAGTATGAAAAATAAAATATTAAAATTAGAAGATCTATTTAAGAAAGTTGATACGGAGAGTGTAGATGTTTCTTATGTAGACTACTGGACAAAAATAGACTCTGGGTTTTTGCAAGATTATATTGAGAACTATGGTCTTCGCACAAAAACTAAAACAAATGCAAAGTGCACAGTAGGATGCCAGAACTGTCAAGTATCTCATATTGAGAAATACAAGAAAGACTATCCAACACATCCCATTGAAAGCAAGAGAAAGGTTAAAGCTGATCCAAAGACTTTTCCCACTCATGCTTTTCAGATTAGTTGCCCACTAATACCAGAGGACTACCTAGAACAGTACTCAGAATTTGCTAGTGAACTTTCACCTGAAGAGAAGGACGCATTAGTCATCAATACTGATCCCGTCACATTTGCTAGTAAAATGTTTAACTGGAAACCTAGAGCACATCAAGAGATTGCCTTAAGATGTCAAAGTAAGAAAAAGGTTTATAGGTTTGGTAGAAGATCTGGGAAGTCAGATGCTTTGGCTATTGAAATATTGTTTCATGCTTTTACTCGAATCAGAGAATACTTTGACGAAGACATAAAAGAGAAAGTCAATGGAATCAAGATTCTTGTTTGTTGCCCTTTTGATTCTCAAGTAACTGCAATATTTAATAGAATACTTGAATTGCTTAATAGCAACCTTAGTCTTAAAAAAGAGTTTAGATATAAGCAGTCACCTTATCATCAGTTAAGACTTGATAATGGCGCAATTATCTCTGGATTCACGACTGGCAGTAATGGTGCTAGTGCAGTCCGTGGTCAGGATGCCCACGTTATTATTCTTGATGAGGTTGATTATATGACTGAGAAGGACTTTACTACAATCCTTCCTATTGCACAGTCTCACAGTGATTGCTTAATAAGAGCTGCATCTACTCCAAGTGGTCTTCGTAGCAAGTTTTATGAATGGTGCCAAGAAGCAGTAGACTGGAAAGAATTCTATTTTCCAACTGCAGTTATTGATGAAACTCCTTTTGCACAGACAAAGATTAGTTGGAGATCATTAAGAAACGAAATGAGGCGCGAGTATACAAGTGACAGTTGGTTGCAGGAAGTCATGGCTATGTTTATTAGCAATGCAGATGGCGTCTTTGCTGCTCCATTAGTTGCTAGTGCTATGGATGGCTATAGTTATAGTCAGATGAGAGAAGCAAAAATGAAAGGAGATCTTACTGGATTTAGATTTAGTCTAGGAGTTGACTGGAATACTAGCTTTGGTACTTGGATATGTATAACTGGATTTCATCCGCAAGTTGGATTACAGGTAATGGAAATTATAAATGTTCCAAAGCAAAACTTTACACAGTTGCAAGGTCTCCAGAAAATAACAGAACTTTTAAGTTTCTGGCAACCTCAACATATCTATGTTGACAAAGGACACGGTGCTACTCAATGGGAGACACTCAAAATGTGGTCCTCTCAGCAGAAAGCGGGCACATACGAATTTAATGTTCAAAGAAAAGTAAAGGCTTATGACTTTGGTAGCAAAGTTTCTATAAGAGAACCGTCAACGGGGAGAATTGTTGAACACCCGGCTAAGCCATTTCTAGTAGAGAACGCAGTCAGAAGATTTGAAGACAAGATTGTTAGGTTTTCCTTTGAAGATGAATTGCTTAGAAAACAACTACTTAACTATATTATTAAGTCTCGTCAGCCAAACGGAACTCCTGTATTTGGACAAGACAATACTAGCATTGGTGACCATGCTCTGGACGCATTTATGCTTAGCCTTGTAGCTTTTACTATAGAAGAAGGACCTTTAGCTATGTCTAAGGGAATGGTTTCTAACTTTGGAATAACTGAGACGCTTGGCCATTCAATGCTAAATGATCAGAATCAAGATCCTTATGGCAAGAAATTAACAGGTGGCGAGTTACTAAGACACTTGCAAAATGAAAGAAACTCTGCTATAGATAGCAGGAAAAATGGTTCTGGTCCTTACCAAAAGACAACAGAACACTACAGTGACCTTGATAGAAGGGCCTGGGAAAGAGATATGATTGTTACTAGAGACGGAAAAGGAAACATGGGACAAGCAATAGCTCCAGTGTTTAACTCACGACACAACTACCAACGACCTAGCGGTCGAACTATTAAATAGAGGACACATGGCTTTAAAACTCTACACTGTCATTGATGATTCAGAAATCAATAACAATGAAAATCCTATTGTTTCGTACCACGACACAACTGATGGTACCTATCAAATAAGTAAATTCTACTTGTCCAATATAAGCGACTATAGTAAAGGTTATAGCAATATAACTATTTCCTTAAAAGATAATGCTGGTCAAGATCTTCCTATCTCTGAGCAGACTGGAATATATTATCAACTACTAGCAATTGAAACACTAACTGATATTCCTAGCCTTGAGCTCTGGGAGAACGTACCTTACAGTAATTCTATAACACTTACTTCTATTCCCAAGGGAGAAGAGTCATCTGTTTATTTTGCTCTTCGTATTTACGTACCAAGAGGTACTGGTGCAAAATATCTAACAGAATCTAACATTGTTATTACTGCTGCGGAGATTGCATAATGAGATCTGGAAAACTTAGTCGCCCACCTCTTAACATTGACAAAGAGGTAACTCAGAATCTTAGTCTATCTGATGTTACAGTCATTGACCCCAACTTAACTAAAGATGCGCAAAACAAAGGCTCTACTTTAACACCAGAGCAAGCCTCAAAAGTTATCTCTGACTTAATAAATTCATTTAAAAAGAATCAGGTTTATAACCAAGTCTTAGATGAGAAAGTAGTCTTTGGTGCAAATGATGAGGCTTATAATCCAGAAGCTGTAAATCTTCTTCGCCAAGACAATAGAAAAAGAGTTTCTGAGTTAAAATCTAAGGTTGAAAATCTCATTACCAATCTTGATAAGGAACTAGAAACAATTGATTATGATTTGCCATACGACGTGGACAACGAAAACCACAAATCACTAATGGATTTCTATAATCCAAATCATGTACTTGGCCAAGCTAGTTATACTGAAAGTAGAAAGATAAAAGACAAGAAAGAAAAACTAGCAGAAATTAAGGCAGACATTGCTTTAAATAAGTTTTATTATAAAAGTAACAGTGGCAAGTACATTGACATAGAAGAAAAGCATAAAGAATTTAAGCAAGAAGCAATTACTTGGTTGCTTGATAATTTCAAAAAAAATGATGCTAAATATATAGCAGCAGAAGTTATCTCTCCTGGCTCTGGAGCAGGTATAGAATTAGGGTATAGAATTTATCTTTTTACTAAGTTCCAAGTCAAGGATATCGAGAATACTACTTTTGCTGGTGCTCTAGATGAGTTAACTGGATACTGGGACAATGATGAAGCTTTTCTCAAAGAAGGGAATATCTCAAATAAGCTTGCTATCATTCCACTTAGAAGTTCTGCAAATGACATAAAGAATTCAGCTTCTTTTATCGAAACTACTCTTGGGGCAGTAGACGAGCAAAATTCATATGTAGATAATTTGTTCGGAAAGAAAGAACCTTTGAATGTAGGATTCAAAGGTAGAAAGTTTCATTTTGAGTTTGACGACGTCTTAAGCAATTGTTTTGATTGTTTTCTTGATGGAGCATGGGGAGGGCTTAAAAGCTTTAAGCTTGGCTTGGAGTTTGAATTTGATGCTAAGTTGCTTTTGGATAATCTAACTTTTCTTTTTGACAAAATTCTAAATGCCCTTGATACAGAATTTCTAATAAAACAAAACTATTGCAGCCTAGTTAGACTAGGTACACTTTGTCCAATTGAGATTGCATTCCTTGCGGCATCTATTCTTGCAATGATTAGATTTTCATGGCAAGAGGTTGTCTTGAATTTTTCAGGTTTCTTAGGAGACTTGATTGCAATGATTCTTGGACCTTTACTTGCAGCTATTAAACTAGGATTAAGATGGTCTTTCAGTCCTTGGGAGATATATGCAGGTTGTACATCTAAGTCTGTGATCTCCTTGATGGACATAAACAAAGCCTTGCCTAATCCTACCTATGGCTGGAGTATGTCTGAGATCTCAGATATTCATAATGGTAAAGTCCCAGAGAATGATAAAGAAAAAGAACTCCTAAGAAAATGGAGTGATCATGCAAATACCCTTTCTAGTATTGATAGAGCTGACTTGCAAGATGCTGTGAATTCATTTGCTGGTTACCTTAGAGACTTTGATATTTCCCAGACCAATCCAACTAAAAAGCCAGACAAAGCTTCTACAGGGGAAGAGGTTGTTAAGTTTTTGTCTAATGTTGCTTTTGTTGAGAATGGAGATATTGTTGAGATATTTAACATGATACTTAGTGGCGCAGGAAAAATGCTAGAAAACAATTGCAGCCAAGTGACTTTAGCAATTGAGGGATTAAATAGTTGGCTAAATAGTAAGACAGCAACAAGAATTCAAGTTGCCGCAAAGATTATGGCACTAAGCACTCTTTATTCTATTCTTGGTGCGTTGCTAGAGTTAGCTGATAGAGGTATTGAAGTTTGTACGAAAATGCCTGTTTATGATCAGCAAGGCAATGAGACTGGGTTTGTTATTGAGTCTCCTTTCTCTAGCAGTGAACTTACAAAAATAATGGAAGAAGCTGGCGCTGCTATAAATGGGAAGAGTCAACCAGGAGTTATTGTTGAAAACAACATAGGCCTTAAGGATATTGAAGGCAAAAATACTGCTCAGTTGTATAATCCTCTAACAGATAGAAGATTTAACTTAACTAACTGTGACAAAGCCAAATCATCTATAATAAGCAAAGGTGAAACTTTGGATTTCTGGAAAAAGATTGCACTTGGAGTTAATATAGATAATGTTTAAATTAAAAGCACAAGTTATTAATCTTAAGAATCTTGCATCATCCGTTAAGGTAATAGATGATGCTGAGAGTAAGATGCCTGGGCCTAGTCTAGAAAAGACAAAGGATCCAGTATTTAACTATAGAACGACACGTCCTTACTTCATGAATGACTGGCAAAAGCTAGAGCATGATTTTAAGGAAATAGATAAAGTTGCTACAATTGAAGCTTACTTACAGATTAGCTTTGACAAGAAACTTTCTCTTTTCATGAAAGAAGGCTATGAGGTAATAGGGAAAGACCCAGATCTTGTAGACTACGTAGAGCGCAGACTTAAGGAAGTTTGCTACGTTAGTCGTACTACGCCTAGACAGTTTATAACTGATATAGCCAAGAATATTATTAGATATAGTAATTGTTTTGTTCTTATCAAGCGCAATGACAAGACATCTGGAGGCTATACTAGAACAGACTCTAAAGGGCGCAAAATAGCCCCAATTAGCTCACTTCATATACTTCCTACTAGTATGATCCAGGTTAAGGTTAATGACCTTAAACAGCCTATAAAGTATCGACAATACAGCGAAGAGGATTGGACAGAAAATACTCGTCCGACCTCAATCTATGAGCCTAGTGAGATCATACATTTTCATGTTAATAAGCTTGAAGGGTTTATTGTTGGTACGCCAAGATGCAGTGCTGCTATTGAAGATATTAAAGCTTTGCGTCGAATTGAAACAGACGTAGAAGTTTTACTTCATCAAAGCATCTTTCCAATTGTACAGTATAAGATTGGAACCGAAGCAATGCCTGCTACTATTCTTCCAGATGGTAGAGATGAGATTACTATGGTTACTGAGGTTATTAATAATCAGCCACCAGAAGGTTTCTTTGTTACCCCTGAACGTCATGAAATTAAAATGATTGGCGCAGAAGGTCGTTCTCTTAGAGCTGAAAGTTATCTTGATTACTTTAAGAAACGTGTTCTTGCTGCCCTTGGCCTATCAACGGTAGATATTGGGGAAGGTGATACTGCTAACCGTTCTACAGCAGCTACTATGTCTAGTAGCCTTATTAACGCAGTCAAGAGTGATCAACTTGTTCTTGAAGAGCAAATCTATGCTAATCTTATTGTTCCTATGCTTCAAGAAAGTGCAGAGGACAATAGTTTTGACTGGCTAGATCCTAATAACAAAGTTGTTCTTAGATTTAAAGAAATAGATGTTGAGAATCAAATTAAAAAGGAAAACGCAGCTATCCAGCTTTGGCTTAATAGCGCGATTAGTCATGATGAGTTAAGAGATCGCATTGGTATGTCCACTGCGAAAGATGAGGACTGGGATCATTCATATTACAAGATGGTTACAGAAGCTCAAGAACTACTTAGACTTGGCGCAAATCCTATGTCTCCTCTTGCTGAGACATCTGCCAAGAGTAACAGGACTCCTATGTCCTCTGGTGATCTGCAGAAGGCTAGAGATCTAGCTGCTGGTAATCTAGCAAAGAAGCCAACAGTGTCCGAGAAAGATTCAGGCAATACTAAAAAAAAAATTCAGTAGCGCTGCCTAGTGGGAAAGCAAATGCCAATGCTGTTAGACCATCAAATCAGCATGGAACAAAGAGTGCGCCGGGAAGTCTAGTTACAAATAGTATCATGGACTTTGATGAGTATAGAGAAGACGTGAATGGATTAGTTAGCCATCTAAAAGAGAAAGCTGACTATGACATCCAACCTGACTTTACCATTGATGCTGCATTTGAGCGTTTTTCTATTATGCTTAAAGACAACAGCATTAAGGCCTATATAAAAGGTTACTCTGAGTATGCCGACTCTTCTAATCTAACGAACGAGACGCATACTGGTAATATAGAATTCCAGTTGAAGGTTCAGAAGTTTTTCATAGACAAGCTACACATTGAAATGCGCAATCGCCAAGGTAATACTATTACTGATACGGCTAAGACAATTGGGCACAGGATGATGACTATCTATGAGACAGAAAGAATGAGAAGCTATAACTGGGGCGTATTCAATGCTTTAAAGGATAGTGGTGAAGAATCATACCAGGTATATAATCAAAGTAGTCAGTCTATAATAGATAATAGAAAAATCTCAGATAGTAAGTATTATGATTTACCGCCTGATCATCCTAATAGCAAAGTCATTATAAGGAAGGCTAATGAAGATAAGTAAGAGACTATTACAAGAAGGTATCGTTCAAGACTATTTTGTTAATAGTGTTAAGGGCGATTTTACCCATGAAGTATGGGACAAAAAGAGTCCTCATTTTCTTGATTTCAAATACTTTATTAATGATGGTGTTGCGGAGAATAAGGTCGGCCTAGTAACTCTTACCAAGGTTACTCATGGTATGAGGCCTACTCAGAATAATCTTATTTATATGCCTGCTGATCTAAAAGACGCTATCCCTACACTTACTAATCCATACAATATCCCCATTAAGCCTATGCATAAGGAAGTTGCTGTTGTTGATGGTAAGAAGATTGAGAATAGAGAAGTAGGCGCAGTTGGTCGGGCTATTGGTGGTACGTGGGTAGACAATCCTAAGGCTGCCTATAATGTTAGCTCTGGAATGATCAAGGATGGCCTTATGCTTAAGGCTCCTGATGTTGCTATGGCTCCCTATATGAAGAAGCTTGCCAAGTCTGGAATGATGACTGATGAGGATTTTGAGGGCCTTGGATGGGTACTTGTCAAGGGACTTGTTACAGATCCAGAAGCCGTAGAGAAAACTCTAGATGGTCGCTATCTTACAGTCAGCGTAGAAATGACACCTAATGACCTCTATGACTCTATCAGCGGTAGATCATATAAGACTGATGAGATGGAATGGGATATTGGCGATGACATTGATGGCGTTAAAGCTTATGGTGTACCGAGTGGTCTCCGTTACCGTGGTTATGCCTATGTCACCCATCCTGCTGATGTTCACGCAAGAGTTATGAATTACAAAGAAGTTGGAGGCGACGCACTTCAACAATATCTAGAAAACTTCAAGACTACTATGGTTGTCACTGATTGTTTCAAGAATGCAGTTACAGATATCTCTGACTCGGAGATTATGGCCAGCTTTGATAATGGTCCAGTTGCTACGGTGCCAACTGAGATTGTTGAAGATCATGCAGATCTTTACAGTCAGTTATCAGAAGAAGAGAAAGCGCTTGCGGATTCTTTGATGACTCTTGCTGCCAAGGTCGGGCCTTTAGATAAGGCTCCTGGTATCTGGGTTGGCTATGAAAGTGGCCCAGAAAATGAGAATCTTAGCATTGGCGTTAAGTGTGGCAATTGTGCTCTTCATGCTAGTGAGAATTGTTGTAAAATTATTTCCCAAACTATAGAACCAAATGGCTACTGCAGATTTGCTGTTATCCCAGATGGGTTAGTCTCAGCAAGCAAGCAAGAACCTATGGAAGACCAAACCAAATTAACTAACCAAGAGGAGCAAGAAATGCCCACTGCACTATCAGAAGACAATAAGAAAGAAATTCTTTCAATTGTTGACGAATATATTAAGTCAAAATCTATTGCTCCTGTAGAGGTAATGTCAGAGCTTGAAGAATTACGCTCTGGCAAAGCTATCACAGATGAGAAACTTGCAAAGGTTGAACTTGATAGTAAATCACTACTAGATTCTGTTAAAGAATTTCTTGCTAATAACTTTAATGTAGAGTTAGCTGACGATATGTCGGCTGAGATGTTCTCCGAAATGGTAAAGACTATCAGCATTGATGATGCTGTCTGGACTACTGCTTACGTTAATAACCTTCCTGATAGTTCATTCTTCTACATTACTCAAGGTGGCGAGAAGGATGAAGAGGGCAAAACTAAGCCTCGTTCACTCCGTCACCTTCCCTATAAGGGAGAAGATGGCAAGGTTGATCTTCCACACCTTCGTAATGCTATTGCTAGAGCGCCACAAGTAAGTGGTCTTGCTCCTGAGAAAGTCAAATCTATTCAGGCTCGTGCTCAAAAGATGCTAGCTCGTATGCAAGATGCTGGTAAGTCAAAGATGGATCAGTCTGAGTTTGGAGAAGATATCCAAGATCTATTTGGTCCAGAAATGGATGATGAAGCTCAAGGTTTTATTCCTACGCCTGGTATGGCATCAGCTGCTAAGCGGGGCCTTGAGTGGCGTGGAGAATTCAAGCGCGGTGGCACGGGTGTAGGTGTTGCGCGTGCGAGAGACATCATGAATAAAAAAGAACTTTCTCCTTCTACTGTTATGCGTATGAAAAGTTTTTTTGCTCGTCATGAAGTTGATAAGAAGGCTTCTGGCTTTAGCCAGGGGGAAGAAGGTTTTCCTTCTGCTGGTCGTATTGCTTGGGATCTTTGGGGTGGTGATGGTGGCAAGACTTGGGCTTATGCCAAAGCTGCTCAGATTGAACGTATGAGAGCCGAAGACTCAGTCAAAGGTTCTTGGGTTATGGGAGACTTTGTTTACAATGAGCCTGTTGCTGAGGTTGGCGTCGAGGATACTTATACCCCCGAGAAGACTTACACTACTCCTTCAACTGCTACATTTGCAGTGGGTGACTTTGTTGCTTATCGCCTTGACAGTAAAGGTAATGAAGTTGGTGTTAGCTCTGGTTCACTTGGTGAGCAAGATGATGCAGTTGAAATGAAGGAAGGATACGGCGTTATTGATGCAATGCATAGCAAAGGTGTTGTTACTCATGGAATTAGTTGCAGTGTGGAGGGTTCTGAAGAGGATCCCGCTACTGTTCTCACTATTGCCAGGATGAATGAGGATGGCTTATATGACAAGACTGAAGAAGTAATTGTCAAAAAAAGATCTGAGCTTAGAAAGATTATGGCTCCTGTTGTGTGGAGCAAGAAAGAAACTCCTCCTCTTGGTGCTTATCCTGCTCCTGGTATAGGTGGCTAAAGTATAGGAATTATGCTAGAATCACTATGTAATTATTAATTTAACTTAATCCTTTTGGAGGAATAATATGGAAACTGAAATGACAACCGGCGCGACTTCTGTCGCTGATGCTCTTGAAGACCTACTTTGCAACGTAGTTGTTTTTTACTTCACTGCGCATCGTGCCCATTGGAATGTGGCTGGCCCAGATTTTGCTGAGTACCATGAGCTATTTGGCAATATTTATGATGATGTATACGGCTCAGTAGATGATCTTGCTGAGAATATTCGCAAGCTTGGGGCATTCCCTCCTTCTCTTACTCACATGGTAGAGACGGCGTCATTCAAAGATGACTCTATGACTACTGAAGCTAAAGACCTTGCTCTTGATATTTACAAGAAGAATGTAGCTATGATTGCTATGCTCAAGGGTACCTTTGATGCTGCCAATGCTGCAAATGAGCAGGGTGTTGCTAACTTTCTTGCTGAGCGTATTGATATGCACCAGAAATGGCAGTGGCAACTTGGAGCTTCTCTTCAGGCTGCTGGCATGGAAATTCCTAGCGAATCTCCTGCCGATGAAATCAAAGAAGAAATGAGTGGACCAATGGACTCTGTCGAAGAGATAGTAAGTGAAATTGCTGACAGTTCAGAGTCAGAAGAAATTATTATTGAAGATTCTTCTGAGCTCAAAGAACTTGGCAAGAAGCTTGATGTTAGCACCATCGAAGACGCAATGGATACCACAGAAGAATACTATACATCTGTAGAGCGCAGAGTCGCTAGTAAATATAAGGAATTACGAAATCATGATATAAATAAAGCTGAGAACTATCTTGTTCAGCAAGTGCGTTCTGGCTTTGTTTCAGGAAAGTTTAACCCACTAGATGTGAAAGTCTAACCCAAATTATAGGAGAAAATTATGGCAACATATAGAAAGCTTAGAGATATCGATTATGGTAAGCCGATTATCGCCCCTACGCACGGCGACACGGTTGCACCTCAGAATGACCTTGCCGCTGCGGCTTGGCTCCCAATTAGCCGCAATGCTACAAATTCGGCCAATGGTTATTTCTCATACAAGTATCAGCGCCACGTCTTTACCGATATGGTTGTAATCATGCCCGGTAAGCTTGTTGCTCTCACTCGTGAGAGTCTTACTGGTGAGAATGCTACTTCTACCATTAACCTTGGCACAGTAGGTCGCCTTGTTCCTGCAGGTATTCGTCTTGCTTGGAAGGCTGCTATTGTCGCTGGCGGTACCACTCCGGTCCTTAAGTATGAGCAGAAAGATGTAGATGAGCGCATTGAAGACCTAACAACTGGTCTTCCTGTTGCTGCTGCTGTTGAGTACACAGTCACGCAGTTGACTACGCATCTCAAGAGTCGTGGCCTTATTGGCGCGTCAGAGACTATTGATGCCTTTATTTCTCGCCCAATCGGTGTAGCTGCTAACGTGGTTTATGCCTGGGCTGGTGGTGATGGTACGCAGCCCAACAAGCTTCGCTTCATGAACTATCGTCGTGAAAATAAGTCAACCTTCTGGACTGGCCAGGACCACACCCTTCGTCTACCTGTTGCTCCTATTAAGGCCGCGACTGTTACGACTGCTGCAAATACCCAAAAGCTTACTGCTCTTAGTCAGCTTGAAGTTGCTGGTACAGCGCGTTGGATTTTCGGCAATGAAATTGGTGACGCAGGCGCTTCGGACCTCTTGGCTCTTCTTCCTGTCCGCTATGCCGATCTAACGAATGAGAACTGGGTGGCTCTTGCTCTTGGTCGTAAGAGCATTGAGCATAACATTTACAATGCCATGCAATATGGCACTGTTTCTGCAAGCGCACTTGTTCTTAAGGCTGAGAAGGGTAGCCCAAATCAACTAACAAAGGTTGGCGATTATTTCGTTGACCGTGAACTTGGTATTCTTTTCATGTATGAGTCGGGCGGCGCTGGCACTCTTGCTACCGCTGGCACTGTTGTCACATTCAGCTACCTACCCACTGCTGCTGTTGCTCTTGCTGGCTCTAACGTCTCAGACGCTGCTGCAGATACCAGTGATCAGTATGTTGACGTTGCTGTTTTTGCCGGAGTGACTGGTAATGTCAAGCCTGGCGATTATCTCTCCTACGACAAGTATTCTAACTTTGTCCCTTATGTGGCTCGCACGCCTGAGGTTGCACTCAAGATCACTGCTGGTGCTCTTGTTGCCGCCACTACTGGTGACCTTACTGATGCTAGTGTAGCCAAGGTTACTACTTGGGCCAACCCTACTGGCTATCAGCTTCCTGAAGACATTGTTGGTAAGTGCTATACACTTGACCGTTCACCTAAGGCTGATCTTGCCTCTGTCAAGACTTTCCATGACTATGATGGCGTGTCACTCGCTGATCGTACTCCTGGTTCGGCTAATGATGGCCATCCTGCAGAAATTCATCAGTCAAGCGGTGGTCAGTTCGCTGCCATCGTGCGCGTCCTACTCTAATTAAAATCATAATCTCAATAAGGAGAACCAAAAAATGTCAAGACTAAAGCACAAGAACCTAGAAATTGCTGATCAGAGTGAGCTTACAGCGCTCATCAAGAACAACGGTTGGCTTCCTGGCTCAGACCACTCCAGCGACTCACGTCTTTCAATCGAAGACGCGATTACGTCAGCTGAGCTTGGGCCCTGGGTCAAGCACTCAATTGTTGAGATTATGATGGAGCCAATGGAGCCAATGCTCAATCTTACCCCACTCCTTGATACCATTCCTGCGCCGGATGGTATTACTGAGTTCCGTCTTCCCGCCCTTTCAGCTTTCACTGTCCATAAGGTCACTGAGCTTGAAGGTTACCGTGAAGAGCGTGTGACTACTGGCGGTGGTATGGCTACGGCCGCCATTGACAAGTGGGGTGTTATGATCTCCCTTACGCAAGAGGCTATCAAGGCTTCCAATTGGAATCTCCTTGGTTACCTTGCCCGTGAGGCCGGTCGTGCTTTCGCTCGCCGCAAGGAGACCGAAATCGCTAAGCATATCACGAACATCAGCGTTCCTGCGTTCGACAATCTTAATCCTTCTCAGTCAGCTCTTGGTATCACCACTGGTCGTGACATTACGCTCAAGACCAATGGTACGCTTACCATGGATGACCTTTTCAATGCGTATCACCTTCTCATCCAGAGAGGTTTCACTCCCGATACGCTAATCTGCCATCCTCTTACTTACCTTATGTTTGTACGCGACCCCGTCCTTCGTGCATTTGCCATGCAGAGCGGCAGCGGCAATCTCTTTGGTAACTATTCGGGTTCGGCTGCTAACGTTAGCGGTGTTCCTGATGCCGTTAAGGGTGTCCTTTCAAAGGGTTACTCACGTGGCCAGCTTGGTCTTAAGCCCGATGGTACTGGTGCTTCACTTAAGGACTTTAACGTTAATGCCATTACAGCTGCTCCTCAGCTTCCTCTTGGCCTTCCGTTTGGTCTACGTATTGTGACTTCACGCTTCATGCCTTACGATCCTGCTACTAAGCTTACCGATATCGTTCTTTGCGATAGCAAGTCACTTGGTGCTCTAATTGTTGGTTCAGGCATTGTTGCTGACGAGTGGGAAGACAAGTACTTTGAGACCTTCAAGATGAAGTGGTCAGAGAAGTGGGGTATCTTCATGTATAACGAAGGCCAGGGTCTAGTTACGCTTAAGAATATCTTCTGCGACCAGAACTTCTACTCACCTGAAATTGCGCGTCCTTACTACGATCCTACCTCTGGTTTTGATCCTGCTGGCGCTACAATTGACGGCGGCTCAAACTTCCCTTCTAACTAATAATTAGAAGATAGATAAATAGCCCCCAGGTCGAAAGGCCTGGGGGTTTTCTTTTGTTATAATGTCCGTATCTAGATATTAATTACTAGGAGATGACATGAGTTTAGAAAATAAAATTGCAAATGCATTAGCAAATATTACGTCACAGAAGGACATGGATGCTTTGTTTAGAAGGCTAGCTTTTGAGGAACATCAAGCAATTATGGATAATCAAGATGCGGTTATAGAGGCTGAGAGCTTAGAGACACAAGAGATTACTTTAGTTACTGGGTGTGAAGTTGAATGTACTCTTGAATCTTATATTGAGGAGTTCTAATAATGGCTTTTAATATTGTTTCAGTTTGGCCAGGTCCTATTACTACTTTTCCTACTGGGGAAAAGATTGAGATTCTTTTTGATCAAGAGGTATCTGAGTTTCTTGCTGAGAACAGTATTAGTCTAGTTGGCCCTGATAACCACATTGCAACTGGTGTTGAGTTTGAAGAAAAACTTTATAGATTTACTAATGAATCTTCCTACGCAAAAACACTTGAAAGTCTTCATCTCAAAGGTGAAGTTCCAGTTGAGTTAGAGGTTGTTAGGTGCGATTCGTCTGGGCTTACTCTTGAAGAGCAAATGAGTTATGAGTACGACGTTGATGTTAAAAGCAAATTAATTATTAGACCCAGGGCTTTCTTACAGGAAAAGACAGACTATAGATTGCTAATTAGCGGCTCATCTTCTCCTGACAATGAATGGAGTTACATTGGATCAAGGACTGTATTTGATCCACTAAAGGATCCTTTATCTAGCGGCGAAGGTCTTATTAGATCTAGTGGCTATTACACTGGAACTACAGCAGATTTAATAATTGTTGAGGTGGCAAAAGCTGGCAGCTCGTCATCTTGTAAATTAAGATGGTATTTTGACAGCAATGATACTGTTAAGTTTGATTTGCTACCATTAACTGGTAGAAACAAAATTGCCAAAGATAAAGACATTTACCTTGAACTTATTGGCGGAGCGTCTGACAGCTTTAAAATAGGTGATACCTGGACAATAAATCTTCGGCCCATACAGTATTTAGTTGATACTTATAAGGTTGATTTTTCTACAGCAGCTGATCAGGTTAAAGAATTACCCACTACAGTTTCGCAAAGTCCAATTGGACTGGATGTGCCTACTCAAGCAGAGATAGAAGCTGCAGCTACTGAGTTTCAACTAGTAAAAATTGATCCTGAGTATGGAGCTAGTAATATATCTTTAAAGACCAAACAAATTACTCTTACTTTTAATAAGGATATTGATCCCACTAGCGTAACAGCAGATACAATTAAGTTGTTTAGAAATGTTATGGATGGCAACCAAGATGCAGTCGATGTGGGCTATTCTTGGATTGTTAATGGCAAAAAAATTATTATCAACGTAATAAGGGAATAATATGTTAACCGTAATTCAAGGAGATGCAGTTAATATTGTTTGCCAAGTCAGAGATGGAAATGGCTATCTAGCTAATGGATTTGTTAGTACAGATCCTGCAGCTGATATGACAATCCCTGAATCTACACCAAAGGTATCAATTTATCCATATGGCAAAAAGCCCGGACTACCGGGAGTCAATCTTGCCACTCATGCAGTGCCAGGATTCTATAGAGTTGATCCAGGTGCTCCAACTAAGTATGGACAATATACTTATAACTATATAACTGCAGTTGACTCTCAAGTTGGAGAGTGGTGGGCTTACTTTGAAATCAATGTTGGCACTGATCTTGCTCCAGTTATGTTTACAAGTCTTGTTCCATTTACTGTTACATCTAGTGGCAGCGAACTCAATACTTATTCACAAGATGAAGGTTTTGATACGTTACTCAATAATAATCAGTATGTTATTGAAATTAGGGGAATCAAAGAAATTGGCGCTGCAGTCGACTCGGTGGGCATAGAAGACGAATCTTGGTTCACTAGTAGGTACACTCCCATGTACGCAACTTACGATCAAGTTCTATCTAGCGTTGGTAGTATTGTAGGTGATGTTGATGCTGATACGGTTAACTATCTTATTTATAGATATTCAAAAGTTGTAGATGCAATGGTCTTTGATATGCCAGTGCAAAATGGAACACAAAAATGGCTTGATTATGTTAAGATGGAGTACGTAATCATCAATAGTTCTATTGATTTGATTGAGAATATTTCACTTGCCTTAGGTGCTCCTCGTGCTAAACAACTTGGCGATCTTAAAGTCGAATGGGCTGACAATGGCTCAGCTTTGAAAGTCAAGATTGAGCAAATGAGAAAACGCAATGAAGACTTACATAGAATTCTTCATAGCAATGGTAATCTTTCATATGGCGCAAGTCTTAATGCTGGTATGGCAATCAAAGGTTATCTTGGTGCAGACTATCCTGCTTTTGGCAGATCAATTGATAACATGCCTAGATTTGCTCCGAGTGTCAATATTAAAACTAGACTTCCTGGATCTTACAGATACTATCCAGACTATGCTTATCAGAACCGTTATCGTTACCGGTACATCTATAGAAATATAAATGGCAACTGGCCTGATACTGGTAGTTAGGATAGGAGCATAAATGGCTATTAAAAGAAATCGCTTTTATCGCTTAGATTCAAGCCCAAAAGTTACACAAAAAGAAGTAGATTTACGCAAAGAAACTAAAGATACTTTTGGAGGATCAGTCTATGAGATCCCAAAGGCTTTCAAAGTTATGCTTAGAAAGTTTAGACGTAATGCAAATAACTACAGAATTCCTTGCTCTTGCAATGTAGCTAAAGAAGGTCAAATGCATCAAAAATGCACTGTATGCCTAGGAGAAGGCTATCTATGGGATGAGCATTATATAGATACATTTAAAGTTGACATTGGAAGTGATCAGGAAAAAGCTGGAGCTTCATTACTTACAGAAATTGGCAGAAGTAAAAAGCAATTTTGTAAGTTTTATGTGCAAGACACAGTAGCAATAGACTATGAAGATAAAATCATAGAATTAGCATTGGAACCTAATGGTGCTCTTGTTAAGCCAGAGCGTCGCCATATTACTTGGACAATTAATACATTGAATGAGAAGCGTTCAGATACTGGTCGAATAGAATACATAATCTTATACTGTAGGAAATATTAAAATGTTAAATCCACTGAGTAAACAATTACAGGCTGACCTTAGTACTGCTCAAAAGAATTTTATTGTTGAAGTTCTTGAAAAGAACGAACTATTAAATAAGGTCACAGAAGCAGCACCTAGTAATTTAATACTGGAGCCAGGTGGCAAAGCAATTCTTAAATTAGAGAATGACAAAATAAGAATCAATACAATTTATGAAGTTATGGAATTGCTTCAGGAAGTTATCAATTTTGCAACTGTATCCCTTAAACCTTCATGGTTAAATAATGAAAGATTAATTATTCAAAGACCTATCATCAATGTTGAAAGTGAAACTCCTAATGTTGTTTTTAAAGTTCTAGACGGTAAACCAGGTGCCGCCGGAACAGGGGCAGTAAACGCTCCTTCTCGTAGGATGGTGACACCTATACTAGTTGGCAAGTACATGGACCCGAAAGATGATACATCCGAGATCTACTTATATGGTCAAAGATTTGACTATAATATTTCTTTGAGTGTATATGGAAAAACAGCGCATGAAGCTGACCTCCTAAAGGAGTGGATCATGGATATCATTAAGGTTTATCTATGGTATGTTAAATACAGTGGAGTGTTAGATTTTGTTTTTGTAGAAGAATTAGGAGATGACACAGAAGCGTTAAGACACAAGAGAACTATTAAATATGCTGTCTCAATTGAGAAACTTAGTTGGTCCAGCTTCTTCGTACTAAAAGAAATTGCTTTAAAAATTGTTACTTCAAATTAATTATTCAAAGGAGAGCCGATGTATATAAACCTACCCGGGAGTTACGTACAGCTTCAAGATGGTAACCTAACCTTCTCAGCCCCAGATCTTACACAGTCTGTTCTTGTTCTTGGTACGGCCACTAAGGGTCTTACCAGTGAACCATTCCTGATGTCAGATGTAAGTGCTGTTGTTAGAGAGTTTGGTTCTGACTCTGAAGTTGCGAGAGCCGCTAGCGAAGTCAAGAAAGGCGGAGCTTCAAACATTTATGTTTACCGTTTGCCTGGTACTCCTCCTGTTTTGTCAGCTCTTGGTGCTGATGTTAATGAGGCAAGCGCTGCAGGTATTACAATTCGTACTACACAGGAGTCGCCTGAAGCTGCTGCTAAGTATGGCGTGGCTTATCGTCATGCTAAGAGCCTAGCAACGAGTGGTACTGGCACTGCAGATGATAAGTCTGTTACTGCTGAACTTATTGTTGTTAATCTTGAGACGGATACTGTTGTCTGGCAGGGTACTGCATTAGAGGGTGCCTCACTTGATAATGGCGAAGTTGATGTTGAGTTTGAACTTGGCGATGTTGATCTAGGCCTAGGCGAAGGCGCAGAGGCAGAGTCTATTGCTATTAGTGTTAGCTCGGGAAGCAGGAGTTACACTGGAGTTGCTTCTAGCTATCAGGCATCTGGTCCTGGTACTGGGGCTACATTTACTGTGCTAGGTGTTCCTACGTTTGGAACAGGAGCCTACTCAACTACTACAATTTCGACAGCTGCTGGTGGTTCACTTTATGCGGTTGGTGATGGACTTAAGGTCTTAGGTTCGGCTCTTGGTGGGGTCAGCACTGCAAATGATCTTACTTTCTCAGTGGCCTCAGTCGCAGGGGCAACCCGTACATATACTGACCTTGCACTTGATGATGGGGATGGCCACGACGCTGGTAGAGCATCTATCACAGTCAGCGCTGGTGGTGTTTATAGCGTAACTATCACAACTCAGGGCACTGGTTATACTGCTGGTAATATTGTTGTTGATGGTAGTCTTCTTGGTGGAGTAACAAGCACCAATGATGCTACTGTTACTATTACTGTCAATGTTTCAGGTGTTATAACTGGTGCCAGCGTTGCTGGTAACGGTCTTGTCAGAGGTGCAGTGGCAACAGTTGGTACTATTGCTGGTAACTATGCTGCTCCTGGTGCAACTGCTCTTACTTATTCATTTGGCATTTCTGGAATTACTGCTACTGGAACATATGCTGTTGGTCAGCCTTATACTTCTGCTAGTGCTGTGGCCACTGCACTAGCAGCTGCTCTTAATGCTAATGGGGAATTCGAAAAGCTTCCATTCACTGCTAGCGCGTTAGACAACGTAATATCAATTACCGCTGATGGCACTGTCAACGCTGACGGTGAAGTTGTTTACGGCGTTGATCACCCTTGGGCTGGCTATACTGCTCGTCCTTTCTTACAGGCTGCTCCTACAATTACACTTCCTTCTGGACAGGGAACAGTCAGTGCCTATGGAGTAGCTGGATCATCAACTGGTAGAGCGTCTGATGTTGGTCTATACCCTCAGGATAGCAATAAGCCTTTTGCTGTTGCTGGTGGTGGCGTTTATGTTCCTCTTGATAAGGTTCTTGATGGCGGCACAGCTGTGTCCTATGGTCTTAGTGGGGCAACATTTACTCATGCCCCTCTTGAAGATTATGCTAATAACAACTTTGATTACGGTACTGCAGCCGAGTTTAGCCCAGGCACCACTGATTCAAATATCTCCCTTATGAAGAGATATGAGAAGCTTCATACTGCGTTTGAGAATCTTGATCTTGCAGCTTTTGACATCATTGTTCCTTATGGCATAACAATTGATGCTAAGAATGCCGCTGATGGTGCAGATATTACTATTACTGATGGGGCTTATCCTGCGCCTGGGCAAGCAAACGATGCCCTTGGTTACCTTGTTGTATCAGACAATGGCGACTACACCTATACCTACTACTGGTCGACCACTGGTGTTATTTCAGATCTTCCCGAGATTGCTAGTAATAGTCTTCTTCCGGAGTCAGGTGAGTTCCAATATAGAGAAGTTAACTTTGGGCATCTTCTTGCAACGTATTGCTATGAGAACTCAGAGGATTACAGAACTTGTCACGGTGTGATTGGTACTCGTCTTCCTGGTAGCATTTCGGCTCGTGGCATTCGTGAGTACTTTGGTAAGGCTCCTACTTATGCGTATGACAGAGAGAGTGGCACCTACTTCATTACTGATGAAAGCAATAATGGTACAGGTCTACTTGGTCATAAGTTCATTGGCGGCAAGTACGCTTTCAATGATGGCGTAAAGCGTGGTGGACTTTTCCTAACGGAAGATAGATCACTTGATTACTCAACAGCCAACATGGTGCTGGATGGTAATAGTAAGAAAATCGATCTTGGTAAGTATCTTTCTGTTGTTGCTCTGTTTGGCACAACAGCAGATGATGTTAACACAAGAAGCCCTGCTTACATTACAAATGCGGCTACAATTGTTGCTGGTATGCTTCCTAACTTGAGTGTTATTGACAGCCTTATTAACCGTCAGGTTCCTGGTCTATTTGTGCCTTACCGCCTAGAGACCAAGACTGTGGACGTTGCATGTGGCCTTGGACTTACACTTGCTAAGGTTGAGAACGGTACACCATCTATTGCAGACTCACCGACCTTTGCTTCTCCAACATCTGACTACACAAGACTTACTACGGTAAGAATTGTTGCTAAGATTGCTGAAGAGCTTAGAAATACGGCTCGTCCTTTCCTTGGTAAAGGTCTTTCCGCAATCAAGAGGAATGCACTTGAAGCTGCAATTGGCGAAGTCCTCAAGAGAAATCTTGGCGATTCCACTGGCGTACAGGTTATTACAGCTGGCCGCTTTAAGCTTATGCAAACTGCAGAAGAGCGTGTTCTTGGTAAGGTTAGAGTTGATCTAACTCTCACTCCTGTCTTTGAGCTTAGACAGATTACCTTCTCTGTAAACCTTAGCGTTTAATTATAAATTAAGGAGCAATAAAAATGTCTGATTTTCTTACAAGAGCACACAACAGTTTCTCAGGAGCTGATATTAAGGCTGTCTTTGCGAACAATGAAGTAGGTAACCTTATGGCGGTTTCCTATGCTATTCAGCGCGAAAAGGCCCCAATCTACGTACTAGGTGAGGCCAACCCTCGCGCCTTCTCACGCGGCAAGCGTGGTATTGCTGGTTCACTAATCTTTATTCAGTTTGATACACATGCTATTCTTGAGCAGTTCAATATCGAGGATGAGGGTAGCGCACTTGGCAAGTTTGTTCAAAAGATTTACGAGCCAAATCCAATGGACTTTAGTTCAACAGCTGGTCCAACTCGTCCATCGCTAGGAGACTCTGCTGCCAAGCCAGACTCAATGGGTAAGCTTTCAAAGGCTTTCTATGCCGATCAGCTTCCTCCTTTTGATGTCACTGTTAGTGCATTAAATGAAATGGGTATTGCTGCTAAGTGCGTTATTCATGGTGTTGAACTTATGAATGAAGGCTGGGGTATGGGTATTGAAGATCGCCAGGCTGATATGCAAACAACATATCTTGCTCGTGCGGTTACTCGTTGGACAACTCAGAAAGATAGTCGCTTCAAGATTGACAGAACTGCTAGCGGTGCTGTTACTATCAGCGAGTAAATAACTAAATAGCCTAATACAGGCTACTGGTATGAAGAACCTACATATAATATATGTAGGTTTTTTATTATGAGTAAAGGCATATGAAAAAAATAAAAGAAACTATTTCAAAGATTAAAGATGGAGCCGTAATTTTGGCATGTCTATTTGTAATTTTTTTAATACTAATAGTTTTTCTTCTCAACTATAGAAAGGATACTTAATGGCTCCTCCCGGTCCAACCGTCCAAACAGATACTCCGCCAAAGAAACCTCCTACTATAAGGGATGGATTATTTGAGAGTTTTACTGCAGCAGGTAATAATCTTGGATTTTCTGGATGCGATATTTCAGCAACAATTATGTTGCCTCAGTATCAAGGAAAAAACAGTGCAAGAATTTTTAGAATTGGAACTTTACAGACTATATCAATTTCAACTTATAACACTAAAACACCTGTAAAGGCATTAGGATTTAAAAATCCAATTGCAGTAGCAAGAGGTGGCCGAACTATTGCTGGTACATTAATATTTAACCAGTTACATACCCATGTATTTAATGATAATTACGAATTTCCATTAAAAGGGGATGTTGATGTTACATGGGATAGAGGTGGACTTCTAGGTTATGCGTCTGGTGACGCTGAATACATTACTAAAAGAAAGAGTAATGCTGGGGCTCCAGAGCCAGAGAAGAATAGAAAAATCTGGGATTTTTCTTGGGATACAAATTATCTAGGAGAAGTAGTAAAACCTTCTGATCTTCCGCCGTTTGATATTATTATTACGATGATAAATGAAGCTGGACATATGGGTAAAATTATTCTAGAAGATATTGAGATTATTCATGACTCTAGTACTCTTTCAGTTGAAGACATTTACACTGAAGTTCAATATCAGTATATGGCTTCAAATATAAGATATTTTGAAGGTACAATTGGTACAGCAAATAGCACCTTTAGCTTTGCAAATGCATTTGATAGTGGACTTGAGCCTGTCTTAGTTGATAGTGTTAAGGCTGCGACTGAACCTACTACAGCAACTCCAGCGATAGTAAGTCCTGCTCCAGCTAATTCAAGCTCTAACACCCCAGAGCAAAGAAGAGAAATTCAAGAAGAAGTTTATAAATATAATGCAATTATGGAAGCTGATAGTGCTATTGCGCATAATGAAGTTAATCCTGAAGGAATCCCTATGAATGGCAAGAGGAATACCCGTCGTACTGCCACATATCAACAAGGCACTATCAACCGTTTTAGAGATGGATATTTAAAATAATAGTAAACGTTGCTATGAAGATTAATTATAAAAAGGATAATAATGGCTAAGTCAGTAGCAACTGCATATACTGGAGCAAATGTATCATTAACAATTGGCTCTGCTCTTATAACAAATGCTTTTGGTATTTCATGGGAAGTATCACAAAACAAAAGACCAATTTATGGCTATAACAGTTTATACTATGATGGGGTGGCTGATGGTCAAGTAATTGTATTAGGTCAACTTTATATTAACTTTCAACATCCTCAATATTTGAGTTATGTTTTGCAAAAATATTATTCAGAGCTACCAAGAGATTTTACTTTTTCTGCAGGCGATTTTCCTGAGCTAAATGGAAAGAAAAAATTGATTAGTTTACTAAGATCATATGACAACATGGGCAATCATCCTGGTGATGCCGCAATGCTTGATGGTTTATTTGCCAATCAAAGCCTTCAGACAGATATGGTTGCAAATTTAACTGCAGGTACTATTACAAATAATACGACTCCAGATGGAACTACAAGTCTATTAGCTAATAGTGGTGGCTTACATGGAAGTTTAAGTGAACGAAACCTGAACGATGCTCAAAAGTCATATTTTGGATTATCGGGAGGCTATGGCAAGGCGCTATCGGACAGCGGAAGTCTTCATAGACCTGACCAGTTTTCAAGGGCTGGCGGAGTAAACAAGCCTTTGAATATAATTATTACTTATGGTAATCCAAATATAACATCTATGGCAAATGGTATCACATCTTATATGAACTCCTCGACTGTTATACTTAGAGATGTTCATTTTATTGGCGAAGCACAACAGATTATGTCTGATGACCAACCAATAATGGAAACCTATAAATTTATGGCAAGATCAAAAGAAGTTCTTGCTAGAAATGGAAGCGGACAAACTGATTATGATAGTATTCTTGCCGCCCAAGCCGAAGCGGCAAAGGCCGAGCCTGCTTCACCAGCAGCAGCAGCGGCAGCGGCAACCGCAACAGAAGCAGCCAAAACAAACCAAACAGGTGGAACGGCGGTAGCTAAGCCAGAACGACCTATAAAAGATATTGCTAGAGGGGATGCGGCACCTGAACTTCCCCCAATAGTCAAGCCATAATAATTACAACCCAATAGGAACAAAGAGGAAAAATGTCAGAAACAACAACAGAATTAGTAGAAGTTGACGCCGAAGCTCTTTTAGAGAAAAAGCTTGAAAAAACAAGAAAGAGCAGAGAGGCTGAGAAGGAGGCTGCAAAGGAGCCTACTGGCGACGAGTCAAAACCCCAACAGGAAAGATCTCTTACAGCAGAGGAAGAGAAAGATCTTGCTTACTCTGAACTTGAGAAGATGGGATGCTCTAGAAGCTATGTTGCAAGAATGAAGGAGAAGCATGGCACTGTCATTGTTTATCCTCATGAAGACAATAGATGGTTTCTAGTCCGTCCTCTTAAAGTAAGAGAGATGCGAATGATCCGTGAGATTGCTGGTCAGGACATGGAAAGACTTAATAAGGAAATTCTAGAGGCTGGTTGTGTTTTCCCAATGCTATCAGATGAAGCAGTTAATGATTTACCTGCTGGTCTGCCAGATCTTCTTACAAATATGATTAGCCGTTTAAGTGCATTTATTCCTGTAGAACTTGCTTTCTCACTAAGCAAAGAACTCTAATTAATTAAAGAGTATTAATGTACTTAGATATCTTTAACCATAAGGATATCCCGTTATATGTAGTAGATCTTCCGTATGGGCTTAATAGTACTCATACGGAATATTTTACTCGTATACCTTGGGGTGAATATAAAAGAATTCGCTATGCTGAACGATTTAATAGTCTTTCAAATTACGAATTAAAGGTAAAGATTTTTAGGGACTATACTCTTAGAACTCCTAAGTGGACAGACTTTGAAATAGACTACTTGCCAGCTGGCATAGTCGACACTATATCAAACTTAATAATGTACATTAGTGACTCTGGAATTATTCCAGATTCAAATGGAAATATAAACATACAAGGTTTTACTCAAAGACTTAATATGTATAGAGCACTTAGCATGACAAATGTTGAGTATCAAATGTATACTATTATTTGCGTAGTATTTAAAGCTTACACTTTTGAGTCTTTAGACAAATTGCCATTTGATCGAATTGCTAGTTTATTTGCCAGTGCGGAGAAATATCTACTTGAAAATGGAATACTTAAAAATCCACTAGAGATATATGATCCCAACGTTGAAAAAGCAGCAAAGCCTAAGGCAAAAAAGCCACAAAAGAAAACAGAAGATGATACGTTTATTGATGAGTTTGTTAAGTTTAGGGCCCAACAAGAGGCGTCAAATAAACAGACTCCTACTCCTGAGAGAACAATGAATGAACCAAAGCCCGAGTATAAAAAGGATATCTCAGTCGCATCATCAAATGAAGGTGTAACCTATATTGCTCCTAAGGATAGAGTTGCTGTTTCAAATGGCGTTCAGGTTAATGTGCCAGGTATTAAAATTGACAAGAACAATAAAATTGGCGGATTTGATGCAGAAGATTTTGATAATCTACCAAGATATACAGATGAAGAAGCATTAGCAGCACAGCTTGAAATGGGTATTGTACCTGCTGGATATGAGATTATTCTTGAGAGAGAAAGAAGGGCTTTAGCAACCAAGCAAACTGAAGAAGCTACCACTTTCAAAAAGATTGGAGTAAAAGTAAGAGAGAATAAGAAATTTAAGAGAAAATAATATAGAACAGTCTCTTAAAGGAAACCATGGCCTTACCTACCTATCTGTCACAGCAACTTGCTTTGAATCAACCACTAGTTGATTCCGCAGAGCGCAGTAAGTACTCAGAGGCACAAGATGTCTGGGCTGAAAGCTCGGAAGCCGCTGGCGAAGAAATTCCAACTTCTGCACAGCTTGCAAGCTTTGGTGTAAAGAGTGCAGTTGCTTATCTTGTATACAATACTGCACCACACCTTGCAGAGGGTGCGCATGATATACTCACAAGTAGGAAGTTCCAACGCTGGTCTATGCGTACAGAAAACCACATCAAAGAAGTGGGTGATGTATTCAAATTAAGAACTGGTAAAAACGCCATTAAGAATGTCAGAGCTGCTTTAATTAATAAAGCAACTGACTTTGCTGCTCTAGGAGCAGAGACTTCTGACCCTGGCAAGTTTTGGTACTCAGGCCTTACAAAGCTACAACAGCAAGGTCTTGGGCTACCAATTTTTGATAATGTTATTAAGCTATTTACAAAAGCTACCTATTTAACAGATGTCTTATCTTACTCAGTTGATAGAGGCAGTACACCTATATCGTTAGATGTCAGTCTTAGATCTCTTGGCGAAGTTTCAAGAGATAGAACTCTTGATTTTTATAGCCAACAGTTTGGAATAGATAGAAAAAAATTAAACCTTATTGACTACCTTGTTTACCAAGATGGTCAGGTTCGTGAAGGTAAAGTTGATTTATCTGGCAAGGTAGTGCCTAAAGGTAGAGCCCTTGCAAGTGACGTTATCTTGGCCGACAAAGGCAAGTATACAGAGTCAGTCTTAATTGGTATAGATCCCAGTCTAGGCTTGAAAGAACGATCAACTGGTGCAACTTATGCTGAGAAGGTTGGCGGAGATGAAGGCTATGTGCTTATTGGTAAAGGAGAATTAGATCCAAGCATTAGAAAGTTTTTCTCTGGAGTTGGTAAGCGACTTAACTTCGGAAATGTTTTATATGGAGGAGAGAAAAGTGTTTCTGAGTGGGGACCTTTTAAATTCTTTAAAAATTTATTAGGTAAAACCGCTGAAGAAAGATCTAATAAACTTTTTCATGCAGAGTCATATACTAGCTATGCTTTAACTAGAACATCTAATCTTTTCTCTGAGATGTTTAATGAGGTTGGATCTTTCTTTGAATATCTTTTCCCAGATGTCAAGAAGTCAATCTACTCTACGCTAACAGAAAATAATTTAACTCCTAGAATCCAACATGGTCATGCATTTGCTATGCTTGGTCGATATAGTCGACTAGCTACAACTGTTGGTGCTGGTCTTATGGCTATTAACCAACTTGGTTATAGCATGAAAAATGGAGAGGGAATTAATAAAGAAGTTGCCGGAGCTCTACAAACAACTGGTCTTGCAATAGCAGGTGGTTTAATTGCGAATAAACTACGCAAGAGGACCCTGCCAGGTATGTTGATAGGCGGTGCTGTAGGCGGACTAGGGATGATTGGTGTAGGGCCCTTTGCGGCTGGCCCAATACCCGGTGTTGCCAACTTGATTGGCAGAGCAAATGAGATTAGAAGTTACATAGGTGAAGCAACTCTTATAAATGACTGGAGAAGATCATTTGAAGAAATGATGCCAGGATCAACTAATCCAACAACTGCGCTTGGTGTTGGTATTGCTTTAGGCGCAGGTTTTGTTACGTTACAAAGATTTCTAAATAAAAATAAAGTTGTAGAAGTTGGACAGAGAGAAAAGTATCTACTCCAACAATTTCAAGACTTAGCAAATCTTCCACTTCGTGAAGTTGCTGGGCATATACGCCAGACAAGCGGAGAAGTAGTAAGAGTTAAAGCTGAATACCATGAGAGGATGCGCAATGTTGATAATGCTCAGCATGTTGCTTTGCAGGACGAACTTGATGATCAGATTAAATCAATAAGACGGCAAAGAAATGAAATCTTGCATCAAAGACATTCGACACCAAGAAGTTCAGCATTTGACTTAAGTGGATTGACTGAACATCAAATCTCCGCCGTGGAAAGAGATACTCTTTCATATGTAAAAAGCTTAGAAGAATCTGGTCAACATGGAGTACTAAATAATCCAATTGGCAAGATTAATGATAAGAGTAACTTGTCAGTCCTCGCAGAAAAGGTAACAGACTTTACATATGAAGAAGGCCGCCAAAAGATTTTAAGAAATGAAAGAAGTGTTTTTAAACGCGTTATTAAAGCAGTTGAAAATGCTCCTCGAATAAAAGCTATTGCTTATGCTTCGGGTATTGCAGCTCTTGGATGGTTTCTGGGAACTGGCGGATTAGGTACAGTAGAAAGACCAAGAGAGTTAAGAGAATTAAACCAAGGTAAAAGACTTGAAACTGTAAGAAGAAATCAAAGCTGGGAAATGGGACAGGGCGGATATGGAGGAGACGACGTTCTTTACCAGCGACCTTCTCTAATAGCAAGACTTTCATCTGGAGCAACACAAGCTGGTAGTTCAGGCAATCATGGTCCAGTCGCAGAATTTTTTCTTAAAAACTTTACATATAAACTAGAAAGAGAAAATTATTACAAGAGACCTTCTCCTATAACCGGAGCAGCATTTGATCAGATTCCTTTTATATATCCTGCAATACAACCGATTGCTGATCTTATAAAAAGACCAAAGTTAATGCATGTTGGCGAATGGAAAAGAGAGTCAAAGGATGGTAAGACAAAATATCTAGAAAGAACAACTGGATTAGAGGAAATACCTGATCAGAGAATTGGTGGCATTGCAATGGCAGCACCTGTTTCTCCGTACCAAGGTTCTCGTGTTCTTGGCAAGTTCTGGCAAGAGGCAACTTCTCTAGGTGGCCTTGTTGGCTTCTATGCAAAGAGCGCTAAGGGCTACCTTACCGGAACTAGTAAAGTGGGTGACCAGCGCCAAGAGTTAGAATCTTTTTCTAGAAACATGGATATTGATTCAAAGTTCTATGATCTGCATGGTGGTGGTTCATTTATGGGAATCCCATTTACATCAGAAGCAATACGTCGATTTGTACATCAAGATGAAAATAAACAATACAATCCGATACGTAACTCAATGCCTAATTGGCTTCCTGATAGTTTCAAATATGGCAATCCATATACATCAGCAAGACATGGAGAAGGTGAGTATAGGATGCCGGGAGAAGGATATGAAGCTTTACACCCTGAGTTAAAGGGTGTAAATCCTGAAGATTATCCACTTCTTCATAAGTTAAATGTGCTGGGTGATGTATCGCCTTATTCTCCTCAGTATAAAGGAACTCTCCACAAAGCAAAACTAATGAGAGATTCAGATGAGATGACTGCCCCAGAGCGTGGCTTTTTGTATCGCCATGAACAGATGATGAAAGAGAAAAAGAACAGAAGAGAGTTTGACTCTTATCAATTCAAACCAAGTAGCTATGATAATATTTCTGGAACAATTGCTTCAGTAGATCCCCAGTCCATGACTTTTACACTTGAAGGATATGGAGGTAAATTTGGTGTTGCAGGAATAACTAATAATGTTGATGCTTTAATTAGTGAATTTAACTATTCGCAAATAAAAGCTGCAAAAATGAAAAAGAAGAATGAGGAAGTTTTCTCTGATGAGATTCAAGTTGGCCAAGGAGTAACAGTAAGTGTTCCTGCTTCAATTGGGCAAGCAGTCGACGATGACGGAATTATAAAAGCTGCAGTTAGAAACAATGGATTCAATGTCAACAAAGAGTTAAGATCTGAAGGCAAGTTTGCTAAAGAGTATTCTCCTATTGGTAATTTTGCAATGACAAACTACCTAGGAAAGGCTATAGGTGCTGGGTGGGAAGCAACAACTCACTTTGCCAATAGAGTAGCTCAACCTATTGAGCATATAATGGCTTTTGGTGCTGCTCCAATAAACAAATTACTTCCATACAGAGACGTGTTAGAAGACTATCAGAGTCGTGAAATGTATGGTAGCGAAATGAAAGGATGGGACTCTCCCATTGCTGACTGGATTGCTCCTGCTGTAAAAAGTGCAGTTCATAGTTGGCTTGGTATAGATTTTGAATCACCTGGACTAAGAAAGAAAAGAGATACAGAAGAATACTTTGATAAGCTTAAATATGCTAAATATAGTGGTCTTTCTAAAGCAGCAACATTTTCTGGGGATGACAGACTAGCAAAGCAATATCAAAACATTGCACAGAAAACAATTATTGGTTCTTCGGGTTATGTCTCAGATGAAAGTCTTGGTAGCACACTTGGAGGACGTGAATCTGTTTTTGCAACTGGCTTTGCTAGAGAATTCAATCCTGGTCGACAGGAAGAAATCATAGAGGCTTTGCCTGAGTATAAACAAAAAACAATGAGAGACTTTTATCTAGGAAAGGATCTTGATGCTATTAATAGAGCTGCCGGAGCTGGGCCTATGTCTACATTCGGCATGGACTATGCAGCGGACTTGACAAACTTAAAAGAAAAAATGGGGTACGGAGAAGCTGCAAATCCAGATGAAGCTCAGGCAATGAGAGAAATGGAAGTTAGTCAATACTTTCAACATAAAAGTATGCCAAGAGCTGACTGGATTGGATTTAATCCTGCAGTAGATTTAGAGGATGTAAAGCTAAAATACATTGAAAGTGAAGGTATGAATTACCATGACTTTGGTATCTATCCCAGCCGCGCATCTTATATGTCTAGAAAGCCTTATATTGATGAACAAGCTGTTCAAGATCTAAACAAGTTTAAATTTATCAATCCACACAAGGCAATGTCAGCAGTTAATAATGCTAATGATGTCTATGGTAATTATAGTTATAATATTCAAGGACCTAATCGGTTTGATTCGTCAATCAGCATTGATATAAGAAATAGCATTTCTGTTAATCCCTTTGAGCAGTAAGAATAGCGGGTATTTACAATGCAAGAGTTCTTAACAAGTTTAGGTGCTATATTATACGGGAGTATGGCAACAAAGGAAGCGGGTAAAGCAACTGGTGCTGAACTTACACCTCAAGTTGCAAGAATGCTACTTAGTCCTGGCTTTGCATCTTTTCCTGCTAGCCCACCTAGACCCAACACTACATTCTTCTCGATGGTTTCTCAGGCAAGAGGAAGGATGGGGAGTAATAAGGCTTTAAGTTTCAGCGAACAGATTCTAAAGTTGCAGTCAACCGTAACTTCTGAAGTTCTAGATAGGATTAAAGAATATGGCACAACTCAAGCGGGAAGCTTTGTAGGGGCAACTGCAGAGCAAGCGGCAAGAGCACAGAACAATGCATTAAATAATGTTATGTATCTAGGGAGAGAAGCTGAAGGCGCAATTCTTTCATTAACGGCAGCTAAGAAGTCTGTTCTTGATATGATCAATGGCGATAAGCGTCTTTCTGGATTCGTGTCTGATCCTCGTAATGAAAAACTTATTGGCAATATAAAGAGTCGCTTAATGGGCGCTACTTATGCAGAAACTATAGGTATGCTTGAAAGTTTTCGCCAAGCGGCAGAAGCTAGCGTAGAAGGCCTTGGAAATATTTTTGATTACTATCACAGATCAAATACTCGTTTCTTAAACGCAAGTAGAGCTTCAGATAAAATACCTGCAGCTATAGGACTAAGACTTGATAATGGAAATCAAGTTATGAGTGCAATGTCTCGTTTTGATAAATTTAACAAAATGCCAACTAGCACAAGAGACTTATCTCTTGCCTCTCTTACACAAGCAGAGCAAGCAAAATTAGGCGAATACCAGAAAGCACTTCAATCTAAATTAGGGGGAAGATTCCAGTTTAATCCTGGTCAAGGCGACATATATGAAATTATGAGTTCGTTTGGTCAGCCAGAAGGTGCAGCTCCTCGTTCATTTAGATATGCAAGAGTAAGAGTTAATAGTGGTGAAATTAATTTACCACTAGGAGAGGCAGGAGATTATTTTGTTGGTGAACAAGGCAAGGCTCAGGGGCATATCTACTTCAGAGGAAAATCTGGTTCAAGCATGTACTCGCCAGTTGGCAAAGTCATTAACATTGATAATACTGGAACTGACATTGCTTCAACTCCAGCAATAACAGGTCACGATAATATTTGGAATCCTCAAACTGGTAAATACTTAGATGTAGCTGAAGCCTTAGAAGCTGGAAAAGTTAGATCTGCAGAAGAGATTCTTTTCTCGTCAGCTGAAAGCTCTGATGAAGCTATTCGATACATGGAAGAGATAGATCCAACAAAAAATCCTTTAGTTGCAGTGGCAAGAAAACATTCGCAAATCCTTATGCAAGAAGAGAGAAGTATTGTAGGCATTGAACCTGTTGAGCGGTTTAACGCACATTTAAAAATAGCACAAGCCCAAGGTGTTTCTCTTTTTCCAGTAGCAGGTGCAAAGCAAGGTGATAAAGGAATTTACCACTGGGCAGAGGCAGGAATGAATGGACCAGAAGCTGGTATCTATATGGGTACTTTTGCTGGAGAATTAGAAAATACTGCAGGTGGAGTTAAGCCTGTAAGTGTAATTCCACTTGGCAGAAGAACTAATAGACATCTTAATAACCCTTTAACTGTTGTTAATCCTGGTAGCAGAACAGCACTTTCGCGTGTAGGTAATCAGGCGCGTGTTATAGGTAATCCTATGGGTTCAAAGGCAATGCTTTTAGATGCTTATCCATTTAGAAGTGGTGCGTTTAAAGGAATGCTTCAAAGTGGACTTGAGCCATTTGTTACTGGCGCTGTTTTCTCTACTCCTAGAGGCCAAGCAAGAAGTCCTGAGATTTTCCTTGAAGGTTCAAGAGGTCTAATTAATCCTAATGCTGAACAAGTTGAAGGAACATTCATTCGACCAGGAAGACGAACTAGCATTGAAACGGGAACTGAAAGTTATCCTTTTGAATACAATCCAAAGTTACAACCTTTCTTAGAGGAAGTAGATGCTTTAGGCGACGCTGATCCTATGCAAAGACAAAGAATGATTTTCGATATGCAAGAAAGATCAGGTGTTGGTTTTTCAGAAGGAGAAGCTCTTGGTCGTCGGCGCTTAAACAACGGAACAATAGAAAATACTTTTGTTGATGCGGGAGGAACAGCTTCTCAAGGAAGAGTGCTACTTCAAGATGTTATCCCAATTGAAGGTGGCTATAAACTTGCTTTTGGCAGAGAAGTGCCTGCAGGAGCAGGAAAGCTAGAAGGCGGTACAAAAACTAACCAACATCTTTTTTCTGCAATTGCTGATGTTGAGTCTGAAGAGACTATTAACATCAATGCAAAGTACGATGCAAAGGTAAAAGAAGAGAAAGCTAAAGCTGAAGAGCGACACAAAAAGCGCCTAGCTAGATATGAAGAAGAAAGTACAACAGGGCAATGGACCAGAAGTATTAGAGAGGAAGAGTTAGAAAAACTTGAAAGAGCAAGGAAGAATGATCTTGATAAGACTGTTTCTCAAGTTAACTTAGAGCGAACAAATGAACTAGATGCCATGGCAACTAATCCAGCCAGAGAAGAAGCAATACAAAGAAATAAACAACAAGTTCTTGGTCAGATAAGAGATGACTCCGCAATGGGTCCTTTAACTGATGAGCAAAGAAATCTTTATAATGTTGCTGCTGAATCTCTAACAGAAGATGTTTCGCATATTGCAGAAGGTAAAGAAATATATAAAGAGGGTAATACATTAGCAATTCGTGGCCAACAGCAATATGCTACAAGTAAGTTTACCGGATCAACGCTTGATGCGGTACTACCTGCAGATGATATGTTAGTAGATTCAGATTTCTATAAACAAATTGCATCAGTAGACTCGAAGTTGCCTGTACCTGCACAGGAAAAATATATAAAAGGATTTAAAAATACACTTCAAGACTTTCACGCGGCAGCACAGGCTTTGCAAGGGGCACGCTATTCTGAAAAAGATACTAACGCACTACTTGTAATGCTTAAGAAAGTAAATCAGCATTTAAAAATTAACACTCCTAATAATCAACGTAGACCATATCAAGAAGCTGTATATGGATTAATTTTTGGGTTAGAACAAAAAGGTACTGGCTTTCCTGGCTTAGCAGAAATGATGGAAGGCCAGCAAGCTGCAACGACAAATATGTTAAAAGCTTTAGGATTCAATAAAGAACACCAAGCAAGTCTTATGGCTGGAATTGAATCATCTCCTGCCGTTGTTGGATTGAATGTTCAAACAAGTCGTGATTTCTCATTGGATTCTAACAATGACGCTAAGCTTGAAAGACGTTACGTAGAAGAGATTTACGACTCTACAAGAAGTACTATTGCAGCAGAAGGCAGTCCATACCGTAAACGACACATGCTTGCTTTTGATCAGGCTCTTCAAGGAATTACTCCTCTAGATCCTGCTTATGTATCTTCTGTACAAGAAATGGCAAATAGAGTTGGCAGTCAGCCAGTTGGAGAGGCTGGTAAAGTTGGTTCAGACACAGTCTTAGATCTTAGTGCAAAAATACCAGATGAATTATATGCAACTGAAATGGCAAAAAGAAGAGGAACTCTTGAACAGCTTAGACAGACTGGAGGGTTTGTAAAATATTCCGAAAATACTATGGAGTATCTTCCTTCTGCTAATCTACTAAACGCCTCTACTGTAAAAGATTCTAGATCAGCAAGATTAACTGAAGATTTAAAACTAAAGAATATCATTGGTAGAATTTTTGACATGCTTGAAAAGAACATGGAAAATATCGACGATGACCTTGTTCAGCTATTACATGGCGCGTTTGGAGAATTTAAAGGTGATTTGAATAAAGAAAGTATTGGAATCACAACACATCTTTTAGAAGGTGGAATTAGTGGAGCAAAATATGAAACGGTCTATGGAGCTGAATTAAATAAAAGTTTGCCTACTCATATGCAGCCTTATCAGATGGGCCTGTCAAGAAGTCGAATAGATGAAAGTTTTGATTTAAGAATAAAAAAAGCACAAGCAGCTGGCCGCGAACATGAAGTTGCGTATTTGAATAAATACAGAGCGGATGTACTAGCTGGCAAAGCTGACATGCCTATGATGTCAGGACAGCCTCCTTCCATTGGTCCTGAGTTTATGAGTGTATACTCTGGTAGATATAATCCTAAAATGGACCAAGCAGGTGGTGTATCAATTCCTGCATATGGAGAATGGATATCTAATGGCCAGACTGTATCAAAAGATACTCCTGGTGCAGAGTTTGTTAGAATGGGTGGCAACGTCACTAATAAAACATCGGCCGACTTTGACCATGATGCTGCTTTAACAAAAATGATTGAGGTTAGCTCCGAAGATGAGCATCTTTTAAACACTCCTGAGGGGGTCGAAGAGGCATACGGAAAACTTAGAGATTTAACATCTGATGAGCCAATGAAAGAACAGTTTAACCAACAAAGATCCTATAACATAAGTCAAAATGCATTTGATCCAATAATTAAAGATTCTCTTAAGGATAAACTTGGAGCTAATGGTAGCCTTGAATTAGGTGAAGTCCAGAAGGCATTTATGAAATGGTCTGGCCAGTCTGAGATTGGTCAAACTTCTAATGCTGCAGAAGAAATAAGATTTATAAAAAGAATACTTGAAGAGACTGGGGCAATAACAAGAACAGAAGCAGAAGACTTATCTGTGTTTGCTAATAAGATGGAACAAAATGCGGTTGGCTTTAAGCATCTTGATAGAACACTTGGTAGCGTATTCTCCGAATCAGTAGGTCGTATTCTCTCAGAGCCTAATCCAGAAAAAAGATCTAATTATTTCACTGAGTTTTTTGATTCATTCTTTTACACTGATAAAGATGGCCAAAAGTCTAACTATCTTTTACCTCAAAGAACACCTGAACAAATGGAAGGATTAACCTCAGGTTTATCAAGAGCTAAAGTTACAAAAAGTACTTTAGAGGCAAGTAAAAAAGCAGAAGATATTGAGCCTACTACTGTTCTTAGAGCTTTATCGTCCGGAGATCATGGGTCTTTTGAAGCTGCGTTTGCTAGCGCACCTGCAGCAGAAAGAACTGCTCTTTTAAATTCATCAATAAATGCTCTTCCTCCTGAGCAAAGAGAAAGAGAAAAAGCTGATCTTAGAAGTCTTTATGAAGAAAAAACAAATGAAATGAGTGATGCTCAACAAAGACTTGCCGCAGGTAACCAAGCTGAGATTGACAAGGCACAGGCACGCCAAGGAGGAGGGGGGCTTGACACAGCAATGGGGTCGCTTGCTGATGAAGCTGAGACAGCTCCTGCCCCTATGCCAGCTCCTTCTAGAATAAGTGAGGAAACAAGAAATGTAAATGCTGAAGCAAACTTTGTTAGGTCAATGAGAAGTGAAATGTCTATTGGCGCAGAAGATGCTAAAGGTTTACTTGAGAATAAATTTGCTAGAACTGTTGGAATTGGTGCGGCTGCAATGGCTGGTCTATATGCACTCTTTACTAAAGGCTATGATGATGAGCCATTAAGTGATATACCGCCACCACCTTCTAATTATGGAATGAATAGTAATGCTCAAATGCAACCATTGACTGGTGGTGGATCGCTTGTCAGTGATAGTTATCGTAGGCAAAGTATGGATATGGCAGATGCTTTAGGCGCAGATTATTCAGAATCAAATATTCCTGCACCAACAAGTATAATGAAAAAGTCATATTTAGATGGCGCAACTGCTAGAATATCTAGTAGAAGTCTCAATCTTGATAGAACCAATCCTGTAGAATATGCTAGGTCTTTACGCCAAGCAATTCCGGGTTCAAGTATTGGACTAAACATAAACACTACATACAGTGTACCTTCTGACATGGAGCGGAAACTATAATGGCTAATGACAATTGGAAATTAGAAGATTTTGATATTCTACAGTTATCATTTAAAAATGATAAGGGTAATTTAGTTACTTGGAGTGATTATGGGACTGAGTACTCCCATATTAATCATGCATTTTTTATTAATGATTTACAATTTATTATTCCTCCTGAGAAAATTTCTTCTACAGAAGAAAATAACTATATGACTGTTCAGTCAGTTCGCTCAAGAAATAGTGACAAACTTCCTGTTGGTATTGCAAACGAAATCTTTTCTGTTAGTTTTACTTTGCCAGGAAAAAGTTCAATTAGAAATATTGACTCAAGAGACGACCACACTTCTGGCAATAATAGCGGGAAACGCGGCGGAATATTAGATCTTATTCTTCAGTTTAAAAATACCCCGTTTTCTGTTATTGAGAATGCAACCCTAAGAACAAAGTTAAAAATACCTATTTTCCATAATATGGTATTTTGCATGCACAATCTAGCTTTAACAACTTCTCCAGGCGAACCAGATACAATCCTAGGAACACTAACTTTTACTCCAATGAGTTATGCTTGTTATAGCGACTTTTGGCATTACAAAAAAAATTGGATTAGTAAAGGTGGACAAAGCTTTGAAGATGTAAATGAAATTAATCTTCCTAACAGGAATCCTTATCTAACAGAAGAAAACAAGAAAGCATTTGTCTTAGACAACCTAGAAAGATGGTTTATGAACACACGTGATGATTCAACTTATATCGCGGGTATAAATGCTGCCTTACTTGCAGGCAATGAACCTCCAGGCGATGCTGTCTATATGGTTGATCCTGCCTATCAAACGGCAGAAAGTTTACATAAGTTAGATATTAACTTTATGCTTAATCCTGAAAGAACTCAATTTGCAAGAGAGTCGGAGCCATATAAAGCCTATATAGATTGGCTTTATTCCCGGCATAAACAAAAAAATATAGGCAATGGAGAAGTTTTTGATTGTACTCAAATTTCACCTTATAACTCTACTGAGCAAAATCTTGGAGATCGGGTCTATTTAAGATGGAATGAGTTTAAAAATATTACTGTTGATCCGGTTGTCGCAGAAGGTATAAGAAATGGAATTCGACTTAGACTTAAGAATTTTAAATTAAGATTATTTAAAAATGTTTTATTTCCATCTAATATGACTCAAGAAGAGAATGATGCTTTAAAAAAATCCGAAACATTAGGGGCTGGGAAGTCGTCATCTGGAGGCAATGATGCTATAGATGGAGCTGGTAAAATTAATTTCTTTGGAGATTATTTTGTACCAATAAATAGTAGTATGTTTGCTGAGATAAGAGATGCGACTGATCGAACAGAATTTACTGGTAAGGAAATTATAGCTAAAAAGCCTGATGGCAGTAATTTGGCTGATCACGGTTATTATTTCCATAAAGGCATAGACATTATGCCTTCGTACCCAGCAAATAATAGAGATGTTACAGTTCCAATTTTTACACCTTTTAAAATACGTATTACTGAGAATACGTGCTTTTCTGAAATAGCTTATGATGTTGCAATCTATAATGGAGGTTATTCTCCAGAGAAACAAGTTGTAATCAGAGGAAAAAAGACTTGGAAAAGAGTGATTTATAGTACACAGGCTATTGCTTGGGAGCTCGATGCGTACAAGTATAGATTTGAAGTATATAGATTTTCTAACGAAAATCATAAAGGTCTTAGTGGCTCTAAAGGCAATAGCATTATAGGCGAAATATTAGACGGACCTTTCAGGGGAAAGAAAATTCGATTTTGGCATTTAGCCGCTATGGCTCCTGAAGGGGTTAGCCGTACAAATCCAATTTTTGAAACATTTATAGACACATGGACGAAAAATTTTGGTCCAGGCGCAGTACTAGAAGCAGGACAGTGGATAGGTGCTTTTTTAGGAGGAACGGCTGTTGATGAAAGTAGTCCTCACTTGCATGTTGAACTTGGCGGCGAAGATACTGGGCATGGATCTTTATATGACCGCATTGACATTACTCCTCTTCTAAAGAATGCAACTTCAAAACCTCCAAAAGATATTATTAATGCATACTATAAATTAAAGCCAGAAAATAGGCACGGGCTTCCAGAAGAAGAAGCTACCTATGAACTTCTAAATGATTTAAGAGGTAAAAACTTAAAAGGCAAACCTGGCAATACTGAAGGCATTATAAAATCAGCTGTTAAGTTTGCATTAGAAAATGGCGCAAATAGTAACTGGAGAAAGCTGACTAACTCTAACACTGATAAACCATACGAATCATACGATGAGTATCTAACAGCAAATGAAGAAGAAATAACGAAGAATAGAGATTTACATCCTTGGGAATTCTATGGGCTTCAGGTCCGGACTTTGGAGCAAGCCGGTTGGTACTTGTATGAAGGTGACTTGACAAATTTTGATTTATTCTACAGAGAACATATTCTTGAACTTGTTTCTGGCAATGATGCAGAGTCAAGGCAAATGCAAGATCCTTTAATCTGTGATTTTATATCTGCAACTTCAAGTAATAATTTCAAGATGTTGAATGTTCAGGGAATTATGGCCCCAACTGCTCAGTTTCTTGGAAGCCAAGATGATACTTTTCTTTTGTCAATGAAAGGATTTGGTTTAAATTCTATTAAACAGTTAGAGGTAATAAGAGATACGTTAAGGAAGCAAGGGGTAATGTTTAAACATATCCCAGAAGCTTACTCTTTAAGAGTTGAGAATAATTTTATTAATGCTTTTGGAAATGTTTACTTTGTTATAAATGGCATTGAGATGGCAGCTGTACCTGAGCAACCAAATGTATATGCATGCGAAATGCGTTTGACTGCAAATGATATTAGTATAAAACAGCAAGTATTAAAGAAAGAATCAGTAGTCGGAAACCAAGAAATTAAAGAATCTTTCCTTAAAGAATTCCTAGGAGGATCAGACTATAATCCAGACGGTCTTTTTCCACCTGGTACTGCTAGAACAAAAGAGCAAGAGGACGCTTATGAAGCAACTCTTGTTGTTGCGCAGAACTACCAACAAGAAAGAAAGAAAAAAGGATTACCTTACATTGAAAGAAAAAAGGCTATAATCGACAATGAAGAGCAATACATTTTAACTTTAAATGTTGATTTAACTCCTGCAAATAAACAGACAGACGTCTATTTAAGCAGTAACAAATATCTCTTAGAGGTACTTGCTCATATAAACATGGTAAATAATTTATTTCCAAAAGATAGTTATTATCAAGATGCAAACACAGAACTAGCCGCTATTGAAGTTGGCGTTAATGGTGTTACCCAAGAGGACATTGACCAAATCAAACTAAGAGAGAGATATATTTTCACTGATGAGGGTTTTATTACATATATTCCTGATAAGCGAATAACAAATTTGTATGCTCCTTGGCTTCAGCCAACAAAAGCAAGAGATGCAGCTTATATGGATAGCTCAATGATGTTCTATTATAAGTCTTACCCAGAGCACGCTTATATCTCATTGATTCCAAACGCTACTGTTGACTATGTAAGTTTTGTTATAGAAAGTAATCCATTCCTAGGAAGAGTTGCCCCTCCTGCTTGGGATTGGATGCTTGAGCGTCCAGGAACAATGTTAAATAATGATTTAACAGATACGGTTCTCCGTCCATTTGCTTTTATTAACTGGAAAGATGGAACAGGATCCTATCAAAGAGCTTACGGTACATGGCTTACGCAACTAGCTGGGCTTGCTAAAACTGATAGCAAACAAGCTGAAGGTGCTGCTGCAGCCGCAGGGCTTGTACAAATTGAGGGATTAGGTGAAAGTTGTCATATTCCAGGAACCTTTTATCCATATCTTATGGCACATAGAAATGTTTTGGCTTTGGCTCAGAACACAAGAGCAATACGAAGATTCTATGATATATCTTTAATTATCAAGAATGACAATGCTAATAAGACAATTAATGGCGATATTCGAGAAGCATTAAAAGATTTTAAGTGGTTTCTGACATCAGATGCAGGAAAAGCAATTGGAGTTTTTCTTCTTCAAGAGGCTGTTACCTACATAGGACTTTATGCTCTTGAAGCCGCAACTGTTGGACTTGCAACTCCGATTCTAGTCGCCAAGGCTGCAAATAGTGCGGCTCGCGCTGCAGAAATTGCAAAACTTGTTAAAGGTGCCGCCGCACTTGAAAAAGTTGGAAACCTAGCAGTAAAAGAAGCCCGAGCAGCAAAAGCAGTCAAAGCTTATCAAAAATCAGCTGCCCTTAGAGAAGGTCTTCGTGCTTCTGCAGAAGAAGCAGCAAAAAAGGGCTTTTTAGGTCGGTACTGGTGGCATCGCAAAAATGCGAGTGCTTTACAGGCTAGTGCTAGTGGATGGGCTAAAGCTGCACGTATAGGTACTAAACTTGCAATAGCTGGTACGGCGGGTTTTACTAGTTTTACTAGCATAATGGAAAGAATTGAGGCCGAAAGAAATACTGAGCAGCATGCTCCTTTTTATGATTATTTTTATGTATTTGACCAAACTAAACAAGGTAGAAGACCTTGGGGTGAAGATATTTTAGATAGTAGAGCAAATGGAAAATTAATATATCAGGAAACCTTTAAATTTGAATATGAAAAAGAACAAGAGATAATTGACATTGACAATATGACGCTATACAGCGTTAGCTTATCAAATGGATATGAGAATTTCTTAAAAGCCTTAGACAAATTGCCCAAAGGTGGAAGACTAAGTCAAGATAAACTTCCAAGTGAAGTAACTGGAATTAATGGTTTATTTACTGAAGTTGAATCAGATAGTTTTGACTTAGACTCAGGCACTGTTGAGCAATTAAGTACTGGATTTTTTGGTGGTGTTGGACCAGCTCAACAAAGTACTCCATTGTTTAAGAAACTACATGTAGAGGCTGGCCAAGCATCTTTAATTGGCCAAGACTTTATAGATTATATTTGGGAGGCATTGGCTATTCCATATCTTAATAATGTATTAAGATTTTCTGACATTCAAAGAGTTGTTAGATATACCGATTGGTTCCCAGAGACCAAGAAACTATTATCTAAAGTTTCTGCAGATTTGACTGCTCCATCATATGATGACTTAGAATTACCTCATCATCCTTATTGGAATGCACTTGGCGCTAATGGTTTATCTAATAAGTTAAGAGGATCAAGTTTTACAGATCCGGACTTCTATCTAGCTAATCCAGGTATTGATTATTTCGGAGGAGAGGAAGTCGGCCCTGATATGTCTGATTATGTTGTAGCTGTTGAAGCTGTAAACCCAGATAATCTCCCAGAAGGAACACAAAAGCCAGTTGCAGGACAAAAGGTAGGGGAGGCTTTAGGTAAAGGTTACGAAGGTGACAATAGAGTATTTGTTCCTGGGGTTTCCATGAGCGAATTTCGAAATCTATTTATAGATGTCAATTTTGAAAAATGCCTAGGAGAAATGCAAGGTCTTGCAACAGTAGAGACAAGCCCAAGAAGAATTTTCAAACAAAGGAAATTTCAAGCAGAAGGGGCCTCGTTTACTACTATTAATAATCCAAATATTACAGCAATGTCCAGAACTGAAGAAGATGAGAATGCCTTTACAAGTAGTCGAAGAAATGTTTGCAGTGAATACCTTTCAAGATTTAATGCCGCAAGCTCGCATAAAATGTCATCAGATGGAAAAACAAGAGTACCAATAGCCAGCGCTGGTGCAGTCGCAGCTGATGGCGATGGTGTTGAAAGTATAGCTTCGCCTAACGTTGTTTCTTGGAATGATTTAAGTCTTATGTTTGGTGATAATCTTGATTTACTTAGTCCTCTTGCTGGTGGGCTAAATCCAAAAGATCCTATTTTTGGTAATAAAGTATTGAATTATAGTTATCAACAATACGATTCGCTTGGTACAGAATATTACTTAAATATGGTTAGATCTAATTTCCTACTAAGGCAAAACCAGGAAGCTACTGAAGACGTAACCGCAGGTTTCAAGCCCGAAAAACTTCTAAGACCTCGTGCGGGCAATCTTGGCACAGATAAAGATGGAAACAATCTAACAGATGCAACAGGGAAAAATAAAGATGATAAAATGCCTTCATCCGATACTCTTGCCAAGATTGATGAAATAAGAGCAAAAATAAAAGCGGGCATGTTAGTTTGGGAACCTCTTGTTTTTGACTACACAGGAAGTAGTCAGACAAGTCTTGCAGCAGGAGGAGCAGGAGCATATGCTCAAACTGCACAATTTAGAACACCTATGAAAATAAAAGTTGCTAATGCTTTAAAAAGTATTAATCGACCTAAATTAGCAGCAAGAAGAGCTTTTCCTGTTGTTAAGGTATTTTTCTTTGAGGAAGACGAGATCTTCTCAAAGCAATGGTTGTCTTTTGATGAGGTATTTTCCTATTCAAAGATTGAATCTTTAAACATATCTGACAGCAGAAAAAGACCAGCTGCTATTTGTACTATTACTTTTAGCGATGTTAACGGTCTATTAAGTGGTTTTAATCAGTTTAATAAGGCATCATCTTCAGCGCAACCTTCTGTTGACGAAGCAAGTCTTTTTGGGCAAGAAGATAGAAATCCTATAACAGCAGATACAGTTCTTGAACAAAATGAATATAACTTTAGTATTGCACCTGGGTTGAAAATAAAAGTTTGCCTTGGATTTAGTAATGATTCAAATAAACTAGAAGAAGTATTTCTGGGAGAAATTACAGATGTCCAGATGGAAGGAATGTCATCCCGTATGAGTATTACTGCTCAGTCCTATGGAGCTGAATTGGTTGCTCAAATTAAAGGAGCAAAAAGTGAATGGGGTAGCGCAAGCGAGCCATTAAGCTTTGATACAACTTTCTCAACTCTTGCAAGTCTAATGTTCTCAAGTGAGGTTGTGCATTTTGGCAAAAGAAGACTTGATGATATTGTTATGTTTGGTGAAGACCAAAGTTTAGAAAAACATATGCAACAATACAAGGAGACAGTAAATCTAGGAGCTCTTTATAATAGTGGAAGAAAAGGAGGCAGCGTTGGTTGGATTGGGCGAATGTCAGACTCAACTATGGCAGATAGTGCAGGTTGGAATGCAACTGGTGGAATGACAGCAGCGGCAAGACAAAAAGGAATATCTCCTTTAGAGGGACCCCAAGATGATAATATTTTTGCTCCTAATCCTAATGCAAGTCAAATTATGATGTGGTCAGATTCAGCAGGAAGATGGGTAAGTGGTGTATTTGGCAATGTTCAAGTCACAGATGATGCAGCATACTTTAAAAGTGCTGCAGTATATGACAATGAGTATATTCCAGGTGTAGTATTTGATGAGTTTGCCGCAACATCAGCTGCGCAAGCACAATTAGAGCAGCAAGTAGTTATGCCGCCTGCTCCTGCACCTGCTCCTGCTCCTGCACCTGCGCCCGGTACGCCTTAGATTTCCTAAAGAAGACCAGGCCCGTAAACTAATTAGAATAAAATTTTAAATTAATCTTTATTATAGTTTTAAGTATGAATTTTATCATTAAAGGATAATTAAATTATTAATAGTATAGAGCTATAAGGATTATTATGGCAGGACCAGCACCAGAAACAAAACCAAACGAACCAACTGAAGCGCAAAAAAAAGATGAGACGATGGGTTGGCAGATTATGAAAAGAGGTGATGATCCTGCTCTCGGTCCTTATCGAGCTGATGGGAGCAGAGGAGCACGGAGATGGAATCCAACAAGTGGCCAGTACGAGGGAGAATACAAAGCCGAAGGTTCGACTGCACCTTCCTCTTCGGCTCCTCTAGCTGTTAATCCAGTGCCGGGCCAAAGCGCAACTCCGCCACCTGCGGCGACGCCTGAACCTGGAAATGTTCCTGTTGCTTTGGATGGACCAACATCAAAAGCTAGAAAATTAATAACAAGTGATCAGCATTGGACAGAAGCTTGGACGGTTGAAGATCTTAAATACACAACTTACTACTCTACAATCTGGGAAGTATTTGAGGAGATGACCTATAGACATCCTGGATATGTAAAGCATCCAAGAATATATTATAGGTCAAATAGAATGACTATGTTTTTTGGATTTCCAGATCAGGACATGTGGGAATCTATGGGAGATCCTTCAAGTATTTTTGAAGCAAATAGGCTTTTCTTAGAAATGGCTATGATGTCAAAGGTTGTGGATAAACGAAATGTTGAGGTTCCAAATAGTAGTTTTTCTGAGACTGAAAATGTTAGACAGATGGCAGGAGAAAAAGGTGTTACTCTACAAGGTATAAGATCAAGTCCAAGCCTTGAAGGTGCTAGTAAATCAATATCTTTATCAGTTTACAAAATGCTAGAGCAAACAAATGGCAAAGGATTCAATCTTGTTGTAAATGCAAATCTAGCAAGTAAGTTTATCAAAACTGTAAGAAATAGATTTCGTCCTTTTAGAAGATGGCACAATGTAAACTCCTATACAGATATTATTAACAACACAATAGAAGCAACAGCAGACGGCTGGTTTACTCAAGTTAGCGTTCAGTTTGGTGGAACTAGCATAACTGATGATGTAGCAACGGACTCATTCAACAAATCTTCTGCTGGAACAGAAAATCCAAATATTTTTGTAAGTTGGAATGACGATAATATTGTTACAAGAAATGCATGTATAGATCTATCTCCTGCTTACTTACGTAGTACTCATTATCAGTTTGTTAATATAAAAAGAGAAGCAATGGCTAAGAGATATGCAAGATCTCTATTAGCTAAACAAGCCAAAGAGATGTACAAGGGTTCTCTTTTGATTATGGGAAATCCACATATTCGCCCATATGATGTAATTATGGTAAACGATACATACAGTAATATTTGTGGCCCAATTGAAGTAGAAGAAGTACATCACATGTTTGGCGCTGACACTGGATTTATAACTCATATTTACCCAGACACTCTTGTTGTAAATGATGATGTTACTCCGTATATGTTACATAATGGTTTATACAATGAAGCATGGATGAAAACAGAACTATATGCTAGTAATGCTATGGCTCAAAGACCAGTATACGGAGACACAGATGGTTTAGTAAGCAATAGTGTTGCAGCAAGACAACTTAAAAAACTATTTAATAGTTATGACCAGCAGGTGGAAAAAATTAAATATGAAATGGATATAGTAAGTAAGCTATGGGATAACGATAGCTGGACGGGAGATCTTAGGTTTGCTGCAGGGGCACTTAGTGGCGGAGCTGCTGGCCTAGCATTGGCTGCTAATGGTCTGGCAGGTATAAATTTAATTCGAAGCATACCTAAGATTGGGACTTTGCTTACTGGTTCTGGTTGGAAAGGTGGTCTTACTTTTAGTCTAATAACAAGCATTGGAATTGGCGGTTATGCATTTTCAAAATTTGGTTCGCAATTCCAAAGTTTTGTTATGAACTTTGTAGCAGATAGTAGAGCTTATTTTATTATTCCTCTGATGAAAGAAGGTGTTCCTATGGTTGCTGGAATCAATATTGGATTTGGCAGTGGTATTTATAAAACTCCACTACAGTACATGAAGCAATATTTTATGGATGGCGGTATGGGTTTAGCCACAAAAGAAATTGACCAGCTAATGGAAAATAGTGAAATTAGAGCTAAATATGGTGCTAATCTTTCATGGTGGTTAATGATGGAAAAAAGCCTTGAAACTTTCAAAGATCACTGGGATCTAACTTTCATGAACTTTGGAGCAAAGATGGGCGAGATGGCAGGAGCTATCGCAGCAATAGATCCTGCAAAGAATGCAAAGATAGGAGATTCTTTAGTTGAGTATACGGAAGTCCAAGAATACTTTGATGAGTCACCGCAATCGCCAGACATTGCTTCTGGTGGTAGTTCAACCTATGAAAAAGTATTGGCTCCTGTTACAACTGGTGGAACTAAATAGTTTTGTATTACATTTATAAAAATAAGGAAAAAAATGTCAGGCGTAGTTCCTAAGACTAATATAGGTGTTACTTACTTTAAACATAAAGACCATATCGAAAGAGGCAGCCCAAGTTTACACACAGAGCAAAATCCAATTTATGGAACTATAGTTGATATTATCTATCCAACACCTAACAGTCCAAGCATCTATGTTAAAGTTGCTTGGGACACTTATCCCAGTGATGAAACTCCATTTCGTTTAATGGGAGAAACACCTGAAGCTATGCTTAGTTCTATAGGCAATAGAGAGGCAATTATTCTTAAAAAACTAAGAGTTAAATATGTATGGAAAGGCGTTAACTGGAAAAAGGGATTAGCTTGGTTGATGTGCGATAATATGCAGGATAATACAATTATTAATTATCAAAAGAATAAAGCTAGCTCCTTTGGAGGAGTAATAGCAGGACTTTCAGCCAATACTAGGGCTGCTGGATTTTAAGGATTAAAATGAGCGCTGCAAAGATTATTAAAATTCCCGATGGTGATGCCTATATTGAAATTGGAAAAGACTATGTGAGAATAGGGGCAGGCCCAGATAACTTTATAATTCTTGATAAGTCAGTTATAAATGCAAGTGCACAAAGTGTAAACTTTCAAATGAGTCCAGATAAAATGACTTTTCATGGGCTACTTTCTAATATAACTCCAGTTGCCGGAGCTTTACCCTTTACTCCTACATATTTTTTCTCGGAAACTATAATTAATGCATTTGCTAATGTTGCAATAAATTCAGCAATTATAGCAGGTGCTACTAGTATAGTAGGAATATAATGGCAATAGTAAAAACACATCAAGATCCAATTGGATTGCGAGATATTAAGATTACAAATGACTGGGATATAGTTATTGAATCAACACCAAGTCATAATAAAGTATCTCTTACAGGGAAGAATGACCCAACAGAGACAATGCTTCAAATTCTTAAAATGTGTTTACAAACAAAAAGAAATGAGTATCTTAAGAATATGGAATTTGGAGCTTCTCCAAAGAGATATAAAAATCTAATAATGACAGCTCAAGCTCTTTCAGATATAAGAAGTTATATTCAAATACATCTAAATAATAGTTTTTTTAATCAGAAAGATTACCCAATTGATGTCGTGGTTTTTCCTATTACAAAAGATACAATAGGGGTAAAAGTAACAATGTTTCTATCTCTTATTAATATTAATGCAAATATGATAGAAGTTAAAGCTGTTTTTAATCATAGTACACAAGAATTAAAAACTGTCTATAAAGCTTTCGGAGGTTAAAGTGCCAAGAAGTACAATTGATATTAAAAATTTAATTTTTGGGAATTCACTTGGTAGAAAACATGCGAATTATTTCTATCCAGGATCAATGCTTGATAGCTTAGCAAGCGATGTTGCTCAGCTTATAGTGGGCTCAGAACTTGACTATAGAGCAAACCTAAGAGATTCTTTTGTTTCAAGTGCAACCTCAAGAGGTCTTGACAAGATTGCTAATGACTTTGGCATAAGTAGAAAAATGGATACAGCGGCGAGAGTACTCAGTACTGATCGTAACATTATAATTTCTACTAGTTTTAATGAAAATCTTCTTGATGTTCTTCTTGACTACAATATTAATTTGAATGGGTTACAAATTTGTGACTTCAATGATACAAAAAGATTTATTGTTCAGCAAGTTGATTCTATTTCGAGTAGTAGTAAAAGCGTATATGTAGGTGCAATAGCAAACGCATCTGGCTCAAATTACAATGTTGAGAAAGGATCTCTAAATAGATTTGTTAAAAACTTTCCTAGATTGAGAGTTACTAATACTGCAGCAATAAGGAATGGACAAGATCAAGAAGGAGATGGCGCGCTAAGAGTTAGAATCTTTACAAAAATAGAATCTAACCAAAAAAATATTAGTTCACTGAATTATTATTTAAATCAAGTAATACCAGATATTGGAAAAAGTTATGTCGCAGGAGGTAACGGTGGTTCAAGCGGAATCTATGTTTATGTTCAGCCAACAAGTGGCGTCTTCTATGAAGAAAGATATCTATCAAATATATCTAATGAATTAAACTCTTTTGCTGGACCTAACCAATCTGTAAGAGTAAATAACTTTATTGCAGTTCCTTTTAGTTTTGAAGTAACTGCTATTGTAAAGCAAAATGTAGATGCAGGTCAAGTCCAAGATCAAATTCAATCTATAATTCTGAATTACTTTAATGCCATTCAAGGTGGACAGTCTGTTAGCCTAGACAGTATTAAGAGTTTGATTGGGGGCATACCTGGTGTAAAGTTACTTGCAAAAACAAGTGGAGATTTTAAAAAAGTAACATATCAAGTTCAAGATGGAAGTATATATTTTAGTTATGATGCTACTTTACAGAATGAAATAATACTAGAGCCAAATCAAATTGGAACAGTAGGTACTCTTACATTTAGCGTGTCCAATGAATAAATATCAAGAATTAATTACTCAGCCTCTTTATAATTACAAAGTACAAGAGCAACTAAACACATTGCCTTCATTTGCAAAAGCAAGGACGGACAAGAATAGTAACTATCAAAATATCTTAAATGATCTTGCTGTTCCTATTTTTCAATTTGGTCAAGCTTCCTTTGTTGAAGTATCAAGTATGCGACTAAATCAAGCTGAAACAGATGACAGTACTGAGTTTTTTTTATATGCATCACCTGAGCCAGAGAAAATAATTTCTGATCTAGACTTTATATATAAAATTCCAAAGAATGTAAGTGTTTACCAATTTGATGGAGAGTCAAACTGTGATCTAATTACAATTCCAAACATGGAGAAGACAGACTTGACTTATAGGCTTCCCTTACTTTTTAAAGGTAAGAAAGAAGTTTCTACTAGTATTGAGGTACTTGATGTAGTTGAAAGAAAAGAATATCTATTAAGAGTAAAAAATCCTTGTTTTATAGGATTTCAATTAACTCCAAAGAATGGAACTACTTATAAAAATAGTGATTTCTATTATAAATTTATGAGAGAGGATTCTTCATTTTATAGTTTTAGTTTTGCTCAAATACTTGGGCAAAATGGAATTCCAATATCTGATGTTCTCATGCTAGCAGATGAAGCTTTTTCTTTCAATCAAGAATTTTTGCCTGGAATATATACATTAAAATTTTCTCTTTTAGAAGATTCGCAATTAGATAACTTTGATATTGAAATTATTGAAAATAACTTTTTTGATAAAGATAAAAAGAAAAAGATCTTTGGAGCTATCCAAAACTTTGATTCATTAAGAACTGAATATGAAAATACAATGTGGGTTATCGAAAAGACAGACAATGGTTCGGACAATGAGTATTTGCTTTTAAAAGCAGTAAACGCTCTTTCGGACTATGAGCAAATTGTTCATGATGCTTATACTTTGCTAAACGAACAGGATACTATACAGGTAGTTGATGACTGGGTTTCAGTAGGTAAACTTTTATATACCGTTAAGCATCCAGATAATGCTGAGTCCTTAGACACAACAAAATTATATCTATACGATTTGTATCTTACTGGTAATAAGTTTATCTATGAAAACAATAATAATCATTTCCTAGATCTTGTCTGCGAAGATATTCCTTTTGTAGCAAAAGATGAAGAGCATATCGAAAAAGTTACCATTGAGACTAGAGTTACTTCTCTGCCAAGTGATATTCATACAACTCGTCTTAGATTGAAAATTAAAAACTCAGAAAACTCCGATGAAATAACAGGAGAGCCAATAGAGTACTATATTAATGCAGAAGGCGAAGTAGTTAACGAAGATGAAGCTTGGATTGGGCTTGGAGACCAACAGTTAAGGTGGGATCTTTATCTTGATAATATTGGCTCATATAAAGTTATATGCGAGGCTCTGATGCATACCAACGAGAGAGGTGGAAGTACTGTGGTAGAAGCTGGTGCTAAAATTCTAACTGTAAAATATAAAGTTCCTTGGAAGGTTTTTGATCTCAAGACAAATTACTATGGGTGGAAGTTTGGATCTGATAGTAATGCAAACTTAGAATTCTCTAATGGGATTGTCAAGAATGTCTTGTCTTTCTATAAAGATGGGTATTACTTTGATAGAAATTCTGGGCAAATCTGGACAAACGTAGAATCTTCTAAACTTCTAGTAGAGTATTAAAATGAGTATTAAAGATTTCAATTATCTAGGGAAAGAGTCCAATGTAACAAGCATAGATTACATTGGGCAAAAGTTTGGAGTTTATAGAAATCAAAATGAATCTTTAGTTGACTTTAAATATAGATGTTTGTCAGCCTCAACTTATCCTTCTAGCATTAGTAACTCAGGACAAAGTAGTGGACATGGAAGAGCACTAGGTCATCCTCCTAAAGATATTGGATATATTAAAATAGATCCTGAGCTAAGAATCTACTTCAATGGGTATGAGTTAAATGTTTACTGGGCAAACAGCATAGAAGGTGAACGTGAGTTGCTGTTGTCTTACAAAATAACTGATCACAAAACTATTGAAACATTCAAGAATGACTTTGAAGCATTAAGTGCCAATAATGAAGTAGTGATAGATGAAGAAAAATATCTTACAAAAGATTTATGTTTTCTAATGCCATTTGTAAACTTTGGGACTGCAAAGAAAAGTCTTCTAGGTGGTAACTATATAATGCCTGGAACCTTAGATTTAGTTGTCTTACCTGACAGTATAAGAGGCAAGGGAAGCTTTTTAAAGAACAAAGTCAATACACCAGAAGAAGTATTAGAAATTGGTGATTTTTACTATGATGAAGTAACAAGAAGTTTCCATCTATTTGACAATGATGATAGAGAACTTATGACAGTGATTTACAGTTATTATCATAAATATCTACCACTAGTGTATTGTCCAGTAATGTCTTATAGAATATCTCCAATTATTGCTAGCTCAAACGCATTGATCGATTATAATAACTTGGCACCTGATGCATTTGTTGGATCTGAGAATCCAGAGATATTAGATTTAGCTTTCTTTTCAAAGCTGGTTAATGCAGGATGGAAAGCTAATGAGACTAGTGCAGTTGCAGTAAATGGGACTTATTATGATAAATAAAGTATCTTTAACTTATTCTATTTCTGTCTACACATCTGTACTAAATGTACGAGAGTCAAAAATAAATTACAATGTAGTTACTGGACTAACTGCACTTAGTAGATTTGGTGCAGTAACTCCTACTGAAAAGTATTGGAGTTTTTCTAAGAATCCAAAAGAGATTGGTAAAGAATATTATCGAAATGGAATCTTACACGAGAAAAGTCTTATGTCTTTCACAAGAGACAATAAGCTTTATGTTTCTTCTGGAGAGACTCAGATTGGCGGACTAACAGCTTATATTCAGCCTAGAAGCTCTATAGAAGTAGCAACGCTTTCATCTTCTGGGTCTACTATTTCTTTAGATAGTTTCTGGTCAAGAGAACAGGAAGAGGAAACTGATATAAGGCGCAAAGCAGCGCAAATTAATTTTATATCTAGTAATGTTTATAAAGTTAACAAAGGCGATTACACATTATTTGCGGTGCCCAATGAGATCGATAGTTATACTAGCCTGCCCTATATGGGATATGCCTTTAATGAAGCGTTAGATGGGTTACTAGTTAATAACTACTTGCAAAAGTCTGATGACTTTTCAAGTGGGTTAAGAGACAATACTTCATTCAGCGATCTATCATTAGAAGATCGAAATGCAAGTTTGGCAGATGGAAGCTTTAAAGCTTTCTGTGAGTATCTTGGTAAAGGAAAAGAGTCTGGCTATAACTCCACATTTAGGCTTAAATACTCTCCGGCAAGTGAAGGGTATGCTACTACCCCATTTGAGGCTGGTCGCACTACAATCCTTAGTAGAAACAAAAATACAGGGGCTATAACAATATACAAGACTTATAATTCCTATCTAGAAGCTGAGCTTGAAGCAAAAAATAATGAAGATGGCAATGCTTGTTATTTCGATAGATATACTGGTAAGATTTCTTTTTGCAAAAAGACGTTATCAAGCTCTACACAATTTGTATATACAAAACCAATAGGTGCACAAGCAGGAGATAATTCTCCTGAATTCGGAAATGTTTATTTACATCTTAATACAGATGCATTCGATGATAATGGTTATATAACTATATATCATGCGCCAAACGCACCAGTGGTTGTTCCCTTTTGGAAACTAAGTAAAAACAAAATCTTAATTAAAACAATACAAAATTTTCCAGCAAATTGTATTATTTCTCCCTATTCTTATCTATCAACAGTAGATAGTAATGAAGAAGTATATGCCTATTATGCTCCTTGTGTTGGTCTATCAACAGCTAATGGATTAGGACCGCAACAGCATATAGAGAAGACTCTTGATCCTTGGCTTTGGGCTAATCAAAAAACCATCGCAGTGCTTGGTAAGAATAAAAAATATCCTTATAAGATTACACTAAAGGCAGTAGGAATAAATTACTTGAGGCGCGGGGAGCGAACAAGTACTTTTGTATATGGACCTCTGAGCAATCAGAATGAAATTGTCTATCTCGAAGGACAAGTCTTATCAGAGAGTAACGATCCAATAGTTAATCAAGAAGTAACTGTCTTTATACAAGAAGGCAAAGGATTAATAAACGGAGCATTATCTACTAGTGTAATTACAAATGATCTGGGAATCTTCTATGCAACTTATTCTCCGGGTGATAGTGAGTTTAATTGGATTACATTTAAAGCTGCTGATGTTGTTGCGTTAGGTGCTAATACCTTTTTAAGTATTCCAGATAGTTATGAGTTGCCTGTTTCAGGCGACGCTACTCAAACAAACATTCTTTATATGATTACTAAGGATGATGGATCTATTGGCACTACTGGAATAAAGTACGTAATACCAAATACGCAAGGTCTTAGCATAGATGAAAAAGTTGGCGTATTTGTTAATCCTTCTAGCATTTCTACTAGAATCTTAAAACTTAGAAATAGTAATTCTTCTTGGGGAGTTGATAACAGTAACAATGGATATGATAAAGGATTAATTTTCTACGATTGGATAAACAAAGAAAGTGCTAGTACTTATATTGGTGGGAAAATGGTTCTCTCAATAGAAGGCATAGAGCACAATGATGTTTACAAAATAAAGGATATTGTAGAAATTCCAGAGGCTTGGGCTTCGTCTATTTTTTATGCGCCAAGAGAGACTAACACTACATTTGCAATAATAGCAGATTCAGAAACTCCTTTTGTGGCAAAGATAAAAACTTATGCAAATGTTCCTACTGTATTAGTTTCTTCAGCTTATCCGAATGGCAAGACTATGCCAACACTTAATATCCAGATAGCTACACCAATAGCAGGAGTTGCATACCAATACGGAACAAATACTACTGTTAGCATTGAAACTCATGGGACTAATTTTTTTGAAGGTGATGTAATAAAAGTACAGGGAAGTCTTTTAAATGGTACAAATGTAACGCATGATTTATATCTAACTATAGATCAGGTAACATCTAATTTTTTCCCAGGAGGAGCAGTCGTAAATTTTACAACTAGTTACTCTGGTAATGTTGCAGATCATAAAGTTACTTCATTTAGAATGCTTAGACCAGATGATAAAGCATTTCATCCTGCAAAAATGAACGGTAAAAAATCAGTTCTTGCAAGACTAAAGTCAACTTCAGCATCTCCTACGGAATGGAAGCACCCTTCTTATGATGCTGATTCTTTGTCTAGTCCAAACCCATTTCAGAACGTATATGGTCCTGTAATGACTTCGTCTTATAGTTCAGGAGGTCGAAAGTTTTTAGTAAGTGAAATCTTACCTTTGCCAAATGAGACCGATCCGAATAATGCTATTGCTGGATATGCTTTAATTCCAGAAACAAAAGCTAATATTATGGCGTCAACCTATGGTGATAATGATAATGTTATCTATTCGAATAGCGTTGAGTTTGAAATAGAACTTAATAACCTTGACAAAGGTGTTGTCGAGAATTTACTAAAAACGGTCAAAATACCCTATGGGTGGAGATTGCCTGGCTCTGGTAGCCAAGACGCATCTACTATAGGGGTAAATACCTTTTTTACGATAAATAATATAGCTGCAAGTTCAAAGGTTGGGCCTACTATGCCATATGTTTCCTATGTAAACTCCAATGGTATAAATTACTTAAGTAATCATCTTGGAGTTTACGAGAATGGCTCTTCAGAGATTAGCTTTAATATAAAACTATAATTTAAATTTTTAAGAATTTAAAAGGATTAACAAATGAGTGATAGCTTAAAAAAAGGCTTAAATGTTCCTAGTTTTAATTTTACGACCGGAGCTTTACCTGAAGCTATTGTATTCAATAAACTATATGAATCTGTTCGATCTGGGTTTAGTCTATTAAATAATTTACTTGGGCCCCTTGTCAGAAAAGGCGCAAGTATTGAATCTAAGGATTACATAACAAGTACATCTACTTATTATTCAAAAATGAATAGTACAAATAGATCTACTTTGCTTGCTGCAGCTTCTAACTCTATTACGAATACATTTAATCTTGCAAGAATTATCGGAGCACATTCTCTTTTGAATCTTCGATACATTCCGGGTTCTTATCACCTAAAAGAAACTCAGACTGCAGGTTGGCCTTTAAAGCGAGACACTCTTGAACAACAACTTCCTTTTCCTCCAGGAAAAGCTACTGGACCGATCTCGTATACATTGGTAGTTGCTGGTGTTGCGTTTTCACGTAAAACATTAAAAGATCAAGTCTATACCTCTATCAGTCCAGCTTATTATGTGGATGTGGCATCAGCAACTCTATATAGCAATTGCTATTTTAACCATGGTGAATCTTTAAAGTACGACCTATATGTTCCTAACACAGAGTCTTATATTGGAGCAGGATATAACTGTATTCCAGATCTTTCAATTCTTAGTCTTAGTCTAGAAACAAGAAATAGCTTAGTTGATTCATTAAGTGATGAGTATGGTTGCCTAAAGATAGAGTACGTATCCTCGCAAAATGACACTGCGCTTTGGAAGATGAGACTTCCAGAAGTTATTTCTGTAAAAGAAAGTCTACTAAGTTATGGCAATGGCGAAGCTCTTCAGAAAGTTGCAGCTGGGTTTGAGCCAGTAGGAAAAGCTATTGGTGGAATTAAAAACTATGTTCTTCCAAATGTCTCAGTTGGAGGAAATGATGTTTTTGCTGGCAGCACACTACAAGATAATATTACTTTGTTATTTGATAGCCGGACTGGAGAGTCTTATCCTGTAACACTAATAAGAACTAGTAGTGAAATTGTTTATAACTTTACAACACCGGCATCCCTAAAAAATGTATGGCTTGATGACTCTGGCAATCTCTTAAGTGCTAGCGGATCAAATTATAATTCAAAAGATTTCTTCTTGTTTACAGTTGGAACATCTTTAACTGGAAGTATTGCACAAAATGCTATTAACTTTTCGCAACATGATCATGATGGAATAAATAGCAAAAGAATTTCACATAGAGATTTAGTTCATACTCACTTAGATATGCCAGCTATTCCAATTGGAGATAAACTTGCAGGAGAAAGTGGTGGTTTGAATTTCTTTGGGTATTCAAGATTTCTTACTGATTCTGAGATCCCTAACGATGTCCATCCTCAGTACCTCAGTAGACTAGGATATAAGTTTGGTGGATCTCAAGGATTCTACGACAAGAACAGCGCATATGATTCTAATTTAAATAAGAATATGTTCTTCGGAGATTTTGCTTTTTTTCCAATAGAGTCAACACCTAAGACATATCAATACAGCACGCAAACTACGGGTTTGAATTCTGGAAATCGTCAAGAAAAAATAACTTGGAGTTTGTCTAGTGATATTTCTGATTACTCACAGCTAAGAAGCCATTCTTTTGTATTTGGAAATCCAGATATTTCCTCTGAGAATAGCTATTCTTATTATGTTGTTACTCCTACTACTATTCTGGGGTCTGGGACTGGTCTTCAGCTCCAGATAAAAATTCCAGCAAACCAACTTGTAATTTACAATGATTATCCTGTTGGTGATTTTGTAAATGCTATCCTGAATAATGGATCTGGTTATGCTGTTGGCAATATTATTAAAATTCCAGGTAGTCTAGTTGGAGGAATAACCCCAGATAATGATCTTACTTTAAGAGTGGTTGCAGAAAGTGGGGGAGATGTAACAGGTTTGGACCTTCATCTTGTTTTGAATTCAGACAAAGTTGCGCCATTCCAGAATAAAAGTTATCCAAATACTCATGGAGCAGTAAAACTTTATTACGAACCTTATCCTTTTATAGCTCCTAATAAATTTGATCAGCAAAATAATCTTTCTTCTTTGTCAAAGCATGGGTTTATACCAGGAGATGAAACAGGTGCTATTCGTCTAGGGAATTCTGACACATCCAATATTGGTGGATTAAATATTGGATGGGGTAATCTATACTTTGGATATAGAGAAGATATCTTTAATGGTCGTCTTGCAGTTATTGATCCATATTTTAATACAGAAGCAAGTGCCTATTGGAGAGCTGGTGAGTTTAATATTGTCACTACTGCAAATTCAAAAGCTGGGACAAATACAAATAGTCCAGCAAAAACTGATTATCAGTATAGAGATGGCTTTGCAGTAAAAGCTATTAAAGGTTCTAATATCTGGCTTAGTGTCGGAGGAGAAGGAAAGTCTGAGTCTTCTGTCAATCCAGCAACGAGAGGAAAAACATCGACTGGTATCCCTGGAACATTTGCCTTGGAAGTTAGTTATCCCGAAGCAATAAGTGACAAAGGAACCTTTGCTTTAAAGACCTTAGATTCAGCAGATACAAAAGGAAATGTTATTGCATCTGGTGCTGGTATTCTTTCTTCTCCTGGACCAGTTGTTGACAGAGATAATAATGTTTTTCTTGCTCCTTGGTCTAAGGACTATACAAGCCATCACCTTGCTTCATTATGGAGTTCAAATGCTATTAACTATCCTGCACTTAATGGAAGTACAGGTGGAGTATATGATGCCAATGATGATGAGTTAGACTATGGACCAGGTCCTATTCTAGATATATTTAGCTTAGCCCCAGATCGTAATAGGTCTAATACGTTAGTTAAAGGCAAAATTGGCAAAGCATCAGACTCGCATATTCTTGGGTGGGTATATGGTCGTCCGTTTTTTCGTGGAACATATGGAATTAATTTTTGTCTATCTGGGCAATTAGATAATCTTCATCCTGATTTTAAGGTTGGATTAGGTCTTAAAGCTGAAAGTCAAAATTGGGGACCAGAATCTCCTATTTTAACTGCAATTGATAATAATCAGTTTATCCACAGAGAATTTAGATTTTGGGGTAAAGTAACAGATGTAGAGCCTCAGTTTGAGGCTGGCTTAAATGTAAACTCATATACAAATACGTCTGGTGGAAATATTAATCTTCTATATAACTTTGGAAAAGGTTTTTATAGATGGGGTCTTGTTAAGCCATGGGATTCAATTAGATCTATGGATGGCAAAATTCTAAGAGATAGTGGATCAGGATTAGCATCTAGTAGCGATCCTGCTCCTTGGCAGAATAGCAGAAGAATTTCTTTAGGTTCGCATAGAGCAGAAGACTATGGCTCAGCAATTCGTCAAGCTTCTTTCGTAGAAGCTTTTGCAGGATTTAGAAATGATCCTTATCAGCCCTATACAGCTGAGTATGTTGTTCCATTTAAAGTTAGACATTATATGGGAGACCTTATACAGGAGAACGCGACCAGCTTTCCTATGCGAATAGAAAATTATTTGGCACATAAAACATTTGTAATGTCAACTGAACAAGTTTATCCAATGTATCAGAATGATTCTCAAGACGTACCAAACTGGGTGGGCGGTCAGAATGGAGATGGTTATATTCTGTGTGCGCCAGGTTCTAATCCAACTAGTCCTGGTTTCTTTGGTTCTCGGCTAATGGCTCCTAGTATATTTGTTGATCAATTGATTCGTGGCTCAGAAGATATGCTTCTTGCGCGTTCTGGGGATCATATAAATTTATTTGATACTTTTCCAATTAGTTTGCAATCGCTTAAAGTAGACTTAGAATATTTTATTGGCCAAAGGCTTATTGCGCCAAATGGTCGAACAACTGGCGACGCCGATAGTCCGAGCCCAGCCTATGATGAGGCAGAACAAAATTTAGGTGATAGTCCCTTTAACCGTGATTACAGGCAGGTTCTTGCAGGTAATGTATTTATGGTTGAGTCTTACAAAGCAAAAGGCAGTCTTGATATGGGTATCGAAGACATTCATCAAAAAATTCCTGTTTTAATGAAATCAAGTGGAAGTATTCCATCAACTGGAGTTGACCAAAGTTACCCAGCAGGCGGATATCTTTTTCACACTTCGCCACTTGGTGGAGCAGTTGGATATGATGCAGCAATTGGTGTTTGCGAGATGTTACACAATCACGATAGTTACTATAATAGATTTCCTTTATTTAAGTCAAAATATGCAGGATATATGCAAAATAAAATGTTTTGTTTGCTTTTGCATTTTGACAAAAAAATGGATAATTGGCCAAATTCTCCTGTTCCATATAGGGTATTTTTAACAGATCAGTATGGAAATGAACCTGCAGAGTTTATTACAAGCTTCACAGATAACAAAGGTTTAGAGTTAGATATTACTCTTCCAGTTGGGCCAAGTGGTCCTTATAATGATGATCCTGTATCTGGAAATATTTCCATTAACATTGTTAATGGAGGAAGTGGGTATGATGTTAATGATTACGTTCTTATTCCTGGTAGCCTGTTGCAAGGAAGAGATACAACTAACAACGTTAGGTTTTATATTGATTCCATTGGTGCTGGAGGAGAAGTCTTAACAGGCCATGTTATCCAGCCAGGAACAAGTCAAGGTCGAGCTTCCATTATCGGAGGAAGCATAGATGAGGGGATACATACATATGTTTGGGTTGAATTTAAAGGCAGGCTGACATTAAAAACAATAACAGCTCTTGAAAGAGATCCAGCTCCAAATATTTCCACAAGTGGAATTGCCTATTAAGGACTAATTGCTTATGTCTTCAATTCCTTTTAAAATATCTATATCAAATAAAAATATAGAAAATAGTTATTCTGTTTTTGTCTGCAGTCGGCCAGAAAGGAATGCTATTATGTGGCGGCAAACTGTACAAGCAGATGATATACAGGTTGCCTATTTAGAAACAGAAAAGATATACTCAGAACAAGCTATTGAAATTAATAATTTCATTGAAAACTACATTGAGCCAGTTTCTGACACGGTCTATGTTAGTAATAACTCGACAATCTATAGTGAAAAGGAAAACTTAATTTTTACAACTATAGTAAAGAATGAGAATTCTTTTTTTATACCTATGTTTTTTGGACATAGACTTACATCAGTTGTTCCAGATACGAGACCTTCGTTTTTTCTTTGGAATAAAGTAACAGATTCTAATCTCTTTATCTATGACAAAGACTATAGTTTTATTGCTAGTAACGTCAAGAATGAATTAGATATCAAGAATGGAGTGTATCGAGCATCTTTTGTAACTTATTTACAAGGGACTGCTGAAAGTTCTGTGCTAGTTAGTCAGGTATTCAAAGAGGAACCACTCTTTAAGGAAGAGACTATCTATGACTACTTGTCTGAAGAAGAATCTTATGGAGTTAAAAAGCCTTTCTACAGAAAAAGCAAAGAAGGCAATCTGTGGAGATTTGATTTCCCATATGTAGCTGGTCAAACTATTTACTATAAAGAGCATGCCAAAACAAAAGTCAAACCTTTTATTTCTGAAGGTTTAGAAATTAGAAAACCATGGCCACTTCTTCTTGATGGCAAAGGATTTACTATTACACGGGACGATGAAACAACTTGGAAAGTTTCTTTAAACGGCATTGCTACTTATTCAGATCAAATGTACTTTCCTTATAGTCCCTTCTTGACACAAAAGAAAGAAGGCAAATATATTAATGAGTTTTGTTTTGCTGTTCCTGATAAGAATATTCTTCTTGATCCAAGCAAAAACTTACAATTTACCTTTACAGTCTGGAGGAATGGAGTACCAGTTTTTGGGCAAACAACCAAAGATGAATTACTAGGTAAGCTTTTGTCAGGTTCTTACTTAGATAGAAACATTGTTCTTTATGAAAGTTTTACTGGAGGCCTTGACTATTCACTTGGCGTTGTAACTTATAGTAATGGAATTCCTTTACAGAAAAACGATGTTATATATGCTGAGTACATTGTTGATGATGAAAACAATAGTAGAGAATTCTATAATGTAAATCCTGTCAATGAAAGATGGTTACTTGAAGGAGATATGTATTTCTTCCTTGCTCCTGGAACTGGAGCTGAAAAAACAAAAATACATTGGTTAAAAACAAAAAAAGTTTATGATCCTATAATTAAAACATATAAAGACATAATTTTTTACTCTTCTATTCTACAAACAACTCTAACAGGACTAAGTCTATTAGATTTTGTTGACGAGTACTGCGTAGTAAATCCTTTTAAGAATACAGTAAATGCAGACTACTCTGCTAATTTTGTTTTGTTTTGCTCTGTTTCATTTAAAAAAGAAAAATATATTAATGGAGTGAAACATAAAGATTTACGTGTATATGCTGGACTTAAAAATGATTTGGATTTGATCAAGAGAGGAAAAGATTTTCTATTTAGCCGTATCCTTAATCCTAGTAATGAAGTAGACATTTGTTCAAGGAATCATCTTGCAATCTATGTGGATAGAACAGAGTTGCCTTTGTTTGATGTTAATCTAAATGCAAAAAGAACAGAAAAAGGATATATTGAATACTTAAATATAAGTCCTACAAGTACCTACGCAGAAACAACTGGGACAGGTTGTCTTGTAAAAATTAAAGTTACAACTAGTCAATTTAAAAGATCATATTCAATAAATGATGTTGTAGTTATATATCCAGGGCAAGGATACACTATAGGAGAAGACTTGCTTATCTTGGGATCTGAGCTTGGTGGTATTGATGGCATTAATGATTTACTCATAACAATAGCAACAGTAGACGCAGAAGGAGCAATTGAGTCTATTGCTAGCGTAGTTGGCATTAACGCCATACAAAAGCAAGAAGACTACGCTGACAGCTATGTAAACCTAGAAGAAGAGATAATAAAGAATAAGAATATGGGTTCCTATCCAAATGTAAAATATATGGATTGTCCAGATGTTAAAAAATTGATGGTACTTAAAAGCAAGTTAACTATTGATGTTAAATATAAAAGTTCTCTATTTGATAGACTAGATGTATTTAGTTCACTTGTTGACGATTCTTTTCCTGATCCATCTAAAAATTCATGGAAAGGTTCAATGCGCACAGATGAAAGTCGTAATCTTTTAGTATCTTTTAATATAGAAGATGGTGAAATTATAAATGATATTGTAAAATTTCAATTAGATAATTTTGTCTATGAAGCTGATGTTCCAAATAAAAATTATATGTATTGTAGATGGAGAAACTCAAGTAGTAATTTACAATCTGCAAATTCTCCAATGATTGCTTTTTATAATTCACAAGATTAGGTGACAATATGAACTTAACATGGTTTGGCTCAAATCCTACGGCTGCAACAGCTGACTTAGTTGTTTTAAACAAGACAGTCTTAAATTCAGCTGCACAAGAGAAAGAGTTATGGGTAAGAAATAATGGAACTATGGATGGTAGTTCAGCAGTTAACCTTATGGGTTTTGGATTTTATACTTCATCTAAAAAGTTAGATGATCTAAATAAGATTCTATCTTTAGGAAATCAATCAGATGGTGACGGTAAGCCTTATGGGCTATTTATTGTGTTCGGACACTATCAAGGTGGTGGTAATACCAACTCATATATAGATGATTTTGGAACTCTTAGTACACAAAACATGTTGAAATTCCAAGTCAACTGGGAGCAAGGCTCAAATATTTTGAATAAGATTCCACTTGACCGGGCGTTAATCTTTAATGGACAAGGTAATATAATTGGTTCTCCTGGCTATGATTTAACTAATACATTTCGATTGTACTCAACCCAGTGGGAGCCTAATGAATACGCAGAACAAAGAGGGCTACTTAAAGTAAAAATATTCTTACGTACTCCTCCTGGTACAAGCTTGGATGTAGATTTTCAACTAGTTGCTCATGCAAATGGAGAGTCAGCATTATATGAGGCAAACTAATGGTGGAATGGAAAGATAAAACAAATTATTATTTCTTAGATTTAAAAAGTAATCTTCTAGTTAAACAAGAGTTAACTGGATTAGATTTATATATAAATGAACAACAATATGAAATTGGAATTCATGGAATCTATTCATTAAAAAAAAGAAAACTAATTACGCCAGCTGGCTCAAAAGAAGTTTATAAAATAACAATTGAAAGTTTTTCATTAGATGCCCAATTTTTGGGTATATATACTGAAAATCAAATCACTTATATTTTTCCAGTTATCAGAAGCAAAGGACTATTATTTAGTAAAATAAATAAGAAGATTCTTGTTGATACAAAAAGAAATAAAATAAGTTTTACAATAGATCCAGAGTTAGACTCTGCCCTTTAAGGAAAAAATGAAAACAACATTTGTAAATAAGAATTTACCAATGCCTTCTATGTCCTTAGGAACAGCAGGCAATGGCAGTTTTGATCTTATTTCAAGGCTTTTTCAAGTTCAAAGTGTTGTCGAAAGTTTTGAAAAAGAATCTCAAACTCTACAAACTAAACATAATGTCTTACTTGATAGGCAAGAAAAAGAATCAATAGAAGTAAAAGCTTTGGTAGAAGATTTATTCCTCACAGAATACTACTCAAAATTAGCTATATATAACAGCAATGCATTACCAACTATGGATTCTATTTCTTTTTTCTCAAAAGAGAGTCCATCACTTGAGATAGATGGTTTTGAGGTGAAGGGTTTAAATAAGAATCTTTCTTTTATTGAGATGCCAACAAATGCACGCTTAGAGAACAATAAAGTTTACTCATCATTTCAAAAAAAATCTTATTTCTCAGAGATTTATTTTAAAGTTCCAAATAGCCAAAAAGGATCTCTGCTAGTTATAAACAAAAAGATAAATGATGTTGTATATATAAAAGTGAGAAGTCCTATAGGAACTTGGGTTGATATTTTTTCATCAGATTCTTTAAGAGAAAACATTTCTCCTTCTGATAAATGTTTCTTTAGCATAGACTTCGAGCAAGACTCAATATACTTTGAAGAAAGTAATGAATTTAAAATAGTTATCAAAAATAATAAGATTGGAAAATCTTACTATTTAAATGCTGAGTTTAAAATTTATAAAAAAGATATCTCTATTACCTCAAGTAAAGAAGCTTTTTATAATAGTACATTTAATGTAAATTCGTTAACTTTAGATTCTCCTAATCCTTCTTTCTTTGAAGGGTCTACTAAGATAAATAATAAAAGTTACAGCATTCAAATTCCTTCTTTTATCTCAGAGACATCTAGATATTTAGCTTTATCTAAGTTAGAGCTTGTTGAAAGACAGCAGACTTATAGCATTTTTAAATGCCCTTACCCAGTTGAAATTGAAGGCAGCATAGCACTTAATTCAATCTCTTTAAGTTCTGCTTTAGGAAACTCTAACTTCAATATTAAAGATTTTAAAATAAGCACTAATAAAAATAATTGGTTTAGGATTGAAGAGATTGAATCATCTGCAAATGAGAGTAATTTCTATTATTCTACAGAGTATAGTACAACTCCAAAGTATCTTTATGTTAAACTAGATACATTACAAAGCAATGCTTACATGACATATACTTTAAAAAAGAATATCAATTGTGCATGGCCTGTCTCCGAGGATGGCGAAATAATGTTCAATGGAACTGGGGTCTCATTAAAAACTCCTACTAGTGATTTTCAACTCAAAGGAAAAGTAAATTTTATAGGAAGTATGAGTGTCTATGCTTCCTTTTTACCTATCGCAAGACTCGGTGTTAATTAATGTTAAAAGAAATTCAAAATAAAATCCTGGACATCGAATCAAAACTATCTTCTGATGTGCAAGATATAGTCGTAGACACTTTAGATAGTAGCCTAAAAAGTCCTTCTATCAAAAGATACAGTTCAATTACTAGTGATTTCTCTACGCCATTTGGTGAAATGATGAGAGAAATAAATGATTCTATTTTATATATGAATGATGTCTCACTTTTAATTAATCAGTTTTACAACACAAAAGAAACGCAAATGCAGGCTCTAAGAGATCGCTATGACGTTTTAGCTCTTAGAAAAAAAGTATTAAACTCATTTCTTAATGAAGACAACATTTCTGTTCTTTCTCTGAATGATAAAAATATGTTTATTCCTGATAGTAAATATGGGATGGATGAGAGTGGAATTTGGTTTCCAGCCTTGGAGACAACTAGTTTTATTCCGACTAAAGTAACAATTCTATCTGACTCTAATATAAAAATTGGCGCTGAAAGTAATCCTTTTCAAAATTCAAAGATTGAAGCTCTCTGGAACAATAATCAAAATGATTTATTTTCTTTTTTCAGAGATGATGACGCTACTTTAAAACTTTGCTTAAATGTTATTTTTAGCAAGAATGAAATTATAAATGAGATGGAATTTGAGTATATAAAGAATGCTGGGCAAGACGTGAATCTTTTTGTAAGAAATACACAGAACCAAGATATTCTTTATAACGGGTCAGTTAAAGATTATTGGGTACAACTTGCTAAACCAGCGTTAACTGATTCTTTATATATAGAAATAAAAGTTTCGCCAAAGCAAGTAAATCAATTCGATATTAAAAAGATTAGCTTTTTGAAAGTAAAATACAAGAATGAACTAAAGGCTAAGACTATTCGTATGCCTATATTCAGCAATAAATATCTTTTCTTCAAAGACTACACTCTGTTGGATAACCGCCAAAAGTCTTTTCTTGATTTTAAGATCCTAGCAAATACTGAAAAGCTAGAAGGAAAAGATACAAAGCTGTCTGGACCAATTAAAGATCCAGAATTTTATATTGAATGTAGCATTTCAAATCTAAAATTAGCTCTTGATTACTTAGAGAAGACTAAATTTGAGAAATCAAAAAGATTACCTACTGAATATCTATTTAAAAATGCTGAGTATAAAGTAGTGGAAGAGTTACTAAGCGAAAACAAACAGACAATTATTCACATTGTTGAAAACTCTAACCGAGTATTTTTAAGCCTGCCGTTTGCAAATCTTGAAGACTATTTCAAAGTAACTGTGAATGGCGAAAAGCAAACTAGAAGTCCGGGTAGAGACTTAGCTAATGGATATTACTTTTCTGAGTATACAGGAGAAGGATATACATTCTACTTTAGTAGTTTAAGTGTTGGGACTCCTGTTGACCTGTATTTAAGCACAATACCTACTTACGTATATGGGCAGCAGATCTCTATACCGCATAATGGTCTAGGCTCAAGCATAGGCCTAGAATATGCTAAAGAATTGAATATAGCGTCAATGTCTCCAACTTATTCTGGTGACCAAATTATTTTAGGTAAAAAGTATATTCAAAAAATAATATTTAAATGGCTAGATGGATCAGAGGTATCTTGGAGACTTGTTGACAGGAAAGAAACTTATGAAGCGTATGAGTACTCTCTGGATAGAGTAGAAGGTATTATTTACCTAAATCAAAGTCTATCTGCAATAGGATCTTTGGATGTGTACTACCTGGAGACGGAACAAGTTTCAGGTAAAACAGATACAGAGAATAAAACCATTAATTGTCCAGATAATATTTTGACTTTTAACTATGTAGGTGCTCTTGAGGGATTATTCAACTCAAACTTCCGAATATTTAGTTTGATGGATAAGGTATTAGATTTTCCCAAAATGAGTATAGATTTAAGAACAATACAATTGCCAAAGTCAATATCATTGCACTATGGAAGTGTTCGTATTAGTAATAAAAAAGAAGTTTCATATATTAATGGACAACAAGAGCTATCAACTTTATCAGATAGTACAGAATACTTTGATTATAAAAGCAAAGTAGATGGAATTGTAACTTATCAAGCAAGAAATACTAGCTTAAATCTTGCTGATTTTTTTGCAAAGTCTTTGAGTATAGAAGACTTTGCTTTTGATCGTCGAGTTACGGATAATGTTCTTATCAATGAAGGTGATTATTATTTTGATGAGAGTAATTTATATCTAAAGTTAAGCCAAAATCATAGCCTTACGGTTGGAGTAAAAGCTACAACATCTGAAAGTCTAAATGTATTCTCTGTTGACTACTCTACTAACCGTATATATGTAAAGCTATTCAATAGTTTGAATTGGTTTGAGACTGGTGAAACTGCAACAGTTGGACAAACACCTATTTCGTTTGATTATAGTTGCATAAAAGTAATAGACTTTACATTGGAGAAAGAAATTCCAAAAAAAGAATTTTTAAATACAAATGAATACTTTGTATTTCCTTCTAATATAAAAGATATAGGGTCTTTATTGCCCTACTATAGTCCAGTTATTGAATCTGTTGCTTTGGGAGTAATAGGATAAAATGAATATTAACTATGAAAATAAATTGTTTAATGGGAGCATAGTAGATGGAATGCCTGAGGGCACGATTGCACTTTCACCTAACTTCTATAGCGAACAAGGACTCACTGCTGGTAAATTAAATGAATTAAGACTAAGAATCCTAGAAGTTCAAAAAGACTTATATGAAAAACTTAAAAAGTTAGAGATGGATATTGTAGAGTGGAATATACAAGAAAAAGAAATAAACAATAATCTTACAAACTGCGAAACAATTATTAATGATAGGTTATTTCTTAGATCAGATACTGATGGATTTTATAAGAGTATCTATTACGACTTTCATGGCCAAGAGACTGAACCTCTTCTTGCTCCAGAAAATGTAGAAATAGACATAGTGAATCACTGTGTTAGGCTTGCAAACGCAAATACAAAGCTTTTCACAAACAATGAAGTTCTTGAAAGTTATCGTAGAATTCCTACTAGCAGTTACAGTGTAGAAGTTTCTAGGACACCAGAGACAGGAACAGAAAGAGTTGCTACTGTTCCAGGAAGTTCTATTGCTTTATTAGCCGATGACACAACAACGAATGGATGGACTGGTGTAGTTTCTACTTTGACTCCACATTCCGTTGGCTTGACATTCAATATTATTTTCAATTCTCCAACTGAAGTCGGAGAAATGTATATTGGCATTACAGATTCTAGTGTAAAAAGTAAAATTAGTGCTGTTGTTACTGACGATATGGATACATCGTACATTATTTTAGAGAATGCTGATGCTATTAACTCAAATGTTATTTACATTAACAGGAAAGTTAAAGCTATCCAAGTTCTTTTGACAAAAAATGCATATGATGAAATTGTAGACGGCAATACAGCATACAGATATATTTTTAATATTAAAAAGCTTATAGTAAATAAAAAGCAGAAAGACTTTGAAAAAAGTGGTTTATATTTTAGTAAGTTTTATGCTTTACAAAATGTAAATCAGCTTGCTCTTGAAGTATGTGACTTTGTAGAACCAAATGTAAATGGTATCGATTACCAGTTAGCTATTGGAGATGATAAAGATTTTAGTTTATACCCTATTAATCCAATAAATAAAATGCCTGGAAGTGCACCATACGGTTTAAAGCTATTTAATACGCAAATCGTCAATAACATACAGAATATAAACCCGCTAGTTGATACAGTAAATACGGTTTCTTTGGTAGATATTAAAGACGTGTCTACTTTGTATAGCTTTGATAATCAATATAAAGTTGTTAACTATCTAATAGATGCAAGTCAGAATGGATTACAGTCTGCTAATATCTTTATCAATTACTCAAGCGAAAGAAGTAATAGTCCAGATCTTGTAGAGAAGATTGGTAAATACTATTACACTTGGGTATACGTTGATAAGAGTGAAGAAAAGAAAATAGACTTTGGCAATAGCGGAGTTGCGGTTGAGGGATTTGTTCCTACTTCTGATCTTTCTGATGTTTTTAACTTTGACATTACAAGTAATGTAATTTATTTTAATAAGACTGGATGGTTTAAGATTAAGATTCCAGCAAACTCCTATTATTCTGTTGGATCAGAGTTTTCTTCGTTAGAAGAACTAAAAGATTTAGATCCTTTATTTCCATACAATGCTAAGTATTTAGTAGAAGGTACAAACTTAAAAATAAATCCTTATGGAGGATTTACACGAAGAGCTCAAACAAAGTTAATGAATACTAATAATATCTCAAGTATATCTAATAAAGAATACTATTTACTTAGATATAACAATGTTAAAGATTCAATTACAAAAGACGGTTTTTGTGTTATTCTTAATAAAGAAATTGATGCAAAAAATTGTTACATTGAACACTACAAAAAGCGGAGTGAAACAGTTCTAGTAGGTTTAATGGCAACATTAAAGACATCAGATCCATCAAGCACTCCAATTTTATCAAGTTTTAAAATCAAGATAGGAGAATAATATGCCCATTACAAGAGCACCAAGTTTAGTAGCTGGGGTTTCTACTAATCCAAATACCTTAACTAGAAGCCTTGTGCAATCATACTCTGAACTTGCTCAAGGTATTAATTTTCTAGCTGAGGTTTTTAATTATGGGGATCTGCGTCCTGTCTCGGAAACAGATCTTGTGTCTAGGTGGGGTTGGAGCACAAATACTGCAATAGGTAATCTTACTGGGATTAAAGATTCCGCAATGGGTTTAGATGGAACAAGTATTTACACTTACGCTTCAAACTTAAACTCTACAGTAAGTTTTCTCAATAAAGATACTTTATTTATCATAGAAAATGTCACAGAAGACGGGCTTACATTTAATGGAGAAAAACGCCCAGCCACAATCTATGAATCATTCTTGAATATGAAAAATTATGTTGACACACAAGTCAGTGTAAATCTTAATCCATTACTTAGTCTAACATCAAGCCTTGAGGCATTCTTAAGTGCAGCAGGTGCTGGAGCAGATAATGGGACAATTGTCACAGTTGAGAACGATGAGTTTTCTTTGTCAACTTGGAAGCTTACAGGATATGGTTATAACTCAGTAACATATCCAGCTTTACTTAATGGTGATGGTACTGGTATTCTAGTAGGCGACGATACATTCAAAGTACTAAGTAGTAATTTTGAATTACTTGGTGGTCCTAGTGGGGGCTTATTTGTATACGATACAGATGGATTTGCAGTTGAGACAGCCAGTGAAGATATAAACTTTACAGCAGATAAAATTATCTTTAACAGTTCTTATTGTATGCCTGTATTGTCAGCTTATCCTGGATCTTTACCTTCAGCAAACCAAGTTAAAATATATTATTCTGGTTTTGATGACACGTTGCATGTTGTTAAAAGTGATGGGGATGACGTTCCAATCGGAACAGGCGGAAGCGGGGGCTCTGGCTATGCAGAGCGTATTATTGAACTTTCTCTAACAGGGTCTGGTCCATATACTTTAGCTCCAGATGACATTGATGAAGATACTATTGTAGATATTCTTGGAAAGAATAAGCTAACTGTTCTTCTTGATGCTGACGGTCCTGTTATATATACATTACCGTCAACAGCAACCTCAGCAATATCAGTTGAAGTTATTGTCGCAGATATAAGTGGAACTGCAAGTAGCAATAACATAAATATTTACCCTGCAACAGGCCATCAGATTATTGGGGTCGGGGGTGGCTTGCCAGTTGTAATTAATACAGATTATGGAACAGTTGGGTTTAAATGGATTGATAGCCAAGATTCCTGGCTTATTCTTTACGGGAGATAAATAATGTCTAGCATTTTACGTACATCTTCATTCAGTCCTAAGTACTCTGACTTTATTGTTAGAGCAGATGGGCGTGGCACATATCAAACTATTACTGCAGCTATCACTGCGGCCTCAGAATTGGATGGGCCGCAAATGGTGCTTATTGGTCCTGGCATCTATGAGGAAGATCTTGCATTTGCTTACAATGTATCTCTTGTAAGCCTTAGTACTCCTACTACAACTATTAACTACGGTGAAGGTGGCGGAGATTTAATGCCAGATAGTCCAGATACTGCCGAAACAATTATTAAAGGTAATCATATTGTCTCCTATAATATTAATCCCCATATTATTACTTTAAAGAATATTAGGTTTGAATCTAATAATGTAGATGCTCCAATAATTTATTTTCACAATTTGGATGTTTCTCCTGTTGAAGAAGTTTATGGTTCAGTTTTTAAGTTTAAAAATTGTACACTTTCTCAGTTTGAAGTAGGGGCTCCTAGTGATTATGAAGTAATAAATTGCCCTGCTACAACAATGTTCGGAGGACTTCAATGTGAACTTGAAGACTGTACTATCTTTATGGCTACTCCTAGTATGTTTATCTTAGAAAGTGGGATAGGAGAGTCTAGGCATAGCAATAGTTTTATATTTAAAAATTCTATGTTTTTTAATGGAGGAGAAGGAGCTCTTAGTGGTCTTTATATTACAGATGCTAATTTAACTTTAATTGATTGCAATTTCTACACTACAACTTTATTTACTATAGATAGTACAAACAGTGATTGTGATATTCGAATAGAAGATAGTAAAATTGCTGGGCTTGGAGAAATATTCAGAGACAATAGTGAAGGTGGAGGACAGACAAATATCAGTGCAATTTCTAGTTATTTTATTAACAGGGATGTTGAAGGATTTGATACGCCTATATTCAAAGCTCTAAATAAGGAAATGTTTGTTACGCTAGTAGACTGCACTATAGAAAATAGACCTAGCTATTTAACTGGGGGATTGGCAATTCAAAACATTGCTAATACATTAAATACAAGTGCAACTTACACAGGAGATATAAGCTTCGAGGGTATAAGGATTCTTGGGTCTGGTACTGGTAGCGGAGATGGTCTTGAAAGAGGTACGATTGAATTAGTACCAGATGTGGATTTGTATAGTATAAGCCCTAACTCTGGATATGGAGATGCAGGGCAATATTTAATTATTGATCCTACAGCGCCTAGCCATATCCATATAAGAGCTGGTGGCCCTATTGATGAGGCTGCAGCAATACTTATTCTTGGCGGAGAAAAAGCAAATGTAACTGTTCGAGACCAAGACAATAGTTACAATGAAGATCATCATGTTAGTATTAATACTTTTGATAATGCAACCACGTCATATAACTGGACATTCAACAATGATGGAAGAATTTCTCTTCCTACAAAAACTATGCCTGGGTATTACGCTGGTTATACGTTATCAGGAAGTACTTTGCAATTAGGCGCGGCTGGAAGTGAAACCATTATTACTGGTCCAACTCCTAATAGTGTAACTCCAAATGCTGAACGTTTTATAATTCAAGGCCAACAAGGTTACGCACAAGGTGAAGGTGGAGATGTTTATCTTTGGGCAGGCTGTGGTAATGATGATCTTGCAGATCCCCTAACAGAAGCAGGCCCTGGCGGTGACGCGAAGGTTCGAGGTGGCTATTCATATGGTATTGCAGATGCAGGATATGTGAATATTGAAGGTGGTTGGGCTCAGGGAAGTGGAGCTGGAGGACATATCAATATTGAAGGTGGCCGTGCCCAAGGAGTTGGAGCTGGTGGATATGTTAATATTAAAGGAGGTTACGCAAATTCAACCGGTGACGGTGGTAAAGTCTGGATTAAAGGTGCAAATTCAAACAGCGGTATAGGCGGAGACGTAGAACTTGAAGCTGGTACTGGAGCCACAGCCGGAGCCATTAAGATTACAAATGGTGACTATACTTGGAATTTTGATAATAATAAAAAATTAAACTTTCCGGGTTCTCAAAACTCCCAGTCCTTCAACAAGGCAAATGGTAGCCTTGTAATAGGTGACACTGAAACAGGAGTAGCCTGGACAGGTAATGAATATATATCTACGGCAAAAGTAATTCTTCAAGCAGAATACGATAATGGAAGTTCTTGGAGAACACATAGCTGTGAAGTATTGGTAATCAGAAAAAAACTTAGTGATACTGTTAATCACATAGTATATGGAGCCGTATATACTGATGACCCATTATTTACATTGTCTACTACTGTTGTAGACGGAATGACTATTTTATCAATAGCTAATCTAGATGGTGGGTATTTACATGTTTCTACATTTGTTACTGAAATTGGCACCTGCAGTTAGGAGGAATTATGAGCACTAAACCATTTACAGTTTCAGATCATAACAGCAATAGTATTGTTACTATTTATGGTTATAGTGCAACACAGTTTGTTGTTGGAGTAGCAGGAAAAGCGCCCTATACAAGTATACAAACAGCCATTAATGATGCATATACATTAGCTAGTAGTAGTGATAGTGCACAAGTAGTTTATGTAAAGCCAGGCTTATATTTAGAAAACTTAAGTTTTAAACCTGGTGTAGCTGTAGTTGGCACTGAAGTACCTAGTACATTAGATAATGTTTCATACGATCCAACAGATGTTTCTCAAAATTATGGAGTCTTTGTACAAGGAACACATACTTTTGACGAAAGTCTGGGAGAGTTTAATGTTAAAAATATAATATTCTTTCCTAAGTCAGTTGGGGATTCAGATATTATTACCTTTACTGGAAGTAATACTCTTACAAGTACTTATACTTTTGAGAACTGCAAGTTTCTTGCTTTAGATTCAAATGTAACATTTGGTGCTAGGTTTTTCAATTGCACTAGTTCAAATGCCGCTTACGAAGGTCTTGCTGTTTTCTTTAAGAGTTGTGTTTTTTATGCTAAATACCATAGCGGAGATGATGACTATTGTATGTTTACTTTGCTTGGAGCAAATGGAACTAAATATACTTTTGATAATTGCACAATTAAAAGTACATGGGGATCGGGCGAAGGCAATGCATACTTGGAAGCACTTGAACAAGGAGTAGGAGACATTTGGTACGTTAATTTCTCTAATTGTAAAATAGATAGTGTATATTTATTTATGCAGGGTGGAAATAATGAAATAGATCTATCTATAGATAATTGCAATCTTACAAGTACATCTTATATGTACAACCTAATATCTCTTTCGGATTCTATCCATGCCTGTAGAGTTACAAACTCATATATCTATTCTACTGATCTATATAAAGCAATAGGAGGTGACACTCCTTATATATTTGATACAACAAATACTGTGTTTGCAAGTACTAACCCTAGCTCTCCTGGCTCTTGGGTTCAAGCTGTGTCTACTTGGCCCAACATAGCTAATAGTTCAATAGTATCTTCTCGTCCTGTTTACTGTGTTTATACTGACAACCTAGATCAAGAGGCGGCTGTAGCAAACACAGCATATCCTATGCGTTTTAATACGTTTGAGGAAGGATATGGAATCACTGTTGTAAATGATAGTCAAAGTCCACCACAACCCACTAAGATTACTTTTGAGTATCCTGGAGTTTATAATCTTCAGTTCTCAGCTCAACTTGATAGAGTTTCAGGATCTGGGAATAAAGATGTAAATATTTGGCTTAGAAAAAATGGTACAACTGGGGCTGCAAACGTTGCTAATACTAATACTAAAATTACTATGACAGGTAGTGCCTCTGCATCTAAGACAGTAGCGGCTTGGAACCTTATGTTTACTGCTGCAGCAGGAGACTATGTGCAACTATGTTGGGCAACCGAAGATGTACATATAGAAATAATACATGCAGATGCAGTTACAACTGTTGGTCAGGAACGACCTGCTATACCAAGTGTTATATTAACTGTATACAAAATAAAGTAAGGGGTACTTAAAATGTCAAATCAAAATCTTGTAGATATTGCGCTAAAGGAAGTTGGTGTTCGTGAAGTTCCTATTAATAGCAATAGAGGTCCTCGTGTAGAGGACTTTCAGAAGTACGTTGGTGCTTGGCTTGTAGGTGCCGCCTGGTGCGCTGCCTTTGTGGCTTGGGTCTTCGGGCAGGCCTATCCTGGTGCTAACCCTGCTGGCAAGCAAAGCTCGGCCGTAATGGGCTTCTGGACGCGCAATGCAAGCCGTGAAGACTTTCTTCGTTTCTTACCTGCTGATGTAAAGTCTGGCAAGTATAAGATTGAACCCGGCGATCTATTTGTGCTATGTAATGATCCTACTAAAGTAGATCAAGTTCGAGTTGGCAGAGTTAAAGCTCATGTTGGTCACTGCGGTATTTGCGAAGGTAATATGCTTAGCGCTGTTAAGTTTGGAACCATTGAAGGTAATACGAATGAAGCTGGTAGCCGCGAAGGTGGTGGCGTTTATCATCGCTCACGTAGCCTTGATGAGCCTAAGCTTGTAGGATTTGTACGTTACTTAGGTAAGAAGTAATGTTTAATCTCTCTGCTATACTCTTTAGAAGATTTAGTGGAGCTTTTCTTGGGGACAAAAGCAATTACATTAGTCGTAAGCTTGGTCTTGTATACTGGGCCTTGCATACGTTAACGTTCTTATATCTTATGAGTCCTATTGGACAAGCTACTGGTCTTTACATTATTCCTCAGTTAATGAGTGATGATGTATTTACTGCAGCTTTTGTAGGACTTGTAGGATTATATATGGGTGCTAATGTTATAGATAGAACACAAGGCACTGATACTAAAGTTAAACAAGATAAGCCGGAGGAGTAAATGGCCATAGATAATAATTATGTACTAGAAAGACTTGCTGCAATTGAGAAACGTATTAATGATCTTCAAAAGATTATTGAGAATATCCCAAAGCTAAGACAACTAGGTGCTCTCAAAGCAGTAATTGAGCAGGAGCAGAAAGATTCGAATAGTAAACTGGCAGACCTAACTGCAAGGGTTGAGAAACTAGAAAAGAAGTAGAATAGATAAAAGTAAAAAACCCCAGCCAAATTAATGACTGGGGTTTTCTTTTGCTTCAATCTACTTAGTAAGCGTAGATTGAAATTGATGTATAGTTTGGATCGTGGGTTGTCTTATTTGGATCATAATTAATAGCCATATACCGAGTAGATATATTAAATGTCATTATAACTGGTAGTCCAAATGGCCAAGAGCTGCATATAATTTCTGTTGGAGGATCATTTGCAACAGCATTAGCTAAAGCTTGAGGTGAATCAGCAAACCATAGATTATAAACAGATACTCTATCCATGCCATCGCTATACAGCGTATTCATGTGTAATTTTATGGCTGAACGACCAGCGCGGCGAGAATCGGAAAGCTCAAGAAAATCAATAGCATTAGTACTCTCAATACTTCCAGCGCCATTCATAAAATCAAGGTCACTAATTTCGGCAAGAGGATGCCAGTGGAAAGCTTGAATTTTTTTATCTGTTTTATTTACCCAATTCATTATTCAACCTCCTTTGTAGTAGTATTTTCTTATCCTATTCTATCTTAGTTAATCTAAGTGGTAAGCATAATAAAAAACCCAACCAAATTAATGGTTGGGTTTCCTTTGCTATACTTAAATTAAGCTATCAAAAGTATCAGATTAAAACTAGAAGTAGAAATTGTTCCAGTCAAAGAACTGTCATAATCAACAGCAATCCAGCTTGAGGAGACTGGAAGAGATATATCCATAGCACCTTGCATCATTGGGAGCTGAGCAGGATTTCCTGTGGCAACTGCCTGTTGAATTTCTTCTTTTGTTTCTGCAAACCATAAATTGAGCATAACATTTGAGTTAGTAAGGTCATATGCTATAAGTCTTATAGTCTTTGTTCGACCAGCGGACAAAGCAGAGCAATTGATTAGAGTTGCTTGGGTTCTGTCCCCTGGACCTGGAACAGGTTCGCCTTCGACTATAGTATCAAAAACAAATGGAAACTCAAAAATACCAAGTTCAGGGCTGTAGTAGTAGGTTTGTAATTCCTTGCCATCTTTTTTACTGTAAGATAGACCAGGCATTATTCAGACTCCTCAGTATAAGTCTTCTTTGATTTACGCTTCTTACTGTACCAGAGAGGAACTTCTTCCTTTGGCTGCTCAACTTCATCTGATTTATCTGCAGGCAAAGCAGCCTCTAACTCCTCGACTAGAGGTGTCTCTTCGGCAAGAGCAATTTCTGGCTCTTCAGTGACTACTTGTTCAGGAGTTTCAGGTAAAGAATCTTCTACCTTTTCTTCTATGGTCTGAGTTGCATGAATAACAGGAACAAACTTCTCTTCAACAGTCACTTCGCCATCTTCAACGAGAACCTTCTTCGCAAACTCTAGGGTCTTCTTTAGATTCTTAAGACCCATGTAGTTTAGAATATCTTGTGTCTTAGGTGGCTCGTCTCCTGTAACAGGAACAATCTTTGTAATAATAAGACCATTCTTAATAAAGTTTTTATTCACAAAGAACTTGAAGCCATTAGGGCCAAGTGTAGCAGCAACCTTAATTGCCTCTCTAACTGTACCTAATGTTTCTTTTCTAAGATCAACTAATTTAATATCGGCTTCCATTGCTTATCCTTAATAAGTAAAAATAAATAAAAGTCTATTACTTGGAAATTGTATTACGTCTACGAAGAAATAGAATAGTACCAATCATAGCAAAAATACCGAAGACACTAGCAGTATTAGAAACCACTGAACACCCACTTTCCTCTTTGCTTTTATCAGCAGAGACGGCCGCTCCTGAGCCGCTACCATCAGTCTCGGGAAGAGCGGTATCAGCGCCAGCGTCAGCGCCAGCGCCAGAACCACTGCCGTCTACGGGAATAACCTCACCTGAACCTGAACCGCTACCTGCAGGGTCGCCAGATCCACAATCAGGATCAACGGCAGCTGAGCCCTCAGAACCTGAACCGGAACCTGAAGTAGCGGTATCGCAAGGAGCAGGGACTGCCTCGGGGACACAAGCAAGGATCTCTGTAGCACAGGAGTCACAGGCTGAACCTTCAGCACAGGGAGGACACTCAGCGCTGGCCACAGCCTGGCAGGTCTCGCCTGTGGCACAGTCAGCCGTTGTGACACACTCAGTGGCATAGGCAGTTGAAGCTACAAGTAGAGTAGCAAGAAACGAAACTAGGGAAAACTTAATCTTATTCATTTTAATCTCCATTTTTAATTAGTGGGAAGAACAACTGCATAATATGCAGGGTTCCATGCAATATTCTTGTAAATATCTTTCTTTAAAGCATTATAAACTTTTTCTGGATTACCGAACGTAGCAAGTTCTGCTTTGCGAAGTAGCCACTCCTTATCAAGTTTAGTTTTAAGCTCTGGCTCTTTAGATATATGATCAGCAAGAAGATCAGCTCTTGTCTTGTCCTTGCTAACAAAAACATCTAAGGTCCAGAACCAACGAGTATTACCATCAACAACCTTGGAATCCTGACGGTAGCTAAACCCTATAGCCTTAGGGTTTGTGTATACAAGTTTACTAATTAACTCTGCAGCTTCTAGCTTACTGATCTTGGTTGGATTAGCAATTTCATGCTTAACAGGAATATAATCGTAACTTGGACCACACACTAGTCTAAGTTCTGTGAGATTGCCATATGAGCAGATAGCAGTATGAATACTGGTAGTTAGAAGTTCTTGCTTTTGAAAGGCTTCTCCTCCGGGTATCATTAATGCTGGATTTGTAAATACATGAATGTTAGAGCTTACAGGAGCAAACTCTCTCATCTTGTTGACAATATCTGTTTGTGATGTTGCGTTAACAATAATGTTCTTAATCTCTGGTTGGTCTTCTAGCTCACGTCTTAGTTCATCAGTTAGCAACTCTTCGCCAGTTGGCTTTGCACTTACAACTGGACTCATTCCTTTTGCCTTAGCCATTTTATCTCCTTTAATCACTTAATGTGTCTATCATTTGTTGTTTTAGTTCTTTGTACTCGCTAACCGTGAGAATCATAGTATTTTGTATCTCAGTTTGAGTCATTCCTAAAAAGTAAGATCTCACAAATGACCGAAGAGTAAGCGGCATTTTATCATATTTTTTTACAATATCTAACTTATTTGTTAGATTTCTTTCTAGGTTTACGAGTATTTTTACTTTTTGTGGGCTTTGCATCGGTAGTTTTCTTTTTTGGCCTAGTCTTTTTCTGATCCTCAGTAGCCAGTAGTGTGTTTGGAATTGGATACTCAACACCATCTAAAATAGGCAAGACTTCTATTACCACTCTAGGATTAAGAGCGTCATAGTACTTAAACAAATTCATCGCAACAATCTGACAATCATCACCGTATACCTGGCCAGTTAAAGCATCACAAGTTGTTTTAGGAAGATTAGGTAAATCTTTGCGACGCTTAGTACCTAAGAAATAATGTATGTTCATTTGAACTGGACCAACCTTAAAGAGCGGACGCTCAACGCCAGGGAACTGACTTAAGTATTCGTCAATCTGATGAGTGATAAGTTTCTCATAGTCTAGAAACTTTTCTGGAACATACACTTCACTCTTCTTAGTCTTCCAGTTAAACCTACTCATAGTAGCATTGCTTTTGCTAATAGGTTCGCCATCAATAACAATTCTAAATAGGCTAACTTGACTCAAGCAATTCCTTATTTCTTTTTGAAGAAACCTGTATGTGATTTAAATTCAGATTTTCCATTTTCTTTTTGCTCTTGATATACGCGTTGTGCATATTCTTTATTTATAGAAGATACACGTTTTCTATGATCAAGGATAGTTTGATTTGGCTCTTGGATTACTTGTTGAAAACCATTGTTCTCTAGTTCAAGTATAGCTTCTTTATGTTTGTTGTCAAACACTTCTTGTGTAAACTTATCTTTATAACTAAATGCTATATAAATAAGCCCTGCTTTCTTAGCCGATAAAGCTTTATCAGTATCCCTGAGGGATCCTTTGGCAAAGTTAAAATCAGCTTTTTGCTGAGATATACCACCAAAGGTTGCAGCTTTATAATGTTGCTCTCCGTGGACTTCTATTACTAGATTTAGACTAGGAATATAAAAGTCAAAACGATCAAGAGGGCTTGGATGTTCTGGACATATATCTTTTACAATATGTTCCTGATATATACCTAAGCCACCAAAGTTCATCTGCTCAAGAAGTTCTCCCATTTTGCGATGGTAGGAACTTGCATTCTGTGCATAAATCATTGCTGACCGAATTTAATGCCACTAATCTGAGCAAGCCAGTCATCGACAAACTTAGCTATCTCACGATACTCTTCATCGTTCTCAATCATCTCTGGCTGACCAGATGTAGTTTCATTTAAATACCATTTCTCTTCTAGGCCTTTTCGAATTCTTAACATAACAAATGTTCTGAATCCTTTGCTGACAGTGCAAATATGTCTAACACTTGTTTTGCCAGTTGCATCTGGTATTGCATTATCCAATTCATATTGTTTGCCGTCAGTTACCTGAAGGCCACCGAAGTATTTATTAAAGGTTGCCATTTTACTTCCATATCCTGTCTATTTCATTTGCCAATAAAGTAACAACATTTAAACTCATAGCATTACCCATAAGCATATAAGCTTGTGTATCTGATACTACAATTTTATATGTATCTGGTAAGCCCTGAAGACGGGCACATTCCCTGGGAGTAGGACGTCTTAACTTTGTTTTTCCTACTGGAGCAGTTGGCATATCGTAATAGTTACATATACCAGCTCTTTTATTCTTATGCATAGAAGCTAAAAGAGTTACAGCAACTGGAAGATTCCACTTGATTGATCTACCATACTTGACATGAGTGCATGTCACATATGCATGTGCTTTAGGTGACAAGTAATACTTATCGTCAACAAGTTCATCAAGTAGATCTTGAGCTTTAGTGTCTAAATGGAAAGGCATAGGAAAGTTAAAATGAAAATCTCCAAGATCTTTTCGCTGTCCAATAATATACAAACGCAGTCGTCTTTGTGGAATTCCATAATCTGCTGTGTTTAAAAGCTTATAGACTATGTTATAGTTCTTCTGCAGTTCATTAAGTACGATCTTAAGATCAGCACCTTTATTGCAGTATAAAAGATTTTTTACATTCTCAAATACAAAGTACTTAGGAAGTTTATGATCTAAGATTCTAATGTAGTCATAGAATAGTTTACTTTCATTTCCAGCAAGACCAGTAATATTCATATTAGCTTTAGATATATCAGTGCATGGACTGCCACCTATTAAGACATCAAAGTCTGGTAAAGTCTTTTCGTCTATTAATGTAATATCCCCATAGTTAGTACGTCTGGGGAAATTAGCATCATAGTTGCTAGCCGCATACTTATTGTATTCAGAATAGCCAAGGCAGGTATACCCAAGAGCATCAAAGGGCATACCGCCTATGCCGGTTCCAGCAAACAGCTCAAAGTAAGTTTTAGTTTGTGCTTCCAAATCCATTTTGTCCTCTTTGAGTATCAAGATACTCTGCAGGAATTTGAGAAATATCATCTACAATCTTAAATAGAAACTTACTTGGCTCAAGTGGAATAGCCTGAAGATAAGCGCGCTCATTATCTATTGTAATATCACGAACTGTTCTGACTAAAGCTTTCCATTCATTTCGATAATCCCAGTCAATATAACCAACTGTATTAGCTAATGTAAGTGCATCTGTGTCATAGACGTCAATGTTAGCTGCTTTAAGTCTTTCAATGTACGGAGGATCCATAATTGTAGGATTAAGCTTACGCAAATTACCTGAGCTGCTTCTTGGAAGTAAAAACATATCTGCTCCAGGAGGAGCGTAAGTCTTAAAACCAAGAGGCATCATATAAGTTAAAGCATCTTCAGAGCTGTGAGAACCTACAAGAAATATATCCTTAGGGATATCAAAAAACAAATCTAAAGTTTTAGCTTGATAATTCTTTTGAGCTTTATTAGAAAGTAAAGCTGCTACTCTGGAACTAGTGGGCAAAACATAAATAAAGTTACTCATATACTTCTCCAATACTACTTATTAATATTAACTCCAAGAATCGTACGGCATTGCTTGGGCAAGCTATTAAAAGCTCGCTCATAGATATGTTCTAGAATCTCTGGCTCTTCTGCGTACTTAGCTTGAAAATCTAAGACAGAAAGAGAGTTCTCATCGCAATACTTTTGCTGCTCTCTCTGCATTGCACTTTGCAATTGTCGGAATTCATATTCTCCTCTCTTTCGACGAATACGATTAAGATCGTACTTGCCTCCTACGTTAGGCCTATAAGCATTATGCATTCTAAGCGTCTCCGCCGCGTCTCCATAAATGCGACCCATTCTTTGCCCTGTAGGATCATGGGCAGGCTGTTGTAAGTCAGCAGTAGGGTTATTAACATCAATAGGGTTCATTCATTATCCTTATTGTCTGAATACATACTATTGCACTTAGAGTACAATGGACATGTTTGTAATTTACAATTAAAAATTGGCAAGTAGACATTCTTTTTATAAGCAAAAAGTGCACTTGCATATACACTATTTAGCTTTCTTAAATCAATTTCTTTGTCTGTGAAATTCTCTATATTATAATTAGATCCGCTTAGATATACAATATATATTTTCTTATTCCAATGTTTTAACAAAGGCAAGTGGAAGTGAGCTGTTTTAATAAACTCTTTGCGTGGCAAATAGCTAAATAGATATATTGCTTTGTCACTAATTATAGGAATAGCAAAATTAACTGTGATTCCTGAGCTTGTGAATAACTCAACATGGCTGACATGTTTAATATTTATTTCCTGTAAGTATGAACGCCATTTAAATATAGAAAATATAATGTCGTTATTCTTATTATGAAAAATAAAACTATGTCCTGCTTTTCTAAGTAAGTTTTGAGCTATAGAAAATCTCAAGATAATGTCATTGTCAGATGGAAATACTTGCTTCCTTCCATAATAGCTTGTCACATACACCATTAAATGATGCAGTAACAGGCTATATGGATCTTTTGAGAAGTCCCAAGCAGGAACTCGTTCTAGTATTTCATTCCTAAAGTATTCTCCACACCTCATGAAGCTTATCAATTGATTAATGCTAAGCTCCCGGAGCCTAACATTGCTATCAATTAAGTCATCGATTGGTGCAGAGATTCTAGGCATTGTCATCCTCTAGTGCCCAGACGTCAACATCTTCTTTCTTGGCATAGTCTTTGTTATTTTTATCGTCAGCCTGGTCTCTGGCATTGACAACCTGAGCAATCTCATAGGTGTCAACTTCTTCGAACCAAGAACTCGTAGGATGAAATAGGAAACAGTGAGTGTCCTTATCACCTGAGATCTTGTTCTTGCCAATAATTGCTTCGATGACTGGGAACTTCTGAACTACACCAGGACGGCTAACACTCTTAGTCTCATGGTACCAGTTACTCTTATCGCCGAATACATGCTTATGATTATAAACGTGTACAATGGCGCTAGCGTCGTATCTAAAGGCACGAGACTCTGCTAGGCTAGAGTTGGTAGGACGTTGATCCTTCTGCCTCTTATTCGAGTCGCTGTTGTATTCTAGGGTACCGCCAATAGCAATGTTGTGACGGACTGAAGCCATCTTAACACGATTAGAGATATCCTTGAATGCAAGACGTGCATCGGCATTGCCAAGCGGAAGCTTATGGATATTATCCAAGTAAGCAAAGATATTATCGCTAGGGTACTTCTTGCGGAAGCTAGCAATAGCACGCTCAAAGTCTTCTAGATTCTGGGCATGTGGAATGCCAAAAAGAACTAGACGCTCTTCGCGGGCCATCTTCATAATCTCTTGATAGCCAACCTTATAAGCATAAAGCATATCCTGTTCTAACTGAGGATCAATATCCCGAAGGATCTTACCCCAGTACTTAGGACGAACAATATGATTGATCTCTAGAGGAAAGCCGTCTGCGTATCCGCGATAACCACGAGTACGATGACGGCCAGCCATAGCTACAAACTTAGGAAACAACTCAGGAACGCTATCGTCAATAGTCATATAAAGAACATGAAGATTGTTGTCAGCTTCTGGCAGTGCTAGGTTGTAACATGTAAAGCTACTGAATGAGCTCTTACCTGCATTCTCTTCGCCACCTATGCAGATCATGCGACCTCTTGACCAGTCATTGTTAAATGCGCTGGCAAATCCGGGCATGAGTGGCATTTGGAAACCAGGGAATACAGCTTCAAACGCTTCTGCTTCATCTTGAAAACGAAGCATCTCTTGAAGATAGAAGTCACCACTGCTAACACTAGTATTAGTATCAGCTTGAATGCTTTCAATCCTGGTCCTAAGACCATCAAGTACTGAGATAGCGCTAGTAGGATTCTTACGAATATCAAGCATAGCCTGATCAGTAAGGTCCTTTACCTTCTGCTTCTGAGTAAGCTCTTTCTCATTTACAATATTGTCAATCTCTTCAGTGATAGTATTGAAGCTGTAACCAGTCTTCATGCTAAGACTGCGAGCTAGATCTTCTCGTTCTAGAGGACTATGGAAGCTGGAGATAAGCTTAATGAGATCAAGCATAACCTCGCGGGATCCATTCTCTCTGGTTAGTTCACCAAAGAGCCAGTCAAATGCAGGGATATTCTCAATGCCCTTAAATACTTCAATGTCATTAGCGCGAATAAACTCGTCTGGGTCAAGGTCGCCGTTGGTACGAAGATCTTTTACGTAAAGCTTATGGCCGCCTAGTGTGCTAGCATGTTCTCTGATTGCATTGATAGTGCATTTAATACCTGCATCATCAGGATCAAAGCAAAGTACATACTTGCTAGGATTGAGGTTCTTAAGTAGTCTAGCCTGACCGGGAGTTAGGCTAGAACCACCTGCTGCCACAGTAGCCTTAAGGCCATTATGATAACAGGTAATTGCACTGCTCTGGCCCTCAAAAACATAGAGGGTATCAGCACCTGACTTGATAGCTTGCTTAGCAATCTTATGATTGTAAAGCAGGTTGCTCTTATCAAAGATTGGGACAATGCCACTGGTGTTTACCCACTTATCCTTGTCGCCCTTCTGCCAAGTAATCTTACGAGCTGCGAAACCAACGGTTCTGCCTTTCTCGTCATAGAATGTGGTTACTAGCTTATTCTGAGGATCAGCAAACATGCTTGTGTCATAGATGCCAAATCCCTGGTCAGGACGCTCTTCTCTTAGCTTATCTAGTACGGTAAGACCGTCACCGATCTCAACATAGCCAACTCCCATCTCAAGCAGCTTATCTGCGTTCCATGAACGCTCTGCAATATACTTATACAAATCTGGGTGAGCAGTATCAGTAATCTTTGTAATAGATGAGGAGACCTCATGATATACTTGAAAATACTTTTGACGCTCAATCTCTTCTGGGCTTGGCTTGCCAAAGTTATAGTCAATAGCAAATAGATCTGCTACTTCCTTAGCAACATCAACAAATTCATCACCAGCAAGCTGGCGACCCGTTCTAATCGCATGAACATTCAAGGAACTGCCATAGAATCCGCAACTAAAACATTTTACATATCCACGATCATCATAGACATGCATACTTGGATTATGGTCATCATGGTCTGGATTGACACAGACAACCTTTTTATTTTTCGTAACCTCAATGCCAATCTTCTCTAGATATTGAGAGACTGGAATTCTATCAATCGTCTCTACTAACTCACTCAGATTTGTAATCATGCACTCCTCTATTTTAGTATTTCGTTAGCTATTTTGGCTAATGTATTTTTTCTAAATAAAACTGGTTGTTTAACTCCAGTCGACTTAAGCCACTCTTTAAGCTCAATAGGATTTTGTTCTTTAAAGCCAAGTAGTCCATATCTTCTAGATATGTATTCCTTCTCAAGAGCAGAGAGAATATCTAAAACACTAAGAAAACTCAAGCAAAAAGTAGCATGATCAAGATTCATATCTACTATTTGCAAATGCTCGTATTTCTTTTCTTTGTCAACAATGTCAGTCATTGGATCTTCAACGAACGCATGTTCGCTGTTATACATAGCTATCTGGTTATATGGAGTATAGCTATATATAAACCCGAAAGCATGAGAGACACTGGATTCTTTCATCTTTGTTAACTTTGCAAGTTCAGCAACAGTCTTATGGCTATAAGGGACATTGTGTCTTCTTATTGCACCTAAGACTTTGGTTATGTCAATCGTAAGATGAACTGGCAAGCGAATTAATCTAGCCTTGTTACTCAAGGCGCGGGTAATCTTTTGTTTCACCCACCAAGTAGCGTACGTTCCTAGCTTTACATTCTTGTTAGGATCATAGCGATCAATGGCGTATAGGAATCCAAATACTCCCTCCTGAATGAGATCATCGACAGAGAGACCTTTACCAGAGTAGCTATTAGCAATCTTAAGGATAAGACGAAGATTATGAGCAATAAGAGTTTCTTGTAGTTCTTTGAAAATCTCTGCATAAGGCATAATTCCTATTAGATATATAAGCTCATCTTGCTCTGCAAGAAGTAGACCATGAGTAATAACGTCATTTTCTTTTGTTAATTTTTCCTCAACATTGGAAAGTCTTTCATTCATATTTGAAAACTGTTGTTTCAAGTAGAAATACTTACAGGCAAGCCTGTGCATTTCAGCATCTTTCATTCGAGGATGGTTTTTAATATAGTCACTTAAGTAAGTAATGCTATCTTTTTCCATCCCATAAACAACTGATGTTGCTTCATTTTTAACATGATGCTCATACACCATTGGAACTTTTCTTTTCCGGTCAGGCATTAAAACTTCTATCTTGACTTTCGGAGAAGAATTACTCAGATTCTTGTTCGTCATTTTCAACTCCTGCTAAAGATATACGTTCTATTTCACTTGCATTCAGCTCGGTTAACTCTCTAGGAGTTCCGTTGGTCTCATAGCATATGTTCTTAAACGGACAATAGCTACAGTTCCAATCGCCTTTTCTAACAGGCTTGCCTTTAGTAAATAACTCTGTATCAGCCTTTGATAGTTCTTTGCGACCAGCTAGCAAAGCAATCTTAGTCTGGTCATAATAGAGTTCAAAGTCTCTAGCCGGCAATGTTTCATTCTCTAGGTGAGTATGAAGCTCTTGATAGCGTTGAAGTATATGCTCAGCATATAAGTCATATTTATATGGTTGCTTATCTACATAAACTCTGTGTAAGAACTTTCCAGTTCCAACTTTCTCTTTTACAAGATCAATGTCGAACTCTTTGCGTTCGCCATCCTCACGATTTATATATGCGAGTTTCCAGTATTTATATTCCTTTTTGAGTATACAGAAATACATATGATAGAGAATGGACTGTAATAAATGCTCAGGCTTTGGCTCAGGAATACTTAGCCAATGGCCCTTTTTGCTTCTTACACCAAAGACTTGTCGAGGTCCTTTGTATCCTGAGATACTCTTGATCTCAATCCCTACAATGTTATCTGTCTTAATATCTTTAGGATCTATAGATGAATTACCATCACGATCAAACGTGGGAAGTATATAGTCTTCCTTATTAGGTATTGCAACTGCAAGATCTAACTCACCGCTAATTACTGGCTTTAGTGCCTTAAATGGGAATGGAAGTTCCCATTTAAATCTAAAGCTGTTCGTTTCATATACACAAGCTCTTTTGCTTTCATCAGTAATTGCTATTTCTGCATACTTACTTAATGAGAATTTCCAAAGTTCTTTGGGGGTAAAAGGCTCAGCAGAAAGTACATGATCAAGATTAGGTTTAAGGTTAGTGGCTTCCATTCTTTGAATCATGGCTCGAAACCATGACTTCCTAACACATCCACCTATAACTATATCTTCATTATGCTCATTCTTAATTTTTGCACTAGCTTCACTAGGATAAAGATTAATGTCTGGACGAAGTCTACTTGGCTGATTGCTAATGCTTCTATCTAATGTTTGCCAAAAAGAAAAAGGGTACTGCTCACTGGCCAGTACCACATCTTTCTTCTTGCTAGTTTTCTTTGCCATACTAGCCTCTGTACGAATATAAGAGAATATTTTAATCAAGCTCTGACTATAGGATTTGAACCTATGACCTAGAAATTAACAGTTTCCCGCTTCTACCGCTGAGCTAAGCCAGATCATGATTAATATTAGTAATATATACTGCTAATTTTAGTATGTCAATTAAAAGATTGAGATATCTACTTCTTTAGCAGGCTCGGCTTGCTCAGCTTGATTCGCTTCGGCAGCTGCCTTCATTGCAGCACTGGCCTGCTCTATGACTAACTTGTTATTCTCAAAGAATTTAGCCATAAAGTCCTCAATGGTAACCTCTATACCGGCATCGTTAAGATAGGAAATAGTTGTCATGCCCAAGGCAGCAACTGTATACCCTTGGAATACGCCAAAAGAATTGTTAATAGAAGCAAACATATTGTTCATATATTTATTCACTTCTTCTCTTGAAGGCTGAGCAGCCATAAATTCTCTCATTTCTTCTTCATTCATCTTTGATGGATCTAATTCATTCATTCTATACCTCTTACTTTAAGTAGTTTAATGTTCCGCAATACTTAACGTCGCTCTCGTTAAACAGTGTATTGCCATCTTCATCCTGATAGATAACTGCATATCCTAATGTAACTGCTTCCTTTGTGAACTTAGCACTACGCTGATAGTCCATCAACTTAACTAAGCAACCTTGTTCCATTACAAGCTTACCCTTGTAAACAAGTTTACCTAGCTTATGTGTATGTCCCATAACAACGCAATCGTAACTATCCCATTCTAGGAAGTTTTGCAAATAATCGCAAGCTTTAACTACAGTGCCTAGAGGTGCACTGAGATAAGTACTAGGATGTAAAAATACGGTTTTATTTAGTTGAAGAATCCATGGGTTGCCCTGTGGATTATATATTACGTTTGGTAGTTCTACGGTGCCGATATGTGCACCATCTTCATCTAAGATATAACCCTTTGCTAGATAGTATAGAGTGTCCTTGCATGCAAACATCTGCATGGTCGGATCAATCTTATTAGCAAAGTACTTTTCAAGCCTATGCTCGTGGTTGCCACGTACGATATAGACCTGAGGAAAGATTCCAGCAACCTTACGAACAAATTCTAAAGCCATTGTGTACTCTAGATGCATTGGGATATTCTTATCCTTGGCAAAGCTACTAGCGGCGTAACCATCTAGAAGATCACCATTAAGGACTAGAATGTCTGCATCCTTATGTAGTTCAATGACTTCATCAATTATTTCTTGGTTCTGAAATGGAAAGTGAATATCACTTAGGCTTAGAATCTTAATTGCTGCTTCTGCAGTGCTAGCCTTCTTAGTCAGGAATACCTTATCCTTGGCGTCCTTAACAGCGTCGAGATAGGCTTGTATACTACCTGCCTTCTCAACGTCCTTGGTGACATCTTTGGGGTCTTCTGCGCTCGCTAGAGCTTGGATAACAGTTGGCTTAGTCGGGCCAATCTTCTTAGTCTTAATATTCTTACTACTTGGGATCTTGTAGTAATTAATAATCTTATTCAGGGTAGAAGTAGCTTTAGGATTCTCACCCTTCTGTACTTCTATTGCGCCTCTCTTAGCTAAACGTTCTAGTGTATGCCTAGATATGTTGTACTTAATGCATAGTAAAGTACCGGGAATCCAAGTATCAAGATCTTCTTTTTGCCAAATAACTGTATTCATATAGAAACCTTACTTTATTAAAGTAATTTTTCCCACTGGGCGAATCCGTAAGAAGTCATCTTTCTTGGTTGCTTTGTAGGGGAAGAATAATAGGGAACAATAGTCAAGCTTATCTTTGAGTTCTTCATATTGATCGGAGAACAGCGTGACTTCTGATATAGAAGATAAATCTTCGATTGTCAATGTTGCCATCAATTTTCCTTTTGATTTACCACTTTTAATTTGCTGTTCTTTAATATGAGATACCGCGACGAGCAGATTGCCTTCATTGCTGTTTGTCTCATCGATGTCTTCTATCTGATTAATAAGAATTCCTGGTGGAGTCTTAGTAATATAAGATAGTGGATGGCGACTAATAAAGAACTTACAATACTCTGATTCCCACTTAACAATTTGCAGTGGGACTCTATAGTCAGATGCTTTCTTAATAGATTCTAAGTCAGGAAAAGTAGGCTGATCAGGAACTTTAAGAACTAATGGCTTCTTAGGTCTCAGCTCTGAGTAAACTTTCTTACTATCTGAATCTAGATGGACTGTAATTACACCAGCTTTTAGTTTGGTTGTCCAGTCATCGAGCAAAGCAGGATAAGCATCTACTTCCTTGTTGCGTTCAAAAGCCTGAACTATTCTTGTTTGATAGTTCTCAACCTTTGTATAGTAATCAAAGATATCAGGAAGCTTATCTACAAGCTTGACTCTATCATAGCCAAAGCTATCAAATGCGCCAACCTTTGCAAGTATACTAACAACACCAGAGTTAATCTTTGTACGATTGATTCTAGTGAAGAAGTCAGCCATGCTTGTAAAGGACTTGCGACCGCGTGCCTTAAGTATAAGGTCACTAGCTTTGTTACCAATGCCATTGATCATACCAAGGCCAAACAGAATAGTATTGTCATCCAACTTAGTAAAGCCAATATCACTATTGTTAATACTAGGTGGAAGAATGTTGTAACCCATCTGGCGATACTCGTTGATATATCTGACTAGCTTCTCAGGCTTACCACTTCTAACAGTCATTAGCGTAAGCATAAAATCTGTAGGATAGTAAGTCTTAAGATAGGCATTGAAGTAAGTAATAAATGCGTAAGCGAGAGCATGGCTTTTATTGAAGCCATACTCAGCAAATGCCGCAATAACATTCCAAATACGAGTTGACTCTCCCATATCAATCTTATGGAGACGTGCACAGCCGTCCACAAAAAGTGTACGATACTCTGCCATTAGCGCAGCATCTTTCTTGCCCATAGCCTTTCTGATCTTATCAGCTTCCTGAAGCGTTACACCTGCAAGAATCTGACAGGCAGCCATAATCTGTTCCTGATAGATAAGGACACCGCCGGTCTCGGCAAGTACATCATCAAGTAATGGATGCAACTTATTCTGAGTTTGACGAGTCTTCTTATAGTCAATGTAGTCTTGAAGAAGACCAGAGTCACGAGGACCAGGACGATTAAGAGCTGAGAAGACTGCCAGATCTTGAACGCTTTGCGGCTTAAGATCAGCTACAAGCTTTAGAAGATAAGTCTCTTCCATCTGGAATAGACCAGCTGTAAATCCCTTATTGATTAATTCAAACACGGCTGGATCATCAGTAGGAACTTCTTCCTCTAGCCACTTAAGAGACTTGCCAATGCGCTTACAGGTAAGATCATTAATTGTAAGACAGTCAATCCTGAGGATATCGAACTTAATAAAGTTCATCTTTTCTAAGGTTGGACCTTCCCACTGGGTAAGATTAAACCAATCTGCGCCTTCAGTCTTGCTCTTGCGAATAGGTATCATCTGATCTACTGGACTTGTACCAATTAGAACTGCGCTAGCATGTACACTAACTTCTTTTGCTTGACCATCTACTGGACCGCAAAGGCTAAAGATATCTTGATTAGCTTCTACAATCTTTTTTATGTGTTCGCTATTGTCTTCGATTAGTTCTTTATAAGTTACATACTTGCCACGATGACTTTCTGGTAAACTATCTGCCAGTCGCTCTGCGTCGGCAATAGTTCTATATGAACCGTCTGCATGTTTAAGTAACTTAGTAAAAGCTTTAACGCTGGTCTTAAGAGACCAAGGCTTATACGTAGATACACGAAGTACACGGTCATGGCCATACTTAACTTGAAGTGCTTTGATTAAATCATCAGCACGAACATTACAGAAGTCAGTGTCAATGTCTGGACCTTCGCCGTCAACATGATAAGTAACGCGTTCGTCTGGATTATAAATATCTGAAAGACCAAGAGCATAAATTAAAGCAGAGTTACTTTTATTGCTAAGCTTTGTCTTGCTGACATAAGCCTTATTGATAAAATCAATTGTTTCGTCTGTAAGATAACGAGTCTCAAAGTCTAAATAATCTTTGTTTATTGTACTTAGCCTATCCTGTAGATAGAGCTGATTAAGATTTTTCTTGCTGATCATGTCCATCCAGTAGGCAGTGTTTAAGAAATACTTCTCTGTAAAGATTTAAAATCTCTTTTTTCTTCTCAGAGTCGCTAGTCCAATAGTGACGGAAAAATAAATATAAAAAAGTAAAGAATGGAACTGTGTATATCCAACCAAGTCGGCTGTGCCAGTTCCAAGTATGATCTAGTAGAAAACTTTTAATAGGTAAGAAAGTCTCAGTTTTTGAGTTCCACTGATACTTCTCTTTGAAGACTTTCCTATAAGATAAGGTCTCTGGTGTATACACTATAGACTTTTCATTAGGCATTTTCAAGCTCTTTCATATCTTCTGAGTAATCTAATGTAATTCTTACTCGACCAGGATTGAGAAAGCGTTCAAACAATAGACCATGCTTAACAGGATCAAGATGCTTAGCTGTGATCCCTAGTGACCATGAGATCAAAGATCCGCCACCAGAACCACGAGCTGGGCCAACAGGTATACCCATACCCTTAGCCAGGCTAACATAGTCTTGAACGACAAGGAAATAAGAACTATAGCGTGCCTCGTCAATGACTTGGAACTCATATCTAATTCTATCCTTGTAGGCTTTAGGGACATCAGTCCAACTCTTTACGCCAAGACGAGAGATAAGTCCAGCCTTAGCTTTCTTAAGAAGCATTAAGCTTGTCCCTTCGGGCGTCATGCCTTCGAGTTGAAGGTTAGGCGCTTTGGTTACTCGCTCAAAGTAGTCACCATCTACGAGATCTGCTACATGCTGAGTATTAGTAATTGCCTCATGTGGTAACTGCCAGTCATCACAAAGAGTCTTTGCAAACTCGGCATCATACATCCAAGCATTATGATCTTGAACTTCATATGGCATTGTGTCTGGAGTCTTATGCATGCTTACGCACATAACATAGCTACGTAGCTTATACTGATCTTGATTCTGATGATGAGCATCAGCTGTAAGTACAAGAGGAATATTCTTCCTCTTGCTTAGATCAATTAGATATTGATTGTAACCATATTGTTTTTCAACGTTATTATGCTGAAGCTCAAGAAAGAAGCTGTCGTGTCCGACTGCCTCTCTGACTTCATCACACCATCTATCTATCTTTGCATGCTCACCCCAGTGCCAATACTTGAAGCATTGACTACTGATACAAGTACTAGTAGCAATCAAGCCTGTGGCGTGCTGCTTAAAAGTATCTAGATCAATACGAGGATAGCGATAAAAGCCATCTTCATATGAATACTTAGTAAGCTTCATTAGGTTCTTGTAGCCTTCTTCGTTCTTGGCAAGTAATAGGAAGTGGCCATTGTTAACAGCCTTCTCGGCTACGCCATTCTCTGGCATAAAGTCAGACTTAGTCTTGGCGTCGCCAAAAGCAAGGTATGTTTCATTACCAATGATAGGCTTTACATTAGCTGCACGGCAGCCTTTTACGAATTCTGGGATGCCACCCATATATCCATGATCTGTCAATGCAACTGCATTCATTCCTCTGGCAGCTACAGTCTTACCCATTTCATCTGCAGGCTGTAAGCCATCAAGTAATGAGTAGTAACTATGCGCATGAAGATGTACCATTCCCATATTATTCTCTCGTTTAAGTTTAAAGATCAATAAACACCAATAGGCGACAAGGCTAAATATAGCCCGCCGCCACTTGGTTTGCAATAGCAAAAAGTATTAATCTACTAGTTTCTTACAAATCTGGATTCCGAGTTCAGCCAAAGGACTGCGCTCAATTTCGATAAGTTCGATAAAGCTAGTAAGAAGACTCTGCTGATAGATGTCAAGTCCAATTGTTTGAAGCACTGGGCAAGGTTTGCCCTTGCGATTTTCTTTTTCGTCAATCTGATCTGTATCAGCCATAAGTATTAACTTACTCTTCTCACCTAAACGAGTGATTAGAGTTTTAAACTGATGGATCTCAACGTTCTGTGCTTCATCGCAAATGACTAATGCATTTGTAAAGTCTTCGCCACGCATATATTCCAAAGGAATGCACTCAATCTTTCCTTCCTCAAGCTTCTGCTCAAAGATCTTTAGGTAGGTCTTACCCCAGATCTTAGCAAGAGCACGCTCATAGGAGCTGAATACTGGTCTCATCTTGTCTATAATTGTACCTGGAACATCGCCAATTCTACCGCCACTGCTGGTGGTAGCTTGGGCTCTGCTCTTTGTCAAGATAATTTTGTCAAACTTTTTCTCGTCAAGCATATTAATCGCAGCAACCATTGTTACATAGGTCTTGCCAGAGCCAGCTCCGCCAAAGACTGTAAGCATTGGAACACTTTGATCATACAATGCAGAGAGTAAGTATTTCTGCTCTAGATTTTTAGGAGCAAACTTCTTAACTGTAGGTAAATTAATGTTGACTAATGCTTCGCCGTTCCATCTCTTAAGAGCGCTATAGCTACCATGTCTAAAGCACCAATAGCTATTAACTGGCGGTGCTGACATTTCGAACCAAGGATCAAAATCTAGATCATCAATAGTAACAGGGTCATCCGTGAACAATGGACCTAAGTCTGCAGAATATTCTACATCAATTATGGTCGGATGAAATACTTCCTTTGGTTCTTGCATTGGCTTCCTTACAAAAGTAGTTTGTTGTACCTCTCAAGAAACTCAGATTTAGCAAATTTTTTGTAATCACTAGGCAGTATTAGATAGAAGTTTTCAGGAATAAGTTCTTTTTGTATTTCAGGAATTATGCCGTCTGTAAAGCAAAGCACTGCATCGTATTTATATCGTCCGTTGTATTTGCCAATTATTTTTAACGCCGGATTTAAATCTGTGCAGCCGCCGCCTTTCCATTCAATCGTCTCTGCAAAGTTTTTATTTCTTGCCTTCTCTATGTCTCCTCTCACCTCACTATCATTCATAACATAATGAACACTAGCAGAACTTGCTAGCTTCCTTAAATAAGATACAAACTTTTCAGCAAGCTGAGTATCAATACTTCCAGAAGTATCGAAAATACAAGCAATTAGAGGCTTATCTGATTTCTTAGGACCAGGTAAGATTCTGGGTAGAACTACGTTATAGCTTGCCCATGATACTCCAGTCTTGTATCTTTTTCCAGGTCTAGTTAAACTCTTTAGAAAAAGAACAGCGTCTCCTTCGTAGGTTTTTACTTGAATATTCTTACTATCAAATTTGTCTAGCTTATCATTTGATAAGAAAGGAGTTTTGTTTACTTCTGCAATCTTTGCAATTTGCTTCTCAATTGAACTAATTCTTTCAGCTTGTTCCTCTTGGGAGATATCACTGTCGTCAAGGACCATGTCCATACTTAATTGATTTATTTCATTTTGTTTTTGTTTTTCTATAAAGTCCTGATAATCGGGACTATTTTTTAGCCAATTAAATATTTCATTAGTTGTGACATTATAAATTCCTTTTCTTATGCCATGGTCTGCATGGAACAATTTACTATTAGGGTGTAAGTAATAAGCAGACAAATCAGGATGAGCAAAGGCAGCTTCTTCGTCAATACGAAAAGCATTAAAGAAAAATTTGCCTTTGGCATTCTGGAGAGGATAGTTTATAAATTCGCTAGGGTCATCTAGCTTAGTAAAAGATTCTACATATTCATAAAGTAACTCAGTATTAATTTTCATATCCTGAGCAACATTCATAAGATAGCGATCTTCAGCTGGAATCTTAAACATAGAAATAGGATGAGCATAAACAAAATGCTTAAGCTCATGCAGCAGAATAAAGTAAAAAGTCTTATCACTTAATCTGCTAATGTTTTCTATGTTAAAGTATAAAGCATATTCTTTGGTGCTAGGAGTCCAGGCAATGCAAGCTATAAACTCAGGATTAAAACCTTCGGCTACAGCTTCCTCTTTAGATAAGAAGTATCTGTCTAAACAAATCAAGTACTCAGTTAGATCAACAAAAGTATAAGCAATTGCATATGAATTGTAGTCTGTAACAGGACTATCTTTGCCTTCCTTGATAGCAATCAAAGAACGACAAAGGTTAGTAATCTTATCAGCATAAACTTTCTTTAAAACATCCATTATTTCTTTATATGAAGGTTAATCATTTCATAGAATTCAGGGACAAACTTTTTAGCGTAATCTCTTAGGTACTTAGTTTGATCAAGTTGTTCTTGCGACATATTAGGAATTAGATTTCTATATGTAAAGTAGATGCCAACTAGTTCTGACCTAGTCACATCTGGAGTCTTTAACCAGGCTTCAAGCTTACCATTATAGAAGCTTGCATCTGCTAGCCAGTCTTTCCCGTTGAGAATTTGGAACCACTTGAAAGCAAGGTTTGCTTTGACTAGTCCACTGGCAAGAGCAATAATTGCTTCTCTTAAGTTGCCTGTGATGTTCTGATTATTATTATTAACCTTCCACCACATGCACCAAGCCGCAAGTCTAGCAAGTATCTCAATAGTACGAGGACATGGGCTAACTTCTTTCTCAACAGACCAGTTACCAGTTAGCTGGTTATTCTGGAATCCTTCTACTAGATCAGTACTATTATTAAGTATAAAGCTAAACGCTGGATCAATGTGACCTAGTCTTGATTCAAGAAAGGAGTTGGTGTCTAGTGCGTAATGGACATGACTCCATCTAGCTTTCATTGCTTTATCAAGTGTATCTGTATTGAATTCTCCAGTAGGTGGGTTACAAGCAGAAAGTAAACGACTAACAGGAGGTAGTTTATACTCTCCAAGGCGACGTTCTGCGGTGATACTCATCATTGCATTTATACCTTCTTGCGTGCCGCGGTTTAACTCGTCAGCAAATAGGACATAGATACCACTGAGACTAGCAGGAATCCAAGATGGCCGCGTCTTACTATGAGTCATATACTGATGATCAACAACTGGAATACCCCAGTCAGCTGTGTCAGTATGCGCAAGACGAAGATCGTAAAAGGTCTGAGGACCTAACTTATCAATCTTAACACTAGCAAACTCACTGTTACAGAACATAGGAACATCTGCTTTTATATCAGCAAAGAAGCTCCTAGTAGTCTGCTCAATGATTGTACTCTTACCAATACCACTGGCTCCCCAGACGCAGACAGGGATATCTGCGTCCAGGGAGATTCTAATAGCAAGCTCTAATTGCTTGTTATTAATTGTAGACATTTTTACTCCTTGTCCGGTGTTTCCTCAGCGAAAGAAATCTTACGCTTACGAGACAACGGATATCTAGCATCAAAATGTGCGACACCTAATAGATCACAAAGAGAAGCTCTTGCTCCTGCATCGCTTCTAAGATTCTCAGAAAGATTATTTCTACCCTGAACCTTAAGACCAATTGCAGGAATCTGTAGCCATGCACCAGCTGCAACAATATGCTTCTGAGCTAGACCCATAGTGATAAGGGAGTCAACTCGGTCAAGACCGATACCCCACTTAATACTAATCTCTACCTCATCCTCAGCACGAGCTGCGCCCTGAGCCTTAACGATCTGAACCTTTCTAAGATTCTCTTTACCATCACCAGGGATAGGAAGAATCTTAAGACGAAGTCTAGCATAATAGCGAATAGCGCGACCACCTGTAGTGATAGTACCACGGGCACCCATTGGAGTAATATTAACTCTCATCTGATTACTCGTAATGAACGTACAGTCATAGGCCTTATAAGCAGTAGCAAGACGACCTAAAACCTTCGAGCTAAGCAAGGCATGCCAACCGATTGCACCATCGCCAGCTTCTGCATTAGTATCAGCACTAGCAGGAGGACTAATAGCAGCCCAGCTATCTAGAGCAACACATGAAAACATGCCACTACGAACAAGCTGATCTAGCAACGTAAGAGCTTGCTTGCCATTCTGAGGAAGACTATAAACAAAGCGCTCTTCGTCCACAGGAACACCAAGGTGTCTTGCATACTCTGAGTCAAAGTTACCTTCCATATCAATGAAAGCAATGCCACGATCAGGGAAAGTTCTAGCAAAACTAGCTAGAGCTTCGTACATTAATGTAGTCTTGCCAGATGATTCTTCTCCAGCAATCTCAATGAAAGTACCACGAGGCCAACCGGCATTATCACCAAAGCCACCAAGTAGACTATCTAAACAGGGATCACCTGTTGGAACAAAGCTAAAGACGGGGAGGCTATCCTTGCCAGTGACAAGAATAAGATCTTCGCCGTATTGCTTTAGCTTACTCATCTTGAATGCATTAAATGTTTTTGCATTCCATGTGCTGGCTCCAGGAGTACTGAAATTATCTTCATGTTCCCAGTCGCCATTCACTCCATTCATTTCTTCTGACATATAAACCTCATAGTTGTATTGTTTAATTAGCCCTGTGAATAGAACAAATCTTTTAAGTCTTCTTTGGTATATTTACGGCCATTCAAGGAAAGACTTCCTTTTCCGGCCATAAATAGGCTAAGCTTTTCTTTCTGCGTGTCAGTAAGTTCTAATGCAAAAATATCTTTAAGAAGTCGCAAAAGATCTTGAGAATCTGTTTTGACTTTAGGATCTAAATTTTCCATAAGTACCTTACTTGACAGGACAAAATCCACCTTCGCAATCGCTGGAATCAACGCTTGCGTCGAATGAAATACCATTGATTAACTTAGTTGTTCTAACCAGTTCATTGTACACATCTTCTGTGATTTCTTCAAGAGGAGCTTGCTTGAAACCATGTTCAGAATGTAATAAAAATGAAAGGCTCTTATGGTTTAAGGTATAGTTCTCACGAAGGTATTCCTTAACCTGATCAAGCTCTTCCTTTCTGTAATAAATAGTGCAAGATACACTATTGTCTGACCAATCTTGTTGGAGTTTTTTGACAACGGCAAGTTGATCAAGAGCTGTCATATCCCTAGCTAGAAGTGTTCCTTCAGGATAGGCAAACGGAAACTCAGCGACCATAGTCGAATAGTCAAGACTACCATCAAAGTTTTCCTGATACTCAATCTTATAGTTGTGTGAACGTACTACTTCAATCAAGGGATGATTAGCAGCAATACGAATACGACGAATAAGATGTCTAGCATATGCAGGATGAGCACCAGGTGTAACACCAGGAAGTAAGCTAAGTGTACCGCTAGGCTTTACTGTGGTAAGCTTAACGCTAACAGGGAATCCCTTTGCTGCACTATACTCAACATCGTAAGCACGAAGCTCACCATAGACATCTTTGAGCCAAGACTTTTGCTCGTCTGTGGCTTGGAGATATCCAGTGATACCAATACCCATACGCATATGCTTATTAACAATCTCTTCTGTCTCTGAGTGATGACAATGTAAAGCCAAGCTATGCTTGTTAATACGATAAAGTAATTTACATACGTCAGCTAATTCAGCGGCACTCGTTATGTTAGGAAGGAATACTTCGGCAAGACAGCAAGTCTCAAAGTTAGCAAGGCTCTGTTCCGCGCAAGGGTTGTAACCCATGACAGCAGGATCAGGATACTCTGTTTCGCCAAGGCGACCCATAGCACGTGAAAGCTTAAGGTTGATTAGACCATAAGGCTCTCCCTTGCCTTCGTAACCATCCCAGAACATATCTGGAAGATCATTGATATCGTCACAAGCTACACTATTATTGGACATTGCACGCCAACTTGGGATAGTACCTAAATCCCAACGTTTAGCAAGTAAGAACTCAATATCGTCACAGTCGCCAATGGCAATCTGTGCGCTACGTCGAACGTTACCAGCTACTACAATGCTACCTATAATATTCATGATGTCTAGACAATCAACGCTACGTAATTGCTTACCAGCGCGTTTCTCTAGGACCTTGCCAATATTAGCTATACCTTCACATAGAATCTCAGGACCGCTAGCTACGCCACCAAAGCCTTTGATTGGCGCGCCTTTACCACGAATTAGCTGAGTGCTAAATGTAAATGTATTCTTTTTGTCCGCAAGGAATGCAGCCTTAAGAGTCTTAGCTAATAGTGCAACCCAACCTTCTCTTGTATCGGAGACAATGAAGTCAGAGTCCCCCTGATCTCTACGGGTTGGGCTCTTAAAGTTCTTACGAACCTTAGGAAGCTTATTGATGTGCTCACGCTGGATGTTATAGCCAACACCACAACCAAGCATAAGCATATCCATTGTCCAGGTAAATGGACGAACAGGTCCGTCTACAACAGTAAAGGCACAGTTCTGAAGACTAGGAAGACCTAGGTCCTTAACAGTCCTAGTGCCTAGCTGCCACAGAAAGCGGCCAGCAACGGTACCCTTAAGCTGAAGCATATACTGCCTAAGCCGTGCACGTTCATCAGACGTAAAGCCCACCTTAAGCTGCTTATCGCTAGCATTGAGAACACGCTCTACGGTGTCAGTCCATTCCTCGGTCGGACCATTAAGATCAGACTCACTAAGTCGTCTTGCATAGGTTCTCTTATAGGTAAGATAGCCTACAGTACTCCAGGGTGTCACTACGTCTTGTAGGGAAAAATTATTAATATCTGTCATTTTAAACTCTCTTAAAATAATGAGAAATAGAAGGGGGTAAGGATTATCTTATCACTGAGTCTCGAAGCCCTCAGAGCCTTTTCCAAATGCTTTTAACTCACTATTAACTGAGTAAGCAACACTTTCTAGAACTCGTCTCATACCTATAAGTTGACCCTGAATTCTTTCAAAAAAATCTACTAGGAAGCTATGTAAAACTTCCTTCGTATTATCATCATCGAACTCTACATCAAGACTCGCCTGTAGCTGATCTACAGTAAACTTAGGATTGTCTTTCTTAAGTTCTAAAAGCTTTGCAGCTTTACGAGACTTGATGGCGGAGTGATGAAGATCTCTGGCCAGAACGGCTTGACTATGCTTGTGATTTACATCACTAAGTAAGTCTGCAATTCGTCTAAATTGCTTATAGACGTCCTTAACAGTCATATCATCGGGTAAAGTTATCCGATAATACTCAGCCCATTCTGTCAGAGTCTTCTTGTTGAAAGAAATAGTATTGACTAGGTTGATATCAGTTACGCAGCTTTTCTTTGCAGACTCAACTTTATCTTTATCTATTTCCATCATTTACTCCTTAGTCGGTTTCCCACTCGTCAGAGGTGCTAGCCTTAGCTGTGACCTTTGCAGGAGCAGGCTTCTTTGCAAGATATGCGTCAGGAACACTGCTCTTCGCAGCTGGCTTACCTGCAGCAGGCTTAGAACCTGATGATGCCGAGCGCGTTGAGCCGCCCGTCTGGCTTTCATACTCAGCAACAAGTGCCTCCTTAATATCAAGAAGGAACTGACCGCTCTCCTTAGGGGCAATAATCGTATCCTCATATGCCTCACCGCGCTTTGC